AGGCAGTATCACTATTATATGTTTTCTTAATATTATTTTTTGTTAACTTGCCATTATATAAACAACTATATATTAAAATATATCAAACAAAGTACAATGGATAAAATCTTTGCAATGTAAGAGTAGAAGTTCCGCTGCTCAAATCATTCGAAATATTTTTTATAATATATTGCCTAATATCATTGCTATTTATTTTTTTATATTCAACTTTTATGTTAATATCTAACCATGGCAACATCTTCGTACTAATTTCAATTGTTTCATTCATAGATGAAGCTTGCTGATTAAAATATACTGCATTTTGTGCTGCCACAGATTCAGATATGATGTTATCAAATTCATCACCAGTCTTTACGTCAAGTACTTCTCCAATTTTTTGAATAGTATATGGACTTTCAGATTCAACCCTAAATGTAATATTTTTACAATTATATTTGTCTGCAAAATACTTTTTAGTGTACTTCTTGTCATTTTCGTCCGCAGTTAACACGCATAAAGCATGAGGTTGGTACTGACCAAGATAATACGAAATCCATGTTTCGTCTTTCTTTCTTAGCATAATAGTATTAACTTCATTAGGGATAAAAGTGCCTGAAGCGATAGAAGTGGTAGAATATTCATTGTAGACTGGGAAAGCCGGTAATGAGTTGATTTTTATTTGTGTATTATCAGTATTTGTTACTTTTGGTTTGAATGCTATGATTTGATACTCAGTATATTCATCATACTTATCTAATGTGAGAGTAAATACACCATTAGACTCTTCACATTTATCATCTGCATCCCGATCTATCTCATATGATTTGCCAAAAACTTCTGTAACATTTTTGATAGAAGAGAGCGAATATGTAGTACTTTCTGAATTATCAGATATTAAAACTTTTTGTAAAAAATCATTATCCAAAACAACTGTATCATTTACACAAGACGGAACCATATTACAGCAGAAATTATTGTAAACATCAAAATATGCTTGAATATTTGGATATAGATCAGTAACTCCTGCCACAATAGTAGCTTGTGTGTCTCCTGCGGAAAATTCAAGATCATATGGCATTTTATTCCAATCAGGATTTTCTTTACGATACTCTTCGTATTTATCAGGATTAGTAGATTGCTGACCATAAAATTCACCAATATCCTCAATTAAAATTTTATCAGTAATCTCTTCAGCTGTAATAAAATTTCTTAAAGCTTTTTGAATAGTAGTAGCTTTGCCATCAGCATCATTTTGCTGAATTACAATGGTAGGAGCACCACCAACTTGTCCATTGCGTGTTCCATCCATCTTAGCAAACCAATCCATTAATGTCGTAGATAACAAATTATTTGTTGCATCATATGTTGTGCTACTATCTGTAAGTACATACGTACCGCAAGGATACCAAATATAATTACCTTTAAAATAATTAAACACACCAATATCAAATACGAAATTTAGACGCATGTATAAATTCATCCATTCTTCAACATTTTTAATGTTTTGAATAGTACTCTGTATGTTACGTCTAATTTGATTATCAGAAGATATGTCATAGTTGGACGGAGTAATGTCATTCATTACTTGCAATACATTTCCATTATCATCAGTTATTGTAATCCTATATGTATATTTTAGTGTGGGTTGCAAAATGGTTTGCTTATCAAGCTCGGTAATAACATAATTCATTAATGCCACCATTCCCTTCCAACATCAGACAAATCACAATTATATAACGTTTCTGAATCAGGTTTCCCAATCTCTACCCAATCAAAGCTAATCTTTCTTAAAGAATTAATTGAATCTCCTGAATCCGTAATTCCTCCTGTAACGCTTATTAACCACATGCGACCATCGTGGAATTTGAGTATCTTTGGCTTTTTGTTGGCAAGCCAATTTTTAAGTTCAGAATGATATTTTAATCCACTCGGTATGTCAATTGTGTGATTATCTTGGTCGAATTTGATAAATGTACCTGAAGCAGTCCCAGAATCATAATTAGATTGTCCATTACTGATTATAGTAGGATATTGGCTATTCAAGAGATCAATAGTTGACGATTGTGTATTTCTTGTAGTGTCCATTGTATCAAGGTTATATAACGTGCCAAAGATTTCATTTTTATCGCAGATAAATAATCCGTCAAATTCAGATTTAAGCTCTCTTGTAACATAAGTATTTTCAATGCCATTACATACAGATACAACCATATATTCAAGTTGTGTATTAGATGGTTCGAAATAATCCTTTATATTAATTTTAAAATCTTCTTCTACGTTGATCTTCTTAGTGTATATAGTTCTCCATTCAAGATCACCAACTTGCCTACATTTGATAACTACATAATCTGTATTTCTTAATGAGAATCCAGAGTTTCCGGCTTCAAGTGTACCATCATCAAAATCTGCATTAAGAATAGTATCATAATCCCAATCATCAAATCTATTCTCTGCTTTTAAATCAGGATTTTTCGAAACAAATAACTGATCAAATGTACCATTATTTATATAAATATTTTTTACATCTTTTGCCTTAGTGGGAGATGGATCCATAACATACCTAGCTCCCAAAAAAGTAGTTCCAAGAAAAAGCATGTCAATCCACCTCCTTATGCTTTAACATAACCGTCCTCTTCATAATAGACTTTCAGGTTATATAAATTATTTTTACGTTTTACTTCAAATATTACTGGGAAAACACCATCGTTATTTAATGATACCATAGCCACATTTGAATCTGTATCGGTAACTTGATTATTTTCCTTATCTAGCAGAATAGCATCTGGTAATTCTACATATCTAACATAATTACTCAACACAGATGTTGCTTCTAACACACAATAATATGCAGTAGCTATTTTTTGTATTGACAAAGATACTTCACCGTCGAATGTCGTATATCCAAAAAATGATTTATTCAGAGGAACATTTCTTGCTTTAATAAACATACTAAATGTATCAGAAAAGTCATATCCTGATATATACGTTACCTTGGAATTATCAAGAATAACCTCTCCATCTTTGAATATTGGATCGTTTCCTTCAACGTTAAATCCAATATCTACGATATTACAATCAACCGTAATATATCCTTCGCAGCGATTATTCACTACTTGGATAAACATGTTATTAGGTTGTACGATATAATCTGCCGTAAATTCCCAATAGCCAGTATCCGCATCCATATCATGTACAGTCTTACCAACACATCTCACATAATACGAAGTAATATTCTTAATTCCATAAAATGTGTAAGTAGGATTATCAAGATTATAGAATACACTAGATTGTCCAACTAAATTTTTCTCGGTATCATATAAATACAAAATATATTCTTTTAAGCCATCATTTTCTGCTTGGGAATAAGAAATTTTGACATCTATACTTGATTTATTGACTCTCTTTTTAAAATCAACAAATGTGAGGTGTGGAGTAGAGAAACAATAGAAGAGTACTGGCTGAGACAACTCACTGGAATTACCATCAAAATCAAATACTTGAATTTGAATAGAATATTGTCCAGGTTTTAATGTATTGGCAGCAAGCTCATATGATAATTTCATACCTAATTGCGTGTCATCTAATACAGTTTCAAACGTTGTATTATCTGTTATAACAACTCTTTTTTTCTCAATCTGATTACCTGAATAATAAAATTGAAATACTTCTATGTTTGTTGGATCGAATGCTTGAACAAAAGATAATATTGGAGTAGGCAAAATAGCCATGATGAATCACCTCCTATTCATAATCTTTTAACCATTCATCGCCCGTGGATTGATTAGCAGGTTCTTCATCCTGATTTACAAATCCATGAGCATTAGTTGCCTTAATTTCTTTATATGTACCATCTCCACAGAAAAACTTTTCTTGATCACCGGCAGATGGTGCAGGAATATAACCTGCTGTGCCTGGATTATCCGCAGTAGCTCCAACAAAAGGTATCCATGTATCTGTATCTGTAAATACGGCATTTGCAGGCACATCAGATTCTACGGTATGATTATTAACCTTAGATGCATTTGCCGCACTATCAGCACTTGTTGCATGTTTAACACTCTTATTTACATCGGCAGTATTATCTACATTTGACAATCCGACTTCATCTTTAGTGTAATCAGGTTTTGTTGCAGCTTTAGCCCAATCACTCACATCAGATGCTGGCATACTATCAGGAAAATCTGTAATTTCTGATACAGTATGAGAGTGTTTAGATGGCGTATATGTATCTGGTTTATCCGTTACACCTGTCCATGGTACAGACGATGCTAGTCCAGCCGTGTATTCCGTATAACCTTCTTCAGACGATAATTTTGTGTTATCAACGACAACATAAAGCATTTTCGTATCATTTACTTTTACAGTATCTCCGTTTTGAACTTCGTTGATTGTAAGTGCAAATCTTGCTTCATCATTATCAACTGGATATAATCTCTCCAATGCTCCCTGCGGAAGCCTAGCCAAATCAATCATACCAGTTAATTTTGAAGCATCTAACGATATAATATCTTCACTATTATGCGTATGCGCTTTTTCAGCTTTCTTTGCCAGTCCAGAATCCAGTCTATCCTTATTTTTCCCTTCATAATACTCCATTCCACTTAATGTTAGAATAGATTCACTAATATTAGGCATGATTTTCCTCCTTATTGTTTAAAGAGTTTATCTATATCAGCCCTAGTAGCATAACGTAAACTTTGTATGACATAGTTTGATATATTTTCACCCTTTGTATTTATTGTTTTACCGTTATCAACGGCAATAAAAACTGTATCATCGGAAATCTCAGCCACATCGTAAGAGTCAATTTGTTTTTGAGGTATAGCCATAAATCTGCCACTCAAAATGTGATTAAATATGATCACATCGAGATAATGTAAGTTCTCACGAACATTACTTACTACTTCATCGTGTATGCTTTGGATTGACCGAAATCATATCTACTCACAAGTTCTTGTACACTCCATAGTCGTAAATTCCCGAAAATAGCCTTCGGTACATACTTACGTTTGCGTTTTAGTTATGCAACTTCGTAAGTTATCGCATCTCTCAAATTAAGTGCAGCATTGAAATCTCTGTCTTCGACATAACCGCAACTGCATTTAAACATTCTATCTGAAAGCTTTAAATCTTTTTTGACAGCGCCACAGCAGTGACAGGTTTTAGATGATGGATACCATCTATCTACTACTCGAAGTTCGATTCCATTTTCATTGCATTTAGCTTGAAGCTTTGTTCTAAATTCATAAAACTTCTGTGAAGCAACAGCTTTTGAAAGATGTCTGTTTTTCATCATACCTTTTACATTCAAATCTTCAATCGTAATATAAGATGGTTTGGTTTTTACTATCTCTGCGATTGTTTTATTGATGTAATCAGTACGAATATTGTCTATTCTATGATGAAGTTTCTGTACCTTAAGCCTTTGTTTTTGTATATTTGTTTTTTGAGTGGACTCTCCTTTCTTTAAATTTTCATACTTTCGAGAAAGACTTCTCTGTTCTCGAATAAGCTGTTTTTCAAGTTTCTTTAATCTTGCAGATTTGTTAATGTTCTTATAAGTTTTACCATTAGAAACAATGGCAAAATCCTTTAATCCAAGGTCAATGCCAATTCCTGCATTGGAATTATTGGCTATCTTGTTATTTAAAATTTCTACAAGAACTGAAACATAGTATCTGTCAGCTTTCATTGAGACCGTGCCGCTTTTAATCACATATCCGTCTTTAGTTGTTGGAATATATCCTTTTTCTTTGATGCGAACCCAACCAAGTGACGGAATATTGATTCTGTGCCTTTCGCAACGACAATCTTTTGGATTATTCTTTACAAAATACATCTTTACATCAGATTTGCCTTTCTTTTTGAAATTAGGAAAAGCGCTCTCGTGATTAAAAAATCTTGCAAAAGCAGTTTGTCCGTTATTTACTGCCTGAGTTACTGCTTTTGAATAAACTTCCTTAATCCACGAATACTCTGGATACTCAGAAAGATATTCATGGTTAAGCCAGACTCTAAACTTGTTACTACTCATAAACTTTTCACCGTTGTCGTAAAGTTCTTTGTTATGAGCAAGATAGAAATTATAAATAAATCTACAAGTTCCTATCGTCTTATGAATCTTGACTTTCTGTTCCTCTGACGGATTTATTTCCGTCTTGAAGCTCTTTAGCAATTTCCACATCCCTTTCTATTTGTTTTTTATACTTACGAAGTCCGTACAACCTACAAGAGAACACATGGAGTATTGAAACAATATCCTGCACGAGTTCTTCTTGTGGTGATAGTTCTTCATTGTTCACTACCACGATGGTCGTATTGAACTTCGTACAGAATTTTTCAAACCAGTCGTAACCAAATCTGATAAATCTATCTTTGTGAGTTACGATTATAGTTTTGATTTTTTGTTCCATCACTTCATCTAATAATTCGTTCCACTTTTTACGATTGTAATTAAGACCGCTTCCATAATCTTCAATACACTGGTCTACAATAACACCTTTGGCATTACAAAACTGTCGTAAAAATGTAACCTGGTTTTGTAAATCATCTTTTTGATTTCTTGTAGATACTCTGGCATAAATAACTACCTGACGTTGGTCATCTTCAGTATTTATTCCTTTGAATTGTAGATATTGGTCATAAGTGTAATAACGTCTATCAGTTGGAGTCCGATTTGCCTTTAGAGTTCCTTCTCTATCCCAACGCTGTAATGTTTTTACAGATACACCTAACAGTTCAGCAAAATCTTTTGGCTTGTAATTTGTGATATTTGATGTGTTCATAATAATTTACTCCTTTGAGTATATTTAAACACATTTAATCATATTGGTCAATAAATCTGATTGCTTAGGATACTCTCCTTTCTATAATTTTGCGATAATAAGCTTTTTCTGTTGGTTGCCATTAATATAATGAACCAAGCATTTGTCATTCTTTTGGAAAGTAATAGCAGTGCCATTCTTAACTTTATATTTGGCATTATTAATCAAAACAGTGCAATAATCTTCTTCACTAGAAAGAACAATCGCCTCATAATCACAAAATAATTTTTCTATTTTTTTATCAATTGCTTTATAAATACATTGTGTTAATGTATCTAATGCACGTTCAGTATTTTCCATAAAATCACCATAGAAAAGGAGAGTAGCATAAAACTACCCTCCATAAAATTATCTTTGTTTATTGTTAAACTTCTGAGTAATATATCCAGGAAGACGTTTAATGATAGCGTCTCCAAGTTGTTCTGCATTTTGAACACCCTGAAGATTTATGTCGCCAATATTAACAATGACAGAAGAATTATCCGTAGTGGTTCCAGGTGCAAATTTTGTAAAATCAGGCATAAGCATCTGTGGTGTAATATTCATACCAGTAATCAGATCAACAAACTTCTCAAAAGATGCATTCTGATTAGGTGTAAGAACACGTTCACCATTACGAGCCATAACGAATCCATCTTCGCCATGCTGTTTAGCAAGATCAGCTAACAAATCGTCAGGATTGATCTTGACAACTCCACCGTTTGCATACTTTCTAACATGTTTCTTTGATGCAGCAATAATCCTTTTCTGTTCATTGGACATGATAATATTAGAATTATTCTTCCGCTGATCAGCAGTGGCCGCCGCACTTGTATTACTCTTTTTTCCAGTGATCTTGTTGATGACACTGGTAGGTGCACCGGCACTAATCATTCCCGACACATTATAAGCAGATCCTACGGAACCGGCAGAACCAGTACTTCCAGAAGCTGCTTTCTGTGCTTCTTTAGCGGCATTGATTTGCTCATTTGCTGATGCCCATGCCGCATTGGCTAAAGCCTGTAATGCTTTAATCTGCTCATTAGCAGACTGCCATTGTGCATCCGCAATAGCCTGTTGAACAGAAATATACTGCGTTCTAAAGCCGTCCAGTGTAGACAATCTGCCATTAAGGACATCATTCTCCCAGTTTGCACCAAGTACCTGACTGGCATACTGCGCATTCATCTGTGTATTATATTCATCAGTAATGGATTGCCATTGTTCCTTCAGCTTATTGTAATAATTAACTTTTTCATTATAAGACTTAATCAGTTCTTCATTACTGTTGATTTGCTGTTGGATGCCGACATACTGGTTCTTGAAATTTTCAACATCTAAGATATTGTTATTGAGAATCAATTTCTGATATTCGGAACCAAGTAGAGCAGATGCATTCATCTCATCAATATTATTTTGATAAGCGTTCTTAACATTATCCCACTTGGATTTGAAGTCGGTCAGAGTATCGATCTGTTTCTGAAGCTCCGATGTTTTTATATCTAATTCAGCATCATCATATGAACTTTGAGCATCTTTAATGGCATCATAGTCGGGAGTATATATATATCCCTTCCCTTCAACATAAAGTTTCTTTATTTTTTGTGAGTATGCTTTTTCTAATTCATACTTAGCTTTTTCGAGAGCTAGAGTGCGATCACGTTCATCGTTTGCATCTTTCAATCCATCTATAATAGCCTGGATACGATCAATCTCATTATCGTAAACTCTATCAATCGCATCGAGAGCTGAATCCATATTGGAAAGATTATCATTAAGTTTATCGTTAGTAGATTCCAACTCATCAATCTTTTCCTGCCATTTATCTACTTCTTCTTCCAAACGGTCTACTACAGCAGAGATTACCTTATCATAGATATCTTTCTGCTTGTTAAGCATTTTCTCAGTATAATCAAAATAATCTTTCGCTTTCAGCTTTCCAGAATTATAAAGATTGTCGAGATAATTTTTGACAGAAGAGCAGTATGTATTGTAATCAATCTTACCGGCATCCAAGGATTTCTCCATGTAATCCATATAAGCATCGATTTGCTCTTTGAGATTGTTATAGAGATCATCGGCTGTTTTCTTGGCAGAATCGGCAGAGGACTTGGTTTTATCACCACCTGTATAATCTATAGTAGGTAACTTAATTTCAAGACCTTTACCAGCCATGATCTCTTCCATTTCTTTCTGGACTCGATTGATAATTGTCTGTCTACGTTCATTTGACATAATGGTACTGTCGTCATTTAACAGATCAATCAGCTGTTTTAACTTTGTGCATTCAACACCGGTAGCTGTTAAAGCAACGCATAGAGAACTAAGATTTCCTATATCATCAGCAGTAGAAATAGTAGTAAGATTAGCGACCTGCTTTTGCATTGCGAATAACAAAATTTCTTGTGCTGATTCTTCAGATACAATTCCTTCGGTTTGAAGATTTGTTATTTCACTTGCGGTAACATTCGTAAGATCACTTGTTGTATTCGCAAGGACAGTTTTTTGCGCGGCTAATTCCTTTTGTTGATATATAAGAGTACTATTTACAACTTCTTCCGCATTAGAAACACCCATCTGTTCAAGCATAGTAGTAATTGCTTGTTTGTTTTCTTCAGTCAGATTCTTTAATGCTCCAGAGTTTTGAACATATGCGGTGGCAAGATTATTAAATGCTTCTTGACATTTATCCATATCATCTGGATTATTGGAAATTATTTTGATAAAATCATCATAAGCAGATTTGTATTCATCAGTTACGTTTTCCATACTTCCAAAAGCTTCAGAAAATGAAGTATTATTGAGAATGGAAGACCAGTCAAAATCATCTTTATTGAGAACGTCAGCATAGATTTTATCAAGCTGATCGAAACCAGCTGAGAGAGCTTGAACTTGAGAAACAGATTCGGTAAAAGAAAGTTGCTGTGATTCTTCTGTAATCTGTTTTAAATGTTCTTCATAAGCTTGGATAGCTTTATCGGCATCCTTTATACCTAGAGTAACAGATTCCCAGGCTTCAATTTGGTCTACATTAAAATCTTTTGTATATTCTTCTAATTTAGAATAGTCACCTCTATTAGAAATACCATGATCATCAGTTATACTTCTTAACGAATTTTGCAATGATCGTTTAGCTTCTTCTTCGTTACCGATAATAGGAGTTAAATCAATAGTGATTCCTAACTCTTTTAATTTATCCTGTAATTGTTTCGCTAGAGGAAGAATATTTATATCACCATCTTCAAATGAAAGCAGCTTCGAAAAAGCATCATCTATTTCCTTTTTATGTTCTTTTGGTATACTCATCAAAGGATTTAGAATATTTTTCGTGATATAATCTTGATAATCAGATCCAGATAATAGATCAATATCTAAATCATTCCAATCAATTTTAGGAATAAGTGTATTCACTAAATTTTGAGAATCGTCTGATAAATATTGATAACTATAATTCTGCTCAACCCATGCCTGCAAATTTGCACTCATCTTAGAATAAGAGTTATTAATTTCTTTTTCTTTTTCTGCTATTTCTTTCTTAAGACCTGCTATATTAGCCGCATGAAGATTATTATCCATTAGCTGTAATGAATTATAATATTCTTGAGCTTCCTTTAATGCGATGTCTCTAATTTGATAAGCATTTTGTCCACCATTATTAGTAGCATGTTCATAACCAGCAATTCTAATCTGGTCATTACCCATATCTTCCCATGTTATTTTTGCAGTCTCTAGTGCTTTAATAAAATTATTTCTATATGTTCTCAGAGGATCATTTACATCATTAAATGTAAAAATGCCATTCCCATTCTTAGCAATATCTGCAATATCATAATTTAACTGACTAAATTCTTGTTCGGCATCAGCAAGTTCTTGCTTAAGCTGAGTGATTTTGCCCTTGTTTGTGTCTACTTCTGAATATATTCCTTCTGCTACTTTATCAAGATTATCAACTAACGTTTGCTTCGCAATATTTTGTTGAGTTTCTAATACTTCATTTAGTTTAGCAGCTGTTTCTTCTGCATTCTTCCCAATATTTAATAAAGCATTGCCTTGGTCGTCATAACCAGAAATAAGAGAAGGAGATAGCTCTGCAAACTCTTGTGAGATAGCTAAATATTCCTGATAATCATCTTCAGATAATGACACATTCTTTGAAAACTCGTTGACACCGGTAGATAATTCTAAAAATCTGTCTTTATTCTCATTAAGAGTGGAAGATAATTTCTTCAAGGAAGAATTTGCATCATCAATTTTTTGTTGAGCTTCTTCCATGGCTTCAGCAGCATATTTAGCACGGTTTACATAATGATCAATTGCGTTCGCTGCCAGTTCAATGCCTTTTACTACAAGTGCAGATATTAACATATTGGCTGCCATTGAGACTGCTCCGTATGCTAATGATTGAGCTTTCGCTGCAACAGTAGAGGCTTTAGATGCACTTGTTAATTCTTCTGTAATTTGGATTGCTCCATCCGAATTTATTATTAATTCTTTTGTGGCATTATTTGTTCCTTTAATAGCCAATGATCTGGATTTTTCAATTGTAAAACCTGCTTCAATTGCATCATTATATTTTTGAATGGCAGATATATCATATGTTGGAACTTCTAATAATGCTTTTTTAAATCCTAATGTTTGTATATCATATATAGTATCTTTGATTTCTTTAATTGAATGACCAAATAAACCAATGGATTCATTTATTTGAGTTGTACTGTCTTTAATTGTTGTGAATATCATACTATTTTGTTGTGTTATACTTGTTTGAGGAGTATAATTAAATTAAAAAGGAGAAATCACAGATGATTATAAACAAAGATATACTTGAATGTAAGGATTGTAAAAAAATGTATTTTTTTGATTCATCAAAGCCATATAGTAAATTTTGTTTAAAATGTGGTGGAAGATTAATTTATATAGATAACGCAGATTGTGATACTGACAGAGCTGAAGCTGTGAAAAATCAACCAAAATATGATCCTACGAAGGATCCTAGTAGTCCAGCTTATATTCCCAAAGTAGAATGTCCTTATTGTCATTCCACAAACGTTACCAGAATATCTAACACAGAAAGAGTAGCATCTGTTGCTATGTTGGGTATTTTTTCAAAGAAGATTAATAAAAATTTCAAGTGTAATAGTTGTAAAGCGACTTTTTAAGGATCGAATAAAACATATGTTCCGAATGGAAATATATGCCATTTTGTTGTATGATGACTATATCATATGTAAAAGGAGAGTATTTATATGAAAAATTATTCAAAGGAAGAAATTTCTAAAATAGTGTCAGACTGTTCTAACACCATTTTAGAAACTAATATGCAATCAGTTATTGATGAAGCCTTAGATATAGCAAAAGAGGGCAAAAGTAACAATGAGACAATTATTGAAATGTTTGCTCTTATTTATCACAAGACTCAACAAAATTGTTGCGATACAATCACTGAAGTATTAAATAAAATACTCAATGATTAATTATTAATCCTCTTCATTAAACAATTTTCGAGATTATTTTGAATAGCGTCAGATAAAGAGTTATTTTCTTTTAACTTCTGATCGACAATGTTTGAAATAATCTCGTTTATTTTTTCTTTAATAATATTTTTCATAATTTTATCTCCATAAACTCCTAAAATGTATTGGCTATTTCATTCCATTGAAAGAACATAGTATATAAATATAATTTTTTCTGAATACTATTTTCTTTTCTGATGGCAGATATATAAGTTTTCTTAAAATCATCATTTAAATTAGTGCTTAGTATTTTTTGTTCCCAATCTGCATCGAGAGATTGTGTAATATTATTCATATAAATCCTTTCTTTTTTTGGGGGAGTTAAAACTGATATGATCATTGACAAGGAGCTGATCCTGAGACAGCTTTTAAGAACAATGGCGAAAACATGCCTAAATGTCCCACCTGCGGCAGCACCAACATAGAAAGAATATCTGGCATAAAACGTTTTGTAACTACTGGTTTATTTGGTCTTGCAAGTAGTAATATAGGTAAAACTATGCACTGTAAAAATTGTGGATATAAGTGGTAACCACATCAATAGAACTAACGTTACGAAACTACACCAGAATCGTACACTTCATTTAATTGTACTTCAAGCTCTGCCCATTTTTCTTTTTGATCGTCAGAAAAAGCAGCTTCGAGTTTTTCAAAATTGGTTAATTGTTCATTGTAATAATTTAAAATTGAATCAATAAATTGCATTATATCACCTCCGAGGATAATTACATGAATGATATTTTTCACAAGGACAAATTAATATGGGAACATAACATACGAAATTTTGAAAAAGAATTTTTAAATATGTTTCCTGATATGAAACTACCTAATTATAAAATAAATTTTATTCAAGAAATTAAAAACATCAATTACTCAATGCAGGTCGAACATACAAAAAATCCTATGGCACTTAATATAAACATGGGATATATGTGCGATAAAAATTTTGATTATAAAAATGTATTAACACATGAATTTACACATATGAACGATTATTATTCGCTTTTAAATGACAGAAATCCAAAATTTAAATCAAAGGCATTGTCACTTTATACAGAATATCATGCAACATATATTCAAGCACAATATTTATTTTCTCAAAATAAGAAGAGTATTGATTGTATTATGCAAAATATATTAGAAAGTGAATTGCTAATCCAAGAAAATATTGAATCTTTTAATAAAGGAAAAGACCTCAGTTCATGGAACGGAATTTTATATGGTTACATGTATTATTTTGGATACGTTGATTATTATAATTCCATATGTAAAAAATATGAGATGAAACACTTTGATTTTGAAAATGATAAGATATTATACGATTTATATAATTGTCTAACATTACATATAACAAGTGATTCATTTTGGGAAGTGTGTTACAAAATTCAAACCTTATTAGATAAAAGTATTTTGTATGAATTGTTACAAGATAAAAAATAATGTCCATATTTCCATTCACTCGACACCTCTAAGATTGACACAGTAAGTCGTCTGGCTTGTATGTTTAGATTAGCAAGAAAAAAGATAGAAAAGCAGTGACATTGTAATAAATGTGGATCTGATTTTTGATAAAAAATAGAAGAGTAGTAAAAGACTTGTCGAAAGATGAGTCTTTTATTTTTTGAGTAAAATAGCACAGAGCCGTAGTTTTACCTACGACTCCGCACTATTTCCTCCTAAACGCATGTCAAAAGACAATTGTTTATTTATCCTTTCTTTCACATATCTATCAGCTAATGGACACCCATTTCCGTTTGATATGGTACAAGACAAAGCTAATGGACACCCATTTCCTTGTCTGTATAAGAATTGTATCAAAAAATATGGTTAGTGTCAATACTAAAATAATTTAACTAATCCATATGACTTAATATCATTTTTATATCCATCATATATTTTGGGATCAAAAACATCCCACATATGATGTGTGATTTTTGATCCATTTATATGTCTGACACAATTATAAGCGACAATATCTGCAATTTGTAAGCCTATGCTATTTTCTTCTTTTACAGTAAAGCTTGTAGTGGTTATATATTTGTCAATAGCATCTGGCATATAAATATTTGTGCCGTTTTGTAATATATCAAAATAATATTTCTGTATTTTTCTATTTTGGGATTCTTCTCTTGATTCGAATACTATACTTCCACGAGCTTTATTCTTAGTTAAAAAATGAATATAATTATTAATAACAGAAGAAAATAATATCTCATATATATCATGAGAAAATTCGGGATATTCATTATTATATTCTTTTACATTAGTATATGCAGTTGTTATTTTAAAATCTACGTTACTAATACTATTTCTTAATGAATCCCAAAAATTTGTACACATGATGGTATCAGAACACATCATTTTAAATGATTTTTGCTTTTTTATTATATCAGTATAATGGAATACGATATTAGGGTTCCCTAAAATAGCCTTAGTATTCTGTATAGATGGAATTAAAATATTTTTGTAGTCATTTCTTGATATTATGATACCACCCAGCAATAAATATGGATTTGCTATTGTCTGCGCACTTTCGTCTAAAAATAATATATAATCAGATCCTATCATATAATAATCTCCACAAATTTATTTGGTATTTATTACCATGTTAATATTATACGACAAGATATTACAGAATTCCATCAGAACATATGTGCTCAATGATTAACTATTTTCTTTATACATACCAGGAGATAAGAAGTTTTCATATACCGTATCATTTTCTTATCTACCGGCTGATAATACTCTCTATCCTCAAGTATGATGTGTTCTCCATTTTTATATCGCTTCTGGTTAAGCTCTAACTCATGTTTAGCTTTCAAACGTAGTGCTGAGTAGTGTAGTTTGTCAATAATATTTTTGATCAATATAATTACCTCCCATAACTATTTTTTCTAAACATACGTTCCGACTACCAATATCTTCCAAGAGGTACTACAATATAAATGATAGGATATGATCGTGAGCACACCACGATCTCGTGTGTAATTCTATCATGTAACATATTAATTTCACAATCCTAGTTTAGGAGAAAGTGAGAGTAACGCTCTTGGAAGAAAATCATCTAGTGGGTTCTCCACACCAAATTCCCGACCGTTATCAACATCACGGAAAGGAGGTGAAAAATGGAAGAACAATTACTCGAATTTATTGTGAAACTTGTAGAAATTGGACTTGGATACTATCTGGTACATAATGTCTTTTCCAAAAGGACTAAAGACTTTCATGCATCCGTTGACCAGAACGGCGTAAAAGTCGATAGCTCATTCTACAAGGAGTAACTTTTCTTCATTTCAAAAATTCAATATCGTTTAGAATGGCTGAAAAGAGAGTGGAGGTAAAAATGAAATAGGGAGCTGTGATCGTAACATATCACGGCTCCTTATTTTTTTATATTGTCACCATTTGTCGATGATATTTTATTGCTTCACAACTTCAAAGTAATATATAATAACAGCGGAAAAGTGAAAGGGGCATTTTTCTGCACTAAAATAGGAGAGAGGCTTTGAAACCTTTCTCCTATTTCTTTGTGTGAAGTTATTTGGTTAAAAGTTCTTTAACCTCATCAATGCTCTTTCCACTTGCTTCGATCAATTCAGAAATCTGTTCAATTTTCTGAGCCTTAATTTCTTTTTCAATCTGTTTCTTTTGTTCTTCTAACTCTTTTATGGATGCTTTATAAGCCGTAATGTCATTAGTGATTTTTTCTAACTTTTCTTCTAAAGTATAATTCTTTCTTCCTCTTGCCATTATGTATAAATTCCTTTCTATGTATTTTTTGAAACAAGAAAAGAATACCATATATGTGACAATTTGACAATATACTTTGTTGCATTTATATTGTTATTGAAATGCTATTAAAACGGTAGGACGGTTGCTCTCTGATCTGTGAGTACAAGTCCAGTTTACATAGATGGTAAATTGTGCCATAGTTACAGAGAGGAGATTTTATAATTATACGAATAAATGTTCTACCTTTCGTATATAAAGAAGTAATAGTATAATAATACCAAGCATATTGTGATCGAGCCATCGTATCTCGATTCGTTGCACGACAAATGCCTGGTATTACATACCATACGAAGTACCAAGTTGTAGTTTGGTACGACTTTTCGGAAATAAATTCTGCTCGTTCTGAGCAATACAATTTCCCTGACTTTAAGAAATACTATAAAGAAGGGAGGGTAGAATGGAAGTGTTAATAACACTTTTAGGTTGTGGATCATTATTTTATGCATTTTGCTATACCATAAATATTATTGGGAAATGCTATGTCGCACACAAAAGCAATAATCTCAGTAATGAAAAAGTAAAAGCACTTGCGAAAATGATGTCCAAAGACATTAATATAAATCTGCATCAATAATTCTATTTAATTGTATTCATAATTTATTTCCTTTTTTCTCCATTTGAGGGCAGTCGCAAACTGTCCTCATTTTATTATTCTCCATCTTATCAACCACGGAGAGTTGGTTCAAACAACAGAAGATAAGTTTCTGCATTTATATGATCCATCACAGATCACCCTGTTATGTCAGTAGTACCGAGCGCATATTTACCAAGCATCGTTGCATATAACTTGATATGAGAGTTGTCGCTACAGTTGGGGCTTATCTCATAGAGATCTATCCCATCGGATTCCTTGAGCGTCACGCTGTTACGATCCTAATTATGTCGCCATAATAGGAGAGTGGTGATACGTCTGCATTACCAGACCGTTGTACGCAGTTCCCGATTATTGTCTCGGTTATTTATTTATCATCGTGTATCTCACGAATAACATACTCTAAATCTCTGTATCCAGAGTAAATTATGTATGTTGTCGGCATATTCAAAGAGGGAGTACATTATGTCCCTACCGACATTTTTGAAGGAGAGATAACCAGCAACGCCTAATGCTGCTGTTTTAAGAATTCCTAAATTACTTGTTACAAAACTAATTGCTTCGGAGATTTTAGTCAGTCCATCAACGATAGTACCAATATCTCCACGATCCAAGATATCTTGAACAGTTCCAACCCATGTCTCTTTTAAGGCATTGATCTTATATTCGATAGATGATTCTATTACGCTCATTTCTCTATCTGAACTGCCAGCGGCATTATCCATAACATCAAGTGCTTTTTCCACTCCTTTAAAGTTCTGGATTAGTGCTGCACCTGCTTGAGCCTGTGTACGACCAAATGCCTTCAGAAGGAAATCATTTTGCTGTTTTTGTGACATTTCATCCCAAATATCAGCGATTTCTCTAAAATAATCAACTAAGCTCTTAAATTCAGTAGTAGAGCCTTCTTTAAAGACAGATACTCCTTGAGCGTGTTCAGCAGTTTTCGTAAGATCTACTAACTCACCTGTAATATTAGCTAAATCGGATGAGTATTCTTCTGTGGATTCGTCAAATGAACGTAAACGAAGAGCGACACTCCTGAGTGACGTACCACTTTTTTCTGCATTTTGCAAAATTTCCTGTATTCCAGAAAATAAAGCAAAAGCATCTTCTGTGCTAGTGCCAACAGCAGCAAGAGCAGCAGCAGAACGCTCCATACCCTCTACGATGTCTTGATTATTTTCTGCCATAGCGTTGCCTAGAGCATTTATGTCATCCATTATTTGAGATTTAACATCTTGGTATCCAATATCCCATGCCTTCATAATGGATACTAACCCCTCTTGTGCAGTATCAGTATCCATTCCAGGAGAAATAGAAGCAAACTGTGAACTCAACTGAGCCATTTGTTCGCTGGCTTCTTTTGTGCTGTATCCCAAACGTGACCAAGAGCTTGCCTGGTTAATAATCTCTTCGGTGGTAACACCCATCTGCTTTGCAATTTCGTTTGAATCGTAATAGAAATTCTCAAGTTCAGAAGATGACATAGAAGTAGTCTTTTTTAAGTCAACCAAAGCAGTATCGAGTTCAGTAATTGTAGATACTGCTTGCTGTCCATATCTGATAATATCATTAACACCAAAAGCCATCCCGATCTGGCTTGCAGCACCATACCAAGCTTTTTCCTTAACAACATCCCAGAATTTTTTACCTTCTTCACCGGCTTCACGAATGCGGATCTGAAGTTTCAAAAACTCATCAGTCAAATCAGATACATTGGCATTTGCACCACGCATTGTTAACTGCTTTTGTAGTTTCTGAAGTTCTACCCTGAACTGTTTGGATAATCCAGAGTTTTTCTTCATATAATCGCCAATTTTGTTATACAGCTTGTCTCTTGATAAAGAAGTAGATCCTTTTTCAGCCGCTGTCATAGAAGTAATAACACGAGTAGCATCTTCGATATTTGATTTATATTTCGCTATACTTTGGAGATCTTCTTCAGTGATTGTATCTTTGGAAGCTATTTGATCTCGAAAAGCTTCAAACTGAGAAATTTGTTCTTTTAACTCTTTTAAATTAGCCTTATATTTTTCACTCTTATTAAAATCAGCAGGAGTAGCAGAGAGGTTTGCCAGCTTCTTATTATATCCATCAATAGAAGATTGAACAGAATTAACTATAGAAGTTTTTACGTTTTGTAATGCATCTTCCAATTTTGCAACAGACTCAGCAGATCCTAATGAAGCCTGACTAAATTGCCTCATAACTTGGACAAATTTTTCCCATGTATCAATATCTACACTATGCGGATTGATCATAGAAGATAAGTTTTGCCTAGCTTCATATGCTGAATCCTTTAATGATTCTACTTCTTTGATTTGTGTTTCAATTTGGTTAGATTTTCTGCTAGTCCCTTTATCAGAAGCCTTTAGATTATTAAGCTTTGAAACAGCATTCATATAATCCTGAATTGCTTTTACATTTTTATCCCATTCTGCTTGAGAAAAAGCGTTTGCCTCGTCTTTAATAGAGGAAACAGACTCATCAGCCGTTTCTTTTACTTTTTTATTTGCCTGAGAAAATTTCTTCTTAGAAGTTGCAGCTTTTTCAGCATTTTCAGCAGTCTCAGCTAATGCATTATTCTCTTTTTGGATCACATTAGCTGATTCAGCAGAAGAATCAGCAACATTGGTTTTGGATGGAGTAGTATTTCCATTTGAAATATTCGTTTCAGTAGAGCCAGTAGTAACGGATTTGACCTTCGCCAATTCAGTTTCAAGCTCTTTAACCTTTTCAGTAAGTTTTGCTACCTCTTCAACAGAAGTAGTTACATTAAATCCCTGACTAAATGAATCTGAGAACTTAGTAGCTGCCACAGAAATTTCATCAAGTTTAGATACAATAAGATTTAACTGTTCAATAACACCTGTGAGATCAGTCTTGCCAAACAGATCATCCAATGGATTGGCATCAGCAGACTTATTCATTTCATTTTGAACTTTAGTAAGCTGTCCCATTGCTGATGCAGCAGAAGTCCAATATTTCTTATCTGTTTCTGTGTATAAAAGATCTTTTCCACCAAAGTCGGACTTGACCTGATTTCGCATATTCTCAATGAATTTACGATAAGCCTGAATTTTAGCCATCATAGTATCAAATTGATTGATGTCGAATTCAAAGAAATCTGTGTTGACCATGGAACCGCCAACACCAGACATTTTGATATGCTCGAATAATCTCTGATATGCTTGTAAAGCATTGGACATTTTACTCTGTATCTTTGCCTCTAGCTCTGTGTCAGAACCTACATCAATATTCATGTTAAGCCCAATGCCTTTTACGCTAGAACTTAATTCAGAAATAGAAGAATTGATCTTATTGATCATAGAGAAAAGAGGACTGAACTCTTCACCATCTCCGACATCAACAAAAATTTTCTTGATAGAAGCTAGATTGGATTCCATCTTTGTGAATAAATCAATCACTGTTTTTAACTGATTTTCATCTATAATAGAATTCCCGATACCATTACCATTTCCGCTACCAGTTCCGAATCCTTTGCCAGAAGCTATAGACTTGACCACATCAAGCAACTTATCTAAACTCTTAACAGTCTCTTCAATTCCTTCATTCGTGATCTTTACAACAAAATCACCGGAAGCAAGTTGTTTTTTGTATTTCTGCAAAGTTTTTTCAAACTCTGCTTTATTTTTAGAATCGGAGAAATCAAAATACATCTCCAATTTATTATTCTCTAATTCTTTCTGACCTTCAGACAGTCCTTTTAATATCTGTGCTAATAGATCACTTTTATCTATTACGATACTCGCTGTCATTGAAGCAGCAACATTATTTGGCATTTAAATTCCTCCTCATCTTATTTTTTCAAATATTTATTAACAGTGGATTCCCACTTGGATTCAAAATTCCTACGAGTAAAAGATTCCATAGAATCACTCTGATTAAAATACGGGTTTATCCATGTATTGGCACCACTAGAATATGACTGACCAAATCTATAGTTTGGATGATGCCATATTTGAGGTAATCCGTGAATTCCTTGATTCCATTGTAAGTTGATTAAAAAATCAGCAGGATCAACAGAAGCATTATATTTTGCCCTCCATCTATAAATAGACGGATCATTTATTCTAGCTAAAGTATCAAATTTAACCATGTTTACATATGAAGTGAAGTAGATAGTGGCAAATCCATTTTTTTGAACCAACTTATGTTCAAATTCTAATGAATCAAGCATTGTATCATGTCCATTTACAAACCATTCAATAGTAGATTGTTGTCTGATTTCTTTCTGAGCTTTATTACCGGCAGAAATATATCTATCAACATATTTTTCAGTTATTCTATTTGCGAATTTTTGCAGTTCTTTGTCATTTATTTTTAATCCAGTAGCTCTTATTGCCATCTATTTCAACCTCCAAATTTCCACTACAATTTAACTATTTCTACACTAAAATAGGAGAGTGCTAAACTCTCCATAATAAAAGCTCCATAAGCTATGACACCTATGAAGCCTGATTGATAATTTCCTGCAATTATGTTATAATCTCTATATCTGTGGTAAATATAGGTAGATAAGGAAGTCTGTAGTAATGGAATTAATTTGCTCTATTGTTTCTGCCTGTGTTGCAGTCGCAGGACTTGTATATACAGTCTACAGAGACAACAAAAAGAAATAACTACGTAACATAAGCACCACAGATATGAGTATCTACTTGTATTTATGAATTAGATAGAACGGTAGAAGACCAGTCACCTTCTGCTACACAAACCTATAATACAAACCCTATATTTACAAGTTCTTGAGATATAATAACGCAAGTAGAGAAAGTATTTGCTTGACAGATATTTCGCAAGTGTTATAATTAATGAAGAGCAAATTATATATGTCGTCCATTACATTACATTCTTATCTTGAAATGCAATCCGACTAATTGCATAACATGATCCAGTGAGTGTAACATGATACCACGAGGAGGACATGTCAGAAGAGGGATAGCATCGTAGAAATACGATGCTATTTCTCTATTTGTATATTGTTTCACTAATTATAATTTCTTTCGAAATTTGAAATTCATAAACTACATTGAATATGTTTTAATCAAATGATATAATACATAAAAACGGAGGTATTATATATGAATATTGAACTTAAAAACAAAGCAGCTTATGATTTGGCATTAGAATATGTACGTCAAAATAATGCAATGAAAGTTTCTACAGAATTAACACTTGAAGATCAAGTCGAAAATTTTAAGAAAACATATGACAGAATATTCCAATGCCTTAATAATTTATCATAAATCATTTATAGGAGTGTTTCCTAATTTTTTGATAACTGCATTAAAAGTACAGGCCGATTGACTTAATGAGAGATTATTTTTCTTCAAAATGGAAATAATCTCTTTTTGGATTTCTTCAATATTGTCTGGAATATCATATATACTGCATTTTCCCAATGTTAAAATATTAGTATACATTAAATCATAAAAATCCATATCTTATACCTCTTTGAACTCACCCTTCTTAGCAAAATCAATAATTTTATCAACTGTTTCCTTTGACATGTCTCCAATCTTTTCACCAACGGCTTCAATAATAGGGTTCAAAGTTACGTTAGACAGCATAGCAAATCGCTCAATCTGATTAGAAATAAATGCATGGGGTTCATATACATTTGTCAAAATATCCTTCGCCTTCATATCCAAAATAGATCTAAACTCAGCAATCTCATTTACTGGAATCAGTGGAGGGGTATTCTCATCTCCAATAATTAATATATCTAATAGACCGGAAGATTTTAAAGCATCATAATCCTTAATAAAGCTTCCGTCTTCAATTTCCAAATTTGTATAATTAGTAATAATAAAACGACAAAACTGAACATACTGAACAACGGAATTTACTTTGATTCTATCAGTTTTACGAAATTTCTTATTACCTTCTTCATCTGTATATTCTTCCTGATCATACATAGATTTATTTAAAATAGCCTGTGCATACCCATCTTTTTCAATGATAGAAATATAAGGCTTAATTTTCAAATTTTCATTAATAAAACTACACTTTAACTGATCAGTAGTATTATTATATCTTTCACAAAATTCTAAAACTTTCATTTTATTTTCTCCTTTTCTCTCCATACAAAAAGAGCCAGGATAACCTGACTCTTATAATAATTGTTATATTATATTATTTTGTTTTACAACTGAAAGGTATTAACAGCCATTTTGCACCCTCATGTTGTTCCAATCGTTCGTTTACAAAATCATGAACTTCTTTAAGACTACCCCTGTTTGCCTCTTCAAGAACCCTATACTCAAAAGGATCTGATTCGTCAACGCATACAACCTTGAAAAATAAATTCTCCATAATAATACCTCCCTCTCAGCCAATAATATTATTTTATACAAAACAATTCATATAAATCAACATTAAGTACTTTGGAAAGTATTACAGCATTACTTAAAAGAATATCGTTTGTGTTACCATTTTCAATATTATTAAGTTCAGATACCGATATGCCGGTTAACCTAGAAAGTTTTCTTAACGACAAATCTTTTTTAGTCCTATGTTCCCATAACTTATTTTCCATGTATTTATTGTTTCTATATATGTATTATTTTATACAAAAACTATAATATATGTTATGTTCTATGGGTTGGACAATTTAATGCGTTATGAAGAATTTCCAATAATATCCATCATTAGTCCAAATCTCAAAGTATCCATTATCAAATGGAGTATATTTGATTCGACTGATCTGAGGAGAGTAGTGACAAATTTCCATATATGTATCAGGGGGTATATGGAAGTTATGTTGTTTAAGCAAAGCATCTATTTCTTCTGAGTACATTTTATTTCCTTGTAGAACATACAAAATCTGTAATTTCAGACTGTATACGTCCTTCTTTAGCCTTGTTTAAAATGCTACAATTTCGTTTATATCTTGTACAACCGATGCAGTTAGTTTCAAAGTTTTCTAACTGAGATGCATTATCGAAAATACCAATATATTCTACGGGATAGATTTTTAATTCTATACGTGGATTTATAGAATCATAATAAATTCTTTGAACACGTTCACATGTTACATTATCATCCACCCATATTAAACCGGTATCTGTAATAGCATCTAACATACACTTAAAATAATTATTTGGATCTCGATCTGTCCTGTCAAAATAAAAAACTGCATCTATATAAAAGTGTCTAGTTTTATTTGGTATAAGATCATAATCCTGTTTTTTTACTTCATCTTTCACATATTGCATAAAACTTTTTTGGTATTTTATAGCCTCTTGAGTTTTATAGCTCATTGCCATAGGTTTTTTATTTTTAATAATAGCTCTGTATGCTAAATAATGGTTAACCGATGGTGGAAGAGGAGAAGTAAGATATAAAATATTTCCCATTATTCCTCCAAAATAGAAGAGTGATTCCTTACGAAATCACTCTTTCCTTTATTGATTTTGCGGTATTATTTAGTCATCTATTATTTCCCATGTGTACATTTCTTTTTGCACAACAGAGTGAACAAATGAATTTAATCCGCCATAACTTTCATATGAAGCAATCAATCCTTCAAGTGATTCAAGCTCCATTTTGTTTATTTGATTTTTAATATGATAGTAACGATAGGACTGAGAAATCCTATCTTTTAACTCAGCCTGAACACGTTTGTTTTCTTTGGCTTCATTTTCTTTGAAACGTTTATCTGTATCATTTTTCATCTGGTCAATTTTATTCGAAATATTTTCAATACTTTTTACTAAATTATTTCGTATTTCACATGACTCTTGATAGTGTTTAAGATCATCCTCATTGATTTTTTGAATATCTTTCTTATGCGTTTCTGTCAACTCTTTTAAACCATTAGCAGTAGACATGACAAGATTATGTTCTTCACGTTTTTGCCTCATTGATTTCGTTTCAATTCCCAGAAAATCAAAAAGAAACCAAGATACAACTTTAACGATCGCTTGAAAGCCTAAAAGTACAGCAAAAAGTGTAATGGCAAACATTTTCCAATCAATATTGAAAAATCCTTCTATTGTTCCCATGCATAAACACCCAACCTTTCTTACTTGGTCTGAGTGTTATCCTGCATCTGCTTCCACGCAGCTTCCAAAAGAATACGAATCTGTTCTTCTGTGATAACCTCTTTCTTTGAATTGAACATCTTATCAATGAACTTGATAACGTATTCCCTTTTCTCCTCGCCAGACTTTGGCGCATCAAATAATACTTCAGCAGCTTCAACAGCTTTAGTTACCCATTTAATAATTTCTTCCATCTGAGTTTGAGATACTTTAGACTTGATATAAGGAATTACGAAATAGGTGATAATAGCTCCAAACACAGGAACTAATGTCAAAATAAATTTAAATATATTATCGCTCATAGGGTTTCCCTTTCTAGTTATCAGTTGTTGTTAATACGGTAGTGATTAACTCGTTCATATCCACCTGTTCTTTTACATCATCTGGCAACTCATTAATCATCTGCATAGGTAGCTGAATTTTGTGTTCAGATTTAATCAGCATATAATACGCACCACTAGAAATTCCTAACTGTGCAATCCAGATTCCAAGTAAAACACCAAAACCATCTAAATTAAAAAGCTGGACAGTAGTAAGATAGCCTGAATCATAACCGTTTACTAAGATATTAGATATGTATTGCATCTCATAAAGACCATTTAATGCAACACATACCATATATCCCATAATCAATACAACAGCGACAACATAATCAATAATTAACAGTTTCTTTGAAAATGGCTTCTTCATTTAGACCGCCTTTCTTCCTTCCTTTTTGCCATGCTCAATGTAATGCTTGTAGTAGAGTGGAAGATTTTCTCCAAATGCAGCTCTCAAATCTGCATAAGTATTCTTATATACTTTTACATCGAAATTGGCACTTGCTTTACGACCTTCTTTCATACCATTCTGCTTAAAATGATTCCAAAGTGCCGTTGCGTTAGTTCCAAAAGCTTTCTTCAAATCTGCATATGTATTAGCATAATAAGTGGGATTGAAAACTAAAGAATAGTCCAGACCATTGTAGATATATTTAGAAGAAGTCGTTGTTGATGTGGAAGGTTTTGTAGCAGGAGTAGTTGTTGTAGTACTAGAAGTAGAGTTAATGGTTGTTCCAAGAATTCCTTCAGCAATAGCTTTTGCTACTTTATCTACATTTGCCATATACACATTGTAATCATCACGATCATCTACGAAGCATACTTCAATTAATAGTGCAGGAGCAGCAGCTTTTCTTAAGAAATATAATCCAGTACTTGCTTTTACTCCACGATTAGCAAAACCGATAGATGCCAAATTATTTACAATTCGCTGTGCTGCCGGTTTAGCAGAAGATGTATTTTTGTAAATCCATACTTCAGAACCAGTGGTTCTACCGTTGCCCCTTTGATCTTTAGCACCGGCATTGAAATGAATAGACACATCGAGATTTGCCTTATGTGCATTACATTTCGCAACAATTTTTCTTAAAACATCATTCTGACTTATACCATTATCCACAGTACAATCATATACGGTATGTCCTTTAGATCTGAGTAAAGCAATTACTTTATCCTTAATAATTCTATCCTGTTCAGACTCGTTAAGTAAGCCTACTGCACCACACGCCACTTTTCCTTTTGGATTGTGACCACCATGTACGTTAATAACCATTTTATCACCTCCAAGTGATTCAATAATATTTGATTGTTTATCATATTTTGTGAGATTATATTTTTTGATAACGTTCATCACGTTATTGACATAATTCAGACTTGTACAATATCCATCAGATTTGATTGTTTTGAGATATTTCTTTGGATCCGTGATCCCTTTTAAATTTGAATAATTAGAAATGCTAATAAATTCAAAATAACCTTTCACACCAGATTCCATATTTTTGAACTTAAACCAAGTCATAGTAGAAGAAGTATATTTACCATTTGCTGACTGCTCAGAACCAACTTTAATATATGTGCCAGATGCACTAGGACATCTGTTGGCTCTATATTTTAACCCAAAATAATTATGAGCATTTTTAGCCAATTCAGAAGTTCCACTAGCTGATTCCAAAATTGACTGAGCAATAATAGGAGAATATACTTTAATTCCGTATTGTGGAGCATACTTAACAACATAAGCTGCAATTTCATCTATAAATGCCATTAAACTCCTTTCTCTTGTTCAGATGCAGCACACCATTGTTTGTACAATTCTGTCATTTCCTTTGATTTCTTCCAAACAAAAACAACACGTTTGTTTTGTCCAGGTATTACATCTACAAGTTGCCCTTTTGAAAGAGGAGAGTTTAGATACATAAAGTTCTGTGCCATATTTGGAATAAACCGCACATCATCTACTTCATACCCATTAACACTCCTGTCAAAAACTTCACTATATTCTTTAATAACTGATCATTCCTTTCATTCCCAAAATCGTAAAAAATAGGCTACACAAAAAAATACTGAATAGTAATTAATGTGTAGCCTACAATCTATCTACAAAAAATAACTTACTATTCAATATTTTCATCTTTAATGTTTTCACGCTTCTTAGAAGCATATTTCATTTTTACATTTTTATGTTCAACCTGAATTTCTTCTGCTTTTTCAACAGTTTCCATTTTAGGTTCTACGGTAATTTCTTTTATTACATTTTTGATTCGATCTGGGAAACTCTCCAAATCAGATAAGTCACAATGACTTAATTGTTCTTTTGCTTCTTCCTTATTTTTTGTTCTCGTATATTCAGAAAGAGCAATGAAAATTTTATAATGTTCAAGAGTGTCTGTTATAGTTCTCCATGGTTTAAAAGTTTTAACGGTTTGGCATGTTTTACAAACAGAATATCTTTTGCCACAGATATCACAAACACCATTTAAAGGTTCACTCATTGTACTTTCCTTCCCATCAAAAATAAGAGGAGAGTAATATGCTCCCCTCTTACTATTTATTCAATTAGTCCTGAGTAACAATAATGTCAAACAATTTCGCTTCAGTATCGCAATAAGGCTTCTGAAGAATATAAGAAGCTGCATGTTTGCCTTCGGCGGTCAGATTCAGTTCAACACTAGAAGGATCAATCTGTGCTCTAGGGCAATAGATATATCCAGCATAAACAATGTTCTTATTACAAGGATTATGGAAGATTGCATGAATAAGCAGAGACTTAACAGCAGGAACACTATCAGTTGTCTTAGTAACCTTAACTGCATTTTCAGCTTCTCTTTCATAATTTACGAATACTCTACCAGTTACATCATCAGGAAGAGTGATCTTCTTTGTAGCTGCATCAAGAGTAAACTTACCTTCACCTGCAACAGCAGATACTTCATAAGTCTTACCGAAAGTATTATCATCATTGATAACCTTTACATACTTAACTTCTGCACCAGTAGTACCTACAGGAACATACTTAAGAACTACAGTATGATCAGCACCGATTGTCAGAGTTTCTGATACAGGCGCAACAATCTTATCTTCGCCAGATGCTACTTTCTTGGTAGTACCAAACTGAGAAGCAGCAAGATCGAGAGAGAAGATAGAGTTAGTGAAGCCAAAAGTACCAGTCTGAGCATTATAGAATGTCATAATAGGAGTACCCATAGCATCAGTTACATCTGTACCCTCCGCACTTGTCTGAAGACTGGGATCCTCAACCTGAGTATATCTACCTGTCAGCTCTTTAGTTTCAGGATCATACTCTTCAACAGAACGAATTCTTTCCAGAACCAGCTCATTAGGATTAAAAGCCATAATATTTTCTCCTTTCAAATTTAGGCAATAAAAAAGAACTCATTAACTGAGTTCTCCGAGCCAATCTAATTGTTTTTTATCTATTTCTTTTAGGTTGATTCCAAAACCGGAATAACCAGACTGTAATAGCAGTTCTGCATTCTTAATCTTTGAAATCCTCTTTACGGAATCCATGAATGCATTTATTTTCATTTCCCATACTTGGGAATGATTATATTTAAAACCTTCACTGTTAACCAGTGCAGATATTAAATTAGTTAATAATGAATGATATTCTTTGTTTTCATTCGCTTTCAATTCATCCAGCGCGTCTTCTATAAGTATCATCTTTGTAGTGTTGTTTGCGGGCATTCTTTCATCTTTTTCGATAAAATGAACTTTTCTGAGATAATCCATAATTAATGTGTATGTATATTCATCTATTATTACTTCTTCGCCATTTATATATTGACTAAGATATATTGATTCGTCATCTAAATGTTTTAATAATTTAAACTTTTGGAAGTCTAAATCTCCAAACAGAATAGAAGTAAATTCTTTTGAATAAACACGATACAACATAATATAGAACAACATATACGGAGTGATTTCGGTATAATCAATCCCCATTTTCCACAACTGAGCTTTCATAGACTGTGGCGTTGCCGTGAGATTATATACCATTTGATAATACTTCGATTCACCCATATCACATATCTCATTTAGAGTAGGTTGATGTATGGTAATATATTTTGATATTACATAATCTTTTCCACGATATACCTGCAACTCATCGTTCATATTATATTCCATATTTACCCCCAATAATCGTCATTCACGATACGAGAAGATCCATTATATGGAGTATTTGTAATGCTGTTAATATCATAAATCTGAAATACAAGAGTCCTGACAAGATAGTTATTATCAGTTATTGACTCTTTGTTAGATATTAATTTAGCTTGCATACCAAAAATACTTGACCAATTAAATCGTTCACGGATAATGGATGCAATAAGATCATGTCGTGCAATACCACTGCATTCCTCATCCCTATCATTACCATGGACGAAAATTGTGAATGTTATTTCTCCGTATTTTTGAATATTTGAGTATCTAGGCAATTCATCAAAACCGACCTGATAACAGATATAATGTTTTACGTCTGTCTGGGTGTCAGGAATAAATAAATAAGGACGGATATTAGAGTTTCCACCAAAATATCTATCCCATTCACCTAAAGGTTTATATTTATTTATCTCTTCATCAAACTCCCAATTAATATTACCATCTTCATCAAATAATTCAGACTCTAAATCCTTTTCATGGAGAGCATATAAGAGAGCTGGGTTTGATAGAAGAGCATCTTTGATTTTTTGCTTATATACAATATTATCGTCGTCAGGATTATCATTGACATCGCTGTATGCACGAAGCTTATTTAATAAATCATCTTTTGTGACTAATTTTTCTTCCATACAGTAACACCTCCTAACTTGATATTTCTAATTGAAGTGGATCTGATTCAATCGGATCTCCTTCGTCTTTTGTAATCACACATTTAACAGACAAGATTTTACCTAACTGAGTTTTGTCCAAAGGAAAGCTTAGTTTCGTCTGGTTAAACTTTGCGCCAGATCGCCATGTGACTATATCAGTCCAGTCTTCACCATCTATACTACAAGTCCATGTAAATTGACTGTTTTCATATTCAGATGTAATATCTTCATTGGATTCATTAAATAGATTTGTCGTCAGAGTTCTGAAGCTTCCACCAACTTTTATTGATGATGTAGAAGCAGAGATTTTAGCTGTGATAGATGATGGAGTGGTAGATGGAGTATCAGGATCCGTAGGCTCAATAGATGAATCATAGTAATCTGCCCACATACCAATAATATTGCCATTCTTGTCTTTTTCGATGTAATCTCGATGAGAATCCCAATAATTCTGATAAAATGTTAATGTCTGAATTCCCAGTGGTGTACTATTTTCAATTTTAGTAAGCTTCCACACTATAGGGTGGCTCGTCTTTGCTGAGACAACCATTCTCATATTCTTATCATCTTCATTTGTATACCAAAGATTTTCGGTAATTGGATTTAACGGTAATAATGCTTTTTGCTGATTATCTGGTCGTGTAAATACACGGTCAGTGTAGACTCCAATAGTATACGACTTTTGGCTTCTACTAACTCCCCACATTTTTCTTTTGTATATTTTATTTCCGTCTTTTTCAATCCACATAAACTGATAGTCTATCGGAAGAATTAGATACTTAGGAAATTGATTGGCAAGTTCTCTTTCACAGATAAGCCATTTCCTATAAATACCTCTATCGTCAGGTAAATCGAGCATCATGCCTATCGGGAATTCTATTCCGTACTTTTGGCGATAATCTGTTTCAAAATAATATAAGTCATCATTCTCTTCAAATTCCATCTTCTGAGATGGTTTAAATTGACAATAGAACTCTGGTTGATCCTGATCTAACGATGAATACGTTTTTACTATTAGTTTCACATCAATAGGAGTTTTAATCGTATTTTCATAAGTCATATGATCTTTTATATCTGGATGATCATCATGCATGTAATCGTAAATGTATGCTTTTTTACTCTGCACGTCGTTATTCCACGTCAATTCCATAACCTTGTCTGAATCACTTTTTAATTTCTCTCCCAAAGTAAGATAGTTCTTACCGGTAGAACAAGTATCAACTTGCATACGTCTTTTATAATTTTCGTATAGTGACATTATTTATCACCAACTTTCATTCGCTGAAGCAAAGCTCCTGCATCAAAAACTAGCTTTTTATACTTCTTAAAATCAAACTCATCTGACTCTAAAACAGTAAGAGCAGATTCCAAGCTATTAACAATTTCTACAAAATCTTTGGGATATAATAAAAGTTGATTACAACTAGAAATTTCAGATAATAAGTTTTTATGATATTCAACAACATCTATATTTTGAAAATCATCTTTTGTATTCTGATCAGTGTATAACACCAACCAAAATATTTTCTTTCGTAATTTTTGCTTATAGTAATCTACCTGAGATTCTTTGAACTCACCATACTTATGAGTAATAAACTTATCCATTTGAATCACCATACTCACCAAAGTAGTATGTATGTCGTGACAAATCACGTTCCCACTCACGTTGTAAAGTGGCAAGCCTTTCCATATTCTTAGAATAATTATCTATAAGCTTTTTCTCCTCTTTGCCACCAATCATCGTTGCAAGATTTTTTGTGTTCTCTAATTTAGATGGGAAATAATTGATGATAATACCTTTTGCCAAAATAGTTTTAACAAAATTCGTATCATATAAATCATCTACACTATTTGTAAGTGTGAAATTTAATTCCATGAGTTCATCATCTAAAACATAAGAGCTAAATTTCTTGCGAAGAAGTGGAAGAGAAGAAGTGGTGGTCAACCATTCGCAGAGAGTATCATAAAAATCCTCTTCTGTATAAGTTGCCAGTTCAAGGTCGTTAACCATGGTTAAAGCCTTTTTATATATTGATTCATATTTTAGAGAAGGCATAAGATACCTCCTTATAAGAAATCTTTAATACAAGTACCAAGTGTATCATCAATGATTCTGATCTTTTTTACATCTGGATAATTTTCTGCACGAATCATAGCCATTGCAGTTACCTTAATAATATCTGTAAGCCAATGAGGAGCATTTTTAATCAATTCTTCAAATTCATCATTGGATCTGTCAAAATATTCTTCTGGATATTCGATGCCATCAAAATACTTATATACGTCGCCCAATTCACGTCCCCACTGATTTCTCAAATCAGCATCCATAATTAGAATTTTTGGCTTAGTAATATATTCAGTTCTGCGAAGTGCCTGTAAATCACGATACTTTAAATACTCAATGTCACCGAAATACTCCCAATGATATACGGTATTTTTATCAACACCAACTGCCGATAATTTCCAAGGCGTAACACTTTTACAAGGAATCTCATCATCAGGTTTGAATGTTTTCACTGGTGCTTTTACTTCTACAAAAGAAGTTTTACTACTTGTATTTTCATCTTCATCTTCATTTTTTTCTATTTCAGTTTTCTTATTAGCAATATCAGTCATATGTGCCTTGGCAAAATCGATCATATCATCAGTGGCATTTTGCATATGACTAGATACCTGATAATCATTATTTCTATAAAAAGCAATTAAGTCTTTTGGAGTTACATCCAATTCTTTTGCTAATTCAAAAATTTTCATCCTTTTTCTCCTTATAAAATAGGAGAGTGCATATGCACTCCCCTAAACGATATTTATGTATTAGCCCTGAATCTTGAGTTCTCCGAAGAGTTCATCAATAACAATACCAATACCTTCCTGGTATACAACCTCTGCGTCAACGGTCATATCCTTCTTAAGACCATCCATACCGGTCTCATAGTAAGCAACATCACCTTCGTTTACACGCTTAATAGGCTTGAACTCAGGGTCGATAGGGATGATGAAGATCTTCTTCTGATCGTCTGCGGAGAATACACTTTCTCTTGTACCAGCTTTATTTACACGAGCCAGAGCAAGGCACTCATATCCCTCCCAGTTACCAAGAATACCATTCTTGTTTCTCTCATCCTTCATTGCGTCAGAGAACATGTTGTAATTAACAGTACTCTGAAGCTTCTGGATAGCAGATCTAGTACCTACAAGCATTACATCCTTACCGGTAGCTGCTGCAACAGCCTCGATCTGATCAATCACTTCAGACTTAGTAGCCTCAGTAAACGGACATTCATGGATCATGTCAGTAGGAAGAGATTCATCCATAGACATAAATGCAGTATAAAGAGCAGCATATCTATTCTGTTCGATAGAGGTATACATCTTATCTACAAGAGCAGCAAAGTCAACTCTACCAGTCTGGAACAGTACGAAGTCAGTATATACTTTTACACCATAGAAAGAAGTTTCAATGGAGAAAGACTTACCAGGCTTAACTGCCTGACGGATCAGGTTGTGATGATTACCTGCAAACTTGGACACAGTAAGAAGAGAGTTGTCGTTAACGAAAAACTCATTTGCATCACCTTCTGCAATATTTCTTTCGTCTACAAGTTCCATAAAACGAGCATTAGCAGCATTCCAACCAGAATTCATCTTATCAACGATTACGTCCTCAATTAAGGTTGCGATTTCCTTGGAATGCTCACGCCATGCCTGTCTACGCTTCATGGAATTTGCTTCCTTAAAGTTAAGACCGAGAATCTTGTCAAACTGATTTCTAAGAATAGTCTGAGTCTGTTCTTTATTATATGTATTAAAGATATTATTGCTTGCGTCCATCATCAGAGAATTGAACTCAAGCATATTGTCATATTTATTATCAAACTGTGCTACAACGTTTGCACTAAAATATGTAATTTCTCTCATTTATTTATTCCTCCTTTCTCTATTAAGCGACATCCTTGTTCTGAAGAACCTGGATGCGAATCATGGTGTAATAAGTACCTGCGGAAACACTGTGAATTCTTCCAATGAAACCATTGGTAGAAGTAAGAGTAGAAACCTGAGTTCCATCAGCCTGTGCAACATACATACCTTTACCATCAGTAATAACAAGTCTTCCAACCTTAACATTTTCAGCGGACTCATCGGTAAACTGATAACTTGCTACAGCAAAAATTTCTTCATATACAGCAGGATCATTTACCTGATATGCCTTTGCAGGTTTACCAGCTGCGTTTACAAAGTGATAAGCCTGACCCTGTTCATTGGTCATAGCGGTCTTTACTTCAGCAGGAGAACCAATTACAGCAATAGCATCAGTTGCCTTTGCAATAGTTGCGTATCTTTCCTGAAGTCCGTTGCCGGTATAGTCACCAACCTTTACAGGTACACCATTATCAACTGCGATAGCTTTTTCGCTTTCATCACGTACAATTACATCAAAAATTCTTCCAATGTCGGTAGCAGACATTAAAGAAGACTCAAACATGCCATGCATGTCACTTTCCTTGGCCTTGAGATTTGTATAAACCATTAGAAAATTCCTCCTTATTTGTTATTTTTTCGCATTAAAAAAGAACGTCTCTAAAACGTTCTAAAATGTTAAATAATTATTTTGTTTCTTTGTTTTTATTATTAAGCAGACCATCTAAGAAAGAAGAATTCTGCTCGGTTCTTGCGAATGCTAAGAATGCAGGTTTCTTTTCGTCCTTTTTAGGCTCCTCAATATTCATAGTAAAAGTTTTAGTTGTTTTGACAACTTTACCAAGAGCAGCATCAGCCTTTTCTGTTAATTCTTCTTTTGTAAATTTCTTTACATTTTCCACATCCATCAAAGACTTAAACTCATCTGTTTCCAGATAATTCTTATAAGCTTCGTCTTCAAATACGGTCATCTTATCAGCAATCTGTTCTGCTTCTTCATACTGTGCAAGCTTTTCAGAAATAGAAGAGTAGTTAGCTCTCATATTATCTAACGTAGCCTTTTCTTCTGCTGTAACGAATTCCGCAAAAACATCCTGACGTTCACCTTCGAATCTAACTTCATCATTTTCTTTTGTATATGCTTGTTTATAGAAGATATTATTGCAACCAACCTGATAAATAAAATAATCATCAGTAGTTTTTACAATCCAATAATATTCATTTAAAGACTCTTCAATAGGAGCAAGCAAAGCATATAATGCTGTTCTAATATCTTCGTGAGATAATTCAAATGTCTTAGAATATTTTTCTTCAGTAACAACAGTATCTGGCTCTGGATTATCTGCAATAGGTTCTTCTGTTGTGGTGACAGGTTCCTCTACGGATTCTGGCTCATCATTTGGTTTAGGTTCTACTGGTTCCTCGCCTTCTCCTTCTTCGCCAAAAAGAGTAGTAAATAATTCTTCAAGTTCTGTATCAGGCATTCCTTCATATTCAAAAGTAATATCATCTACAGTCTTGTTATATTTCTTAAGTAACTCTTCAAATTTTGTCATATTAACCTTTTCATTTCCTCCTTTCTCAAATTTTTCAGTTGTGTTTAGAATTGTTTTGGAATTTATATTGATACTGGATAAAGTTTTATTAAGGTTATCCAGAGTTTCAATTAATTTAGAGTGTTCGTCTTCTGAAATAGAAGAGAATAAAGAATTGTTTTCTTCAGAAAAATCTTTTAGAGTCAGTTTGCTCCCAGCCATTCCAGGGAGTACACCTTTTCCTAACAAAGTGCAGCCTTGTACATAAAAATCGTCGAGATGAAGTGTTTTATCTGTATTATCCCAATGCATTGTTCGAATCACAAGTTCAATAGAACAATCCACAGTTTTCCGTCTTCTCAGAATTTCACAAGTATCAGTATATTCCTCATATACAACGACATCAGAACATACAAAATTTCTATCAAATTCTTCGTCATATTCAAGATGAATACTTTCAGGATGAACAAAGTGACCTACTGGAATTTCCTTATAAATCATCTTGTCCAAATTTTCATCATAATACATCGTATGTCCAGAAAAATCTTTAATAGGATTTCCATTTTCATCTTCTTCAGACGTTTCTATAATATCAGCCATGATAGGGCGATCTTTAATAGACATCATCTTTTCTTCGAGAACATCTGTTTCTATATGAGAATTATTTCTGTTGGACAAATCGTGAAAGGCTCTAATTTTTCCGTATAATAATCCTTCTGTTAAATCATCCTCTAATTCAAATACAGCATGTGTTTGAACTGCAATATTATAACCGGATTTCTCCGCACTAAAACTCATTGACTTTTTCTTCTGACTGTAGAAACCGTAAAGATCTTCTAAAGTTAAAAGCTTTTTATTCAATCGTATATTTCCTCCCTTCTTCAAAAATTCTCCCAAAGAGGGAGTAAATTAAAACATCAACTTATTCGTAAATCCAATTTTATCAACTGGGATAGTATCATCGAATTTTAAAGTTGCGTTATTTATAAATATAAAAAAAGATCCACCAGAAGGAATTTCTGTGAATCCTAATTTAACTAAATTATTTTTTACTACCTCATCTGAGGTGAATAAGAATTGTGTTGAGTTTTTCATATGATCACCTCTTATTTATTGCTATTTACTTGATTATGTCATTTATTAAAGCTTTGTCTTTTTCATATAATATCACTTTATCTTCATATACATGGTTATTTCGGCCATCACAATAATTTTCAATCATGTGATAACCAATGCCGGTTTCTTTGAAAGTTTTATTTTTACTTGAATATGTATTTAATAAATTACCAGATAAATCAAATATAAGAATTGACTGCTTTTTGAGTTTTCCCATCACATTGATATACATTGATTGGATCACCATGAAATCTAAAGATGTATCCTTTAACAGTTTTTACTTTTCCTAAACAACAAGCACTGATATTTGCATTATCAGCATTTATTTCAGTAGCCGCCTCAACCATCGAACTAAATGTTTTGAGATATTTTTTATCTTTCGAATACATATCAACAGATTTTCCATAAGAAAAACTATTATCCTTTAAGTCTATAAAATTTTGATATTTATTATAAGAATCTCCTGAGTATCTCCAAACATAATTAAATGCCTTCATAAATTTACCATTACAAACTCCTATAATGGAATGAGAATTTGTGGCATTAACTGATTCTTGTGCTTCTTTTGCAGAATTATAAGTTGTTATATATTTTCCATCTAAAGTATATTTGTCAATCTTCTTACGAACATCTTTCGCTGGAATATAATTGAATTTATCATCATAACTCCAAAAATGCCATTTATATGTTTTTCTAATTCCTGTTAGGTGAAGTTTTAGACCACTGGCACTTCCATTTACAGAAAGCGCAGCCTTTGATATAGAATCATATTTCTTCACAAATTTTCCATCTAAAGTGAATTGATAGACAGGAATTCCTGTTGTTTTTCTTTCAATAGAATATTTATCAAAAGGTTCATTTCTATATCTAAATATATAATCAATATTAGGTACTGAAATTCCTTTACAACAGTCGAGAATAGAAGATACATCATAACCACTAAATATCCTGGAAGCTTCTTTTGCTGAAGCGCACTGGTATAAAAGATCACCTACACGGTTGTAAACATCTATCGAATAACAATTATGTATTCCTCTATTATCACCACCAATAGACAAGTTATATCCATTTTGAGTTACTAAGGAATTGTATTTATCTATATAATAAATTTCTTTTTTATTCAATATATTTAGCAGCTTTTCTTTTGTATCTCGTGTATAATTGGCTACTTCTTTAACGGAAAAATTTTCTATACCATATTTTTTAAATGCCTTATACATAGGATTTGAATTAGCCTTATCGGATTTGTGCTGTCCCCATCTATGTTCAATAGTAGTAGTGGTCTGACCTATATAACACTTTCCATTAACCATATTTTTTATTTTATATATATAACCCGTATAAGTACCATTTTTATTCAATGACATATAAACACCTCCATAACATTATTCTCCAAAATAAAAAGAGTAGAGATTAGCTTTTTCTTAATCTCCACTCAGATAATAATTCATTTAATTTTTCTGATCCCTCAAATAACCAATATTTTTTATGCGTTTTCTCGTGAACAGATTTTATAATATATCTCAAACCATTTGTTAAGAAATAATCCTTTAATGGTTTAGAGTAACAATAAAAATACTTATTTTCCAAAATAATAGCTCCTCTTATTTATTGCCTTTATCATCATTCTTTCCAGAATCTCTTGTCGATTGCCCTTCGGGACTCAAATCTTCTTCAGGTAAAGATGGCCTACCACCTTGATTATCAGATGATTGCGTATATGATGAGTTAAATGGAATTGCGTATTGATTAACATTAAGAACTAATACATCAAATCGAATCTTATTATATGCTACATACGGATCATCTCCTAATGCACACATATAATCCATTTTTCCAACACCAAACGCACTAGAATCTTTTTTCTGACTTATAAATTCATCACGATTATATTGAGTTTGATCAAAGATTTGTAAATATACCCCATCAGTAATATGATTCTTAATCCAATAATTCAACCATGACTCAATACGTCTAATATAAACAGATATTTTACCTAAATCATTCGCATTTGAATATTTAATACCATTTGCATTACTTGAATCGCCTGAACTGACAATTAATCTATTGATACCTGCATTTGCAAAAAGGTTATTCATTGCTTTATTCAGATTGTCTGTATCCGTGGCAGATGTTGACTTCTCGAAATCGACAATTTGAGCATCGCTCTGATATGGAACAGTCCCATATCCAACTAGATCAGGTAGGATTTCCTTTATAATTGCATCAAATTTATCAACTAATTCTAAACTGATTGCAAAATCATCTACATTTTCAGAATCTAATAATGGGATTTTATTTAAGATCAACTTATAGTTCTGCAATTCCTCTTTTGCAGCAACAAGATTTTCTGTATCAAGAAGATTTAACAAAGACTTGAACAAAGGTAGAAAATAGGGTAGTGGTACATAAAATTCATCATCTGTACTTGCGATAAGTGTTAATGTATTCTCAGGTGGTAGTCGGAAATATTGATATTCTCTACCACCGGATTTGTATTGATTATAACCGTCAATAAATACCTGATCCCATACACCAACGCCATCATTATTGACACCGTTAATAAAATCTTTATTATTTGATTTGTCAAAATATGATGCATCAAAATATGTAATCCATTCACCTTCTTGTGTTTTACCATAGATACGACAATATTGAATATCTAACGGCATTAAAAAGATTCCGTTTTCATCGTCGCCATTCATCCAACCTACATATATTCCATCACGAATAGTATTTGAGATTACATTTTGAAGCTCTTTTGCCATATTAAAATGGTGAAAAACTTTTAATACTTTTTCATAATTTTTTAATTGTTTGTCTGGATCAAAATCTTTTGTGTAATTAGCAAGTGGAGTTATATTGTATGTATAGAGTGGCATAGTAGAGAAGTAAGAAATCATCTGCTTATAAAGCATTGAGACCCTGGTTAAGAAACGAGATACTTCACGAATATTATCTATATTATTGAGTGGAGATTGTATATATTGATCAAGCAGATCTCTTGTGTACTGTGTATATGATTTAGAAACTGTTTTGGTTACATTTCTCTGCAATAGCTCTTGAAACTTTGCAAAACTAATTTTTTGCGCACGATCACGAGATACTGTATATCCTGACTCGTCAGTTTTTGTATAAATCTTTTGAACAATCGGTTCCTTTGTATTTTTTGAATTACTCAAATGTGTGTTATACCTCCTTTCTTTTAGAATCGTGTTACTTTCTTTGGTGCTCGTACTGAGAATAGTTTAGATATGTCGGTGGGAGATTGGGTACGCTTTTTCTGTCTTAAACGAATTTGATCAACCACGAAATAATTGTATTCGAGACTGCTGTATCGGTCTTTACGCATTCCAGATTTTTCTTTTACTTTAATAAGTCCATTGACCACATCATGATCCAAATTTATTAATTCTTCGATGAGAGCAGATGTTTGATAATATGGAAGTTTTAATTGTGTCTTCATATTATCTGATAACTTATTATATCCCTTTATTACCTTAGACCATCTATCTTCCATATCTGTTTCACTCATAAGTAAATTAATATATCCATTCTGTAATGCTGCACGTAATGCAAGACACATATCATTATTTTGTTTTGCATTTGCTTTAATAGCATAAACACATTTATTAGCATCTTTTATCTTACATCTTAAAGCTAAATCATCGTTGTTTATAACTGTCATTGCTTTATATGTACATCCATAAAGTGGATCGTATCTATCTTGCATACAAAAATCCAGAATTGCTTGTCCAATACCAGAACAGTCAAGTCCTAAATAATCCATATCATATTGATAAAAATACCGCATTACACGTAAACCAAGTTCTTCTGTTAATAAACCTTCTTTAGTGTCTATATGTGATATATTACTAATTGGCGAATTATCATTTGAAAATATACATTGATTTATTATAATAGCAGAAGCATCGTTGTCATGCTTTTTGGAAGCTAATAATGCTACGTCAACCGAAAGAATCCTCTTTTCGTTTAGTTGTTTTTTTGGTATCTGCAATCCGGCTTCTTTATAAAATTCAAGCGGATGCAAACTATCTTGTAGAATACGTTGCTTATTTAATACATTAAAATTAAATAATGCATCTGCCGAAGACCCATAAAACTTTCCTTCATATTCCATCATAAATGAAATATCATTAAAATCAGGATCCGCCATAACATTTTCTATGGTTTCTCGCATCATAATATTTGAGGCAATAGATAATTGATAGGGAAGATCACAAGCAAAGAATTGCGAGTCATTCTTTAGCATATTTATAGTATAGCCTTTCAGCATTGAGTATAATTCACTTTGCTTATACCACGCTGAACTTAAAAATAATTTTTGGCCTACCTCTGCAAGATGAGAATATTCAGGTTTACTTAGATAACCAGGCGACCTTGGAGCATTTAACATAGGAACAAAGATATCATCAATAATATGTTTAGGAACAAGTCTGCTTTCGTCAATTCATATGTTATCCTAATAGCTTTTTATCTATTAGTTCTTATAATTTCATATAAGGTCAGCATATATTTTCACCCTCGTTAAACGTTAGGAAAGTAATATAATACTTTGATTATTCTATAAATAATCGTGTTGGACACTCGTGGTAGGATTATATTTATTCACCTACTATGCGTTACAATACTTATTTACCTTTCGCAATTAAATAAGTTATCTCGGTATCAACATGTTGAATTATCAATTTAGCCTTTACCGATTTTGCCCAATTACAACTATATATTTCTATACAGCCAGACAATTGTTTATCAAAACGTTGCATCTTGCACCTCTTGCATTTTCATTTGCCACTCTACAAACTAGGAATGATCCATTTCTAAACCATACACCACAATCATTTTGTCCTGTGCTAGTTCGTTCTATTTCAGCTCTTAACATAGCTGATCTATGCATAAAGTCATCTGTTATCTTTCCAACCAATTCTTTGCTTTGTTTAAATGTTGCAGAACTTACAACTATTTTTGTTCCTGGATACAAAATACACTTTATTACAGAAAATAAAGCAACCAAAAAAGTTTTTCCAATACCTCTACAAGCAATAAAACAGAATGAATCTGAATGAATCATTGCCCAGATCAATATTTTTTGAAATGTTTTTAAAAAATTAGGAGTTTCAGGAAATAAATAATCACTACAAAATCTATGTGGATTCGCACGATAATAAGATGCTCGTTCTGCGACAGTATTCATAATCTTACTTGTACGGTCTTCTTTGATTTGCCTATCTGTTAATTTTTTACTCATAAGTATTTAGACCTCATCTTTTCCAAACACTTTTTCGTACATTGTCTCATCAACAGAATCATCATCATCTATATTATGAGGGCGTTCTACAGAATATTGCTTAATATATTCATCATATTCTTTTGAATAACCACCATCTAATCCCAAAGCACGCATTAAACTTCCTTTAAACCATACTCTTAAAAATTTTCCAATGCTATCTGGATCAGCAAATTCTGCTTGAGGTGTAGGTATAGGTTTCTCCAATTCCCATTTTTCAATTAATTGACCAAAAGTAAGACTATCTGTAGCAGCATTACCGACATTCTGACGTGGTTGCAAATTTGCGCCATTCATAAGATCATTTAATGATTTTACCAACTTATCAGTATCTTTTCCTGCTTTTTGAGCTTTCCAAATTTCTAATTGTTTAAAACATATTTGTATAATATATGTTTCTTGCGATTTACTATCAACTTGTGTGCGACTACGCCAATCATCATATTGATCTTGTAGATACAAATAATCATCCGATGTGAATCCTGATCCAAATATTTTAATAATTTCTTTTCTAGGAGTTCTTTTAGATGTAAGTTGTAAAATTTTTTCATCTTCATCTAAAAATATAGAATCAGCGAATTTTTTTGCTCTATAATCATTTAAACTAGCTCTCATTACAATCCACTGTTGGGCGGCAGTACCACGAACTTTTTCACCAACACCATCAGCCAATAGTTTTAACTGATCATTGTATATTTTTTCATCAAAATACCAATCGAGACGCTTAAATGTCTCGATAGTCTTTTCCTTATTATCAATTCTTGTATCAGTAGATTTATCGTAGTCTGTACAGTCATTAAGAATACACTCACGACAACCGTAATGTTCTACTCCATCTGGACTTGTATCAGACTGATAAAAGTTTATTTTCGTTGACTTCCAATTATCGCATTTAGGACAATAGGTAATTTCACCATTTATAATTTTTTGATATGTATTAGATAATTTACCATAATCTTTACGCAGACTGACTAATGTAGACTGCTTTAATTCTTGTTCAGACAAAGGTTGTACCAATTTAGCCATTTCGTTACCTCCCTTCCTTTTTATTCCAATAAATTAAGCACTCTCTGTAATAACAGCAAGAGTGCTTTCTAAATATTCTATATAGTCATAGTTAATATTTATTTGTAAACCATTCTCATTAAACCATTCGTCAAATTCTCCAATATCAATTCTGTATACAAAATCTAAGAAGTCATAAGGAGAAAATTTCGTGTAACCATAATTATCATGAAACAATTTGTGTATATCTTTATTTATACAAGCTCCATATCCATAAATTATATGTAGATCAATTAATTTATTTCTAAGGCATTGAAATTCATCTTCACTATAATCACATACTTTCTGTTTGACTTCTATATTTGTTAATCTAAAAACCTCGTCGATGATATCCCTAAAAGCAGTAGTGTGATGTATATTGTCAAACTCTTCACCAGTAATTACACATTTATAATTACAAAATTTCATAGATTCATTAAACCAATCCTTTGTATCAGACCTTAATTCTGTATACGTAGGCAAAATTCCACCTTTCCAACGGCCATTTAATTCTCTATTCAAAGGATTAATATGCCTTGGATTTTTATCACCAGCCCATTTACCTTTCATGCGTTCGCTTAAAGCTTTGCACTGTTCAGGACTTCGTTTCTTACCTTTCCACCAACTATCATGAGTTTTATAATATTCCTTTTTAATAGCAGAAATTTTGTCTCTTGATTCTTGAGATATTGTTCTACCTTTTAATTTTTCACTACACTTCAAACTTCTTGCAACATTAGCTCTATTTTTAGCTTCATAATTTTTACCTACAAGTCCAAGAACACCTGCATGACATTCAATTGATCTAATAGTTCTATTGGGGAAAAATATATTGTGTAATTCTTCTCCTGTGAAATCTTTATAATTTTCATACATTATTTGGTCTTCAGATTCAGTCCATTTTTCGTAAACGGTATAATTAGGATCTAAAAATCCGACTTCTTTTTTACTGCATTCTCTACAAACATTTCTTAGACCATCAACACAAGCTAAATCAATTGGAAAATATAATTTATTATTTGGTAAATCACGTTCGCATTTTTTACAATGACGAGTACCTTCATAGAATAAATCTTTATTTTTGTTTTGTTCTATTATCTTCAAACGGTTCTCTTTATTGATTATCGCTTGACAATTTTTACATATTGCATTTAGTCTACCAATTTTTTTATTCGCATAAGCAAAATATTCATTTGTATTTGGATATTCTTTATTACATTTAGTACATATTCTTATTTCGGAATCTAAAGATGTTCCATGTGTATAACCCATATATATTCTCGCTTTCCACTCGCAAAACCAATTAAAAATAGAGCGAGAGAGTAGTGCGAGTATCTACTATGCCTAAGATGATCAGTCAAAGGTTTCTCACTCTATAAATCCGACTACCTGCAATCGAAACAGTTACAATCCACTCATAGTCAGCTAATTATTTATTCTCTATTCAATCTAATTATTGATATAGAAATGCCATTATAGTATAATGAAATTAGGTCATAGTTCTTGCAGGAAAGAAGGCTACTATGATAAATTTCTATACGTTCGTGTACTACTTGAATTTAATTGGAAGCATTATTACTATTTTAATGTTTTCAAAAAATATTCTTCGTTTTCTCTTCAAAAAACTAATCCATATTATTTACATATATTTAAAAGAAGAAAATGAAAGAGACAAGAAAAACGACTCCAAAGATTAATAAAGTATCAAAAGGGGGTGATTATATCTGACTTCATTTAACGTGTGGGCATATACGTTAGTGTACAAGATCTAGGAGACGGGTAGCCTGTTGTTAAATATAGATAACAACTATGCAAGAACTATGATTTTAAATTTAAAAATGTAACTCCAATAAAAAAGAGAAGTAATATTATCACTTCTCATAAATTTCAAAAACACATGAAAGTGCAATATCTAATAACTTATTCTCTTTTTACGAACTAAATTTTCGTATAATAAAAAAGAGCTATTCCAAACGAAATAACTCTTTCTTCAGCTGTCAGAGTAGGATTTAAACCCATGTTATCCGATAGAAAGTCGGAGGTCTTTGACCACTTGACTAACCGAGCATATTTAGGGTGGAAGAGTACCACCCATTATTTTTACAGAATAACTTCTGTTTTACCTTCAAACTTAGTATTTAAAACACGAATCTCAGCAAGCTTCTTACCGATTTCTTCCTGAATCTTAGTAGCGAAAAGTTCAACTTTTGCCTTGCCAAGTTTCTCAACACTATCAAAAGGTGCTTTGACTTCTGATTCTGGAATCTTTGTAACATCTACAGAGAATGTGATGTGAAGGTTTTCATCTACAACAAATGACTGGTTGATAATATCTTTTAATTCAACAGAGATAATAGTTGAATCATCAACTTCACTATCAGTTGTAACTGGATCTCCATTAGAGTCAGCTTTCATATTAGATTTAAAGGATATTTTAGAATATTCGATTGTTCTGACAAAATTATGTAACATATCTTTTTCAGTAGCAGCATCAGTATCAGATGTACCTAATTCTGCAACAGAAATATCTACACCAATAATATTTTCATTAATAGTTTTGCTAATATTTAATTTCATGAATTTATACCCTCTCTTTCGTTTACAATTATTTGGTTGTATGCATCTTTGAAACTGATTACTAAGTCCCTTAAAGTTTCTTTATCAATAGTACAGTCCAAATTACTCATATCAATATTCGGATTTGATACCGTAAACTCCAATGTATTTCCATTTGGTGCAAATAAAACTTCCACAGATTCATTGAGTAGAAGAGTAATAGAATCAATTTTATTTCCATTATTCGATGTTATTCGTTTTACTTGACCGACTTTTAATCTATCATTTTCAATAGATAATCTACTTGCCATTATATGTACTCCTTTTCTTTTATTTTTTCGTTTTCTTTTAATCGTTGAGTTGCGGAAATAGGACTCGAACCTACATACTCTTGATTATAAACAAAGTGAGCTTCCAATTGCTCGTCATTCCGCTATGATAATAGGAGAGGAGTGCCCTCCCACATATCATATAGATTGGTAAGATCCACTGCCAATTGATTACCAGTCAACCGACAAAGAGAATGTTGAAAATTCTCTGAAATAGATGGCAAACGTGGTTCAAAAACCATCACAAACCCAGATTTGTAACTCTGGTAAAGTCATTATCACCCATTTATTCTTTGGAATATCAGCCTGAAGCACTAACTAACTGATATTGAGTCCATGGAACTCAGTTTATTAGGATAGAAGAGTGCGCACAATTCCATCCATGCTATTGTTATCCAGTTGCAATGCCATCATTGGATTCGAACAAAGACTTCTGCTTATGTCAGCGTACTATCCGTTATACTAATAACCTGTATAATTAGTATTTTCCCGTCTTTCCAGAATGCCAGACCGCACAGCAGTCATTCATTATCTCAAATTCAGACTTAGTGCAAGCACCATTTCTGATAAAAATCTCGAAGATTTTTGTTCATAATGCAAGTGCTTTTCTTTCGGATTTATAATCCTACACTGTCTTGGGGTATAGCAGTAACCCTATGAATACTCCAATAAACACTGAAGACAGTCCAACATTTATCTTCAACGTATACTTACAGCTCAAGGAAGTAAGGGCATATCACGTATCTTGCCCTTAGTAATACTATTTTGTTATTCTCTCTTTAACGCAGAGAATACGAACATCTTCTCACTTATGGTTGAGAGATACCTATTATCCGAGATGTTGATGGGATCAAGCCGCTAGAGTAGTTGCGACAGTGTTATTATTTGTCTTGTGCCCACACCAGGCAACACCTCATCGTTCGGCAATTTATTAATCGGATAGCCGTATAACCGATACTCTCTGTTGATTTAGCTATTCCAGTCGCAAGGATGTTACGGTATCCAACCGTTAGAATCTTACACTGTTCAAGACAGAAGCCTTTATTCAAGGATTTTTAGCATTGACTCTCGCCAATATCCTGGAATGTATTTGAAGTCCAACATTTTACTGCCTGTTATCTTGCGCACTGGCCGACAATATGGCGTTGGACAGATCCTCCTAAGTTGTTATTCTCTAAAATTCCGCAAATATACGGCATTTTATGGAAATGTTTTGACAGAATATGTCGTGAATAATATAATAGAGTAGACAAGCAGATTTCCATCATTTTGATTTAGGCTAGATCGAGATGGTCAATAGGCGGTTCTGAGTCACGTCTGAATGGTGACATTCAGTTTAACATAGATATCCTCGTGACATCATGTAGGAAATACTTACAAAGGAGGATACGAAGTAGTGACTTTAAGTGTTTTTATTATTACTATTGTTTACGGAACAGTTAGTAGTGTATTGGCTACTTACATAGTACGTTACATTGATAAGAAAACACAAAAATGACCGCCCTCGCTAAAGTCCGGTCATTAATGTGTTAAGTATTTAATTTATTTAGCCGTTTCTGATTGTATTTGGCTCAAACCGTCTAACGGAAATTTGCTTGTTTGTTTTTTACATGTAATATATTAACACAGATATGTGGAAATATCAAGACAGAAAGTTAGAAGAGTTAAATCTTGCCTTCCTCTTTAGCCTCTTTAACAAGTTCCTGTTGTTTTACCTTTAAAAGTTTTAATTTATCTCTTAATTCTGATTTTGAAACAGGCTTAATATACGAGGCCTGTGTTACCGCACTTGATTTGTGATTTGCCCACTGCGCAGCAAGATTTAGATCACCTGTATCTTCATAAATTTTATTTATAGCCGTTTTTCTCATACAATGAGTATGAAAGTCTTCTAGTCCAATAATTTCACCAAATTTTTTCATTCGCTCATAAATCATATTTTTTGTCCATGGTTTCCATTCATCATTATATTTATGAATAAACAGAGCATCGCATTCAAGGTGATCATAATCATCTTTCCGCATGGATAACCATGTTTCAATCATATCTTTACATGTATCGTCGAATGACACTTCCACTCGATAACCCTCTTTTTCACGAATACCTTCAAATACCATATTATCCAAATCAAGAGACGAAATTGTAAGTCTTTCTAATGCACCTAATCTATTAGCAGAAAAGAGAGATACTTCAAACAATAATTGATCTTGGATAGTCCATTTATTATTTTCTGTTTTGTATAAATCTGCTCGAATATTGGTAATCTGTTCATTAGTTAAAAAATAATGATTTAGAATTTGTTCCTCACTTGCCTTCTTCATTCTATCTAATTTTCCATCAAATGGATGATATTTAATAAAACCACGTTTCATAGACCAGATAAAAAATGAACTCACGGCAGATATTTTCATATTAATTATTTTTTTATGATTTTGAAGAGTTTCCTGACAAAATGCCATATATGCTTCCATGATATCAACAGCATTTTCCATGAAGTCATCAGAATACAAATCTATTTCGCCATAATTTTCACCTAACCACATAAGAAAGTGACGGAATAATCCTTCATATCTTTTATAAGTAGTATCTTTAACATCTCTGTTTTTTATGATGTTAGATTGTAAATATTTTTGATACTTCTTCCAGTTCTCTTCATAGATATATTTTTCTTTATCAGGAGTAAAATATTTCACTCTCGTAATTTTTTCTCTTGACAATATTTTGTCCTCCTTTCATTCAAAAATAAAAAAGAGCAGTAGTAAAACTAAACTACTTCTCCATAATCAATAACATTTCTTCCCAATTTAATTTCACTAGAATATTTTAATTCGCCTAATTTAGAAACTGAATTCCAATCAATATTATTTTTAATAAATGACTCTATATTTTTGCGAAGATCAATTGAATCATTGTTCAAAATATTATAAGTATTTTCTTTTGTTAAATCACATGGGAATAATATGTAATAATTTAAATTATTATTTTTAAGCATAGACTGTTTTTGGGATAATTTTATGCGATAATTTTCTTTTGATTTGCTATTCAATATAGATTTATTAGAAAAGAAATATGTTTTATATGCTTCTATAACTCCAGCTATTTCTATGTAGATATCATGATTTTTTACATGTATTAAATAATCACAATTCATATTTTGTGTATAGCCAGGAATGAATTCGGAATATTTTACATCTCTTATATAATCAGTTCCATATCTTAGTCCATAATCTCGTAAATATTTTGAAAATATATATTCAAATTGACTTGTGACACGTTCACCATCATCAAAATCAAATATAATACCTCTACCACATTTACCAAGAGATATATTTTTCTTAGACAGTAAATCTTGTAGAGAACTGTTATAATACTTTCTGGCTGTTCTTTGTAACGAAACTGTATTCAACCATTCATGATTATTATCTATTTCAGAAGTTGTTATAAAATTTCTTCCATCTTTTATTACATGATTAATAATTTCATCTAACATAGTATCAAATTTTTCTTTTGATAACGATTTATCAATCATAGATTCCTGAATTATTTCTAATCCCAATTCACGTTTCATGTTATTAATTGTGCCCCAATAATATTTAATTGCTTTTATTGGTGGATGGTAACAACCCACGCCTCTAAAGTCATCATACATTAAAGGTCTTCCTAATTTTGATTGCATTTTGTAAATTAGATTTATCATTTTCCCTTTTGACGGTATTTTACCTTTTGCAACAAAGCCACACCAATCAATAAATCCCGCCCAAGATGTAACATTTTTGTCAGGACAATTTACAACAAACCATCTAGCGTCTGGTAGGTTATATGGTTGCTTTCTTAACATAGGATGCGAAATGGGTTTTCCTAATTTTTCACTTTTCTCAATATAATCCTTTACATATAAATCATATTTCTCTATATCGAATTTTCTAGGCTTTGATTTTTCAATAGCCATAATATAATTTCTCCTTTCCATTTTTATTAAAAGAAAAGGAGAGTGGTTGGTAATTATCCAACAAACTCTCCATTAATTAGTGCGATAGGAACATACCCTATACATGCGTTTCACTAACAGAGGTAGAGATAAGCAACCGCTTGTAATTCTCTTTATCAATCTAACTGATTGACCTATATATTTATTCTCCGCTTCATATAAAGTTCGTTGCCAACTGTATTTTTCTCCATACTTGGCTTTTAGCCATTCCAGTGATTGTCTCTTACATTTCTGCAAATCGTAACTGGCATCTTCCAATCAATATATAAAACTTCAAATAAGTGGACAGGGTTGGACTCGAACCAACGTAGACCAAAAAGTCGGCGGATTTACAGTCCGCTGCAATTGCCACTATGCGACCTGTCCATAAAAGTGCATATGCTGTGACACATATACACCATAGAAGAAAGGCTTGGTGATGGGTGTAGGTGGATTTGAACCACCGACTCTTGATTTAAAAGACCAATACTCTATCCAGCTGAGTTATACACCCAAAGTGCGCAGTCTAAACTACACACTCATATTTATTACCAGTCAAATAAATGACGGTATTCGTTCATAATATCCGCAAATTCATTATATTTCTGTCTTGCTTCATCAAACGCATCACACACTCTGTCAATAGCTTTATCATATTCTTCTTTTGAAACTTCATTTCCATTAACATGATATGAAACACTGGTTTCAGGATGATTTGCACAGCGATCACATTCGCATATGTAGTATTCATAATCATCTTCATCATCTTCATCCTCTTCACCAACAGATACTTCAAAAATAGCTTCACTGTCCAGATGTTTCAAAGCAGTAGAAGAGCAGTTATCCATTACATAAATAACAGCTGAATCATTATCAAGATATCCATTTTCTCTCTTCATTGGCTCACACCAGATATCAGATCCATTTACATTACATAGAGAAATAACATACTCATCTTCGTATCCACCATATTCAGGGATCTTAATCTGAATTTCCTCGATTTTATAACCGCACTGAATCAGATTCTCAATAATTTCTGTCGCTTCTGCATACTTAGCAATAATAGTAACGTCATTTCCTTCATCGTTATCCTTGATAGCATCGTAATTTTCAGTGACTTCAATAACAAAATCTTCAAAGTCATCAAAATGTAACTTTTCCAACATAATCACCACCAGTCAAATTAAGCGTTCTTAACAGCATCCTTAAATGCTTTACCTGCCTTGAACTTAGGAGCCTTAGAAGCAGCAATCTTCATAGCCTCACCAGTCAGAGGATTTCTTCCATCTCTAGCAGCTCTCTCAACAGCCTCAAAAGTACCAAAACCAACCAGCTGTACCTTACCACCGGCTACAACTTCATCCTGAATAGCCTTAAGTACACCTTCTACAATAATGCCAAGATCCTTCTTGGTTACTTCAATTTCAATATTCTCCTGAGTCTTTGCGATTAATTCTGTCTTGTTCATTTAATTATTCTCCTTTTTCCCTAAAATTTATTTTATATTTTTCGGCAGTTTTATTTTGCCTTTTTCGAGTATTTTGTTTTGTGTTTTTCGGCAATATTTTTCTAAAAGTGCCGAAATAATAAAGAGAGCAGTATCGAACTGCTCCCAATATGGCTTCGTCAGCCAAAATTAACCATAGGTTATTTCCATTTATTAATTGCCAGTTGGAGTCTGGACTATTTTATGTTATACTAATTCCGTGATTTCATATCACATTCTTGGTCATCAGCCTTTCCATAGAATTTGTTTTTTCTTACGAAAGGAGGACGAAGATATGAATAAGTGTGTATTTCCTTATATTGTATCAGTCAGGTCTTACGAACGTTTTCGCTTTGGCAAGTGGGAACAAGTAACTAAGTACTGGCGTAGATCGCCTAGACGGTAGTTTATAATTCTTCATCCTGAAGCCGTGATCAAGCTCTCATGTTGATTACTAATTCTTGATGACTGATGACCTTTTACGATATGTTTCACTAGAATGTATAGTTTCACTAATGTAGTGAAAGTGCAACTATGAATGAAATTAGTATTTAGTCTAATTCAATAGGATAGCAACATTTAATACCTCTATTATTCACAACTAATACGGTCTGCGATGGCTTTCCAGTTAATCTCTTTTGGCGTGTATACTCATCACCACTACCTCCAAGACTGCCGGATTGCACTACCTTAATTCCAGATACATCTGTCATTGCAGGAAAGTGTTTGTGACCACATAATACACAATATGGAGTAAATTTCGCCCATAATGCAAGCTTTGCAATAGACGCATCACTCATAGTGTCGAAATCACCGTGGACACCGAAATATGATTTATCCCTAATAAAGAAAATAGACATAGTATCATCTATATCTTCATCATACACAGTAACGTTGTCTGCATTTTTCAACATAGATTTAATGAACCATATAATAAGAGAGTCTAAACGTTCTCCTAAAAGAGCATCTTCCTTTTTCTCTTTGATTCTGCTATGATTACCTGAAACTCCTCGTACTTCAACATTATTAAAATGTTTACCAAGCTCATATACGAAATCTGAGATATATTCACAAGCAAGTTTCACCTGCTCAATTACATTCTCTTTATTTGTAACAGAAATCGTCGAATGGATGTTGCCACTGATAAGATCCCCTAGCAATAACACAACACAATTTTCGGCAGAGTGTGTTTTCTGAATGTCAACAATTTCAGATAAATATTGATTCAATCTGTCTTTTGCAATTTTAGAATCATAACAGCCATCATAGCTATAATATGAGGCTCCAAGATGTAGATCAGATAAACATACAATCATATCATTGTCACCATATTTAATAAAAGGACTCTTATCATATGTAATGTATCTAGTATCGGCAATACTATTAAGCATATTGTCAATCTTTTCGATTGTTGTCTCTAGCCTAGATTCTTCTCGAAGTCTACGATTAATATCAAGACGTTCATCATATAACTTGCGTTTTTCTTTCTGTATTTCTTGCTTTTCTAAACGTAACTTTTTGAAATACTCATCGTCATTTTCATTTAAGTTCTTACTCTGAGTATTTTTCCATTTATAATAATCAGATACGAAAGCAGATCCAATGAGAGGAGGTTGTGAGCCTTTTCTGATCGTGTCAGGGTTAAAGTCTAAATTATACCTCTGACAAATTTCAGACCAATCATCATCACTGATTTTGCTTACTTTATTAGAACAGTCTTGAAGCAACTGTTCATACTTTTCAGGTGTCAAATTGTATTTACTTAATGTTTCTTCAATATTAAACAATTATTCACCAACTCTCTATTCTTCAGTATCAGACTCACTTTCATCAGGAGTCTCAAACGTGATCTTAAAGTTAATCTTGTCGAATGGAATTGCATCAATTACCTGCTGGGAAATATCTTCACCAGTGTCGGTGTCTACAAGACGTAAATCCTTTACAGAAATATTTTCAAGCTTAATTGTTTGTTTCTCAGGTGTTACTTTGCTTTCAGTAGTTGTAATTTTAAACATATTTTCTCCTTTTTTTCATTGAAATAGGAGAGCGGTTAGCTCTCCTTAAATAATTTCATCTATATCACAATCAATTCCAATAATCCTATCAACAATATGACGTTCTTTTGCCTCTTCAGAGAACATATAATACTCTCTATCTTTTATTTCTTCGATAAATTCTGCCGTCATATCTGTATGTTCAATCATAAACTTCGTCATTCGTTCATCAAGTTTATCATAGAACTTTTGAATATCTTTACCTTTATTTCCGCTTGATACATAACCTGTTTGTCCATCATGATATAAAACAATTGTGTTAGGAAAACAATAACGTTCATGACCAGCTGCCAAAATATAACTTGCCATGGATGCGCATTTTGCAAAACCTACAGTTACAATAGGCGTTTTAGAATATGTGATCTGGCTCAAAATTTGAGTACCAAGTACACAATCCCCACCATCACTATTGATATATAAAAAGATTTTCTTTCTTTTATCAACTGGAAGATTCTTGTCTTCTGCGTTCCATTTTAAAATCATAAGACATACATTTTCTAATAGATCATCTGTAATTTCCTGATTAATAATAATTCTTCTATCATTTAAATGATTCTTTACAATTTCACTATAAATATCATCGTCTTTGTCAATTTCAAACAATAATTCGTCTATAATAAAACCTTCTTTCTATATGAGATTTTTAAACTGTGAATTTTAAGCTAGAATTTGCTATTACGACTCTAGTAGATTTACACTGTTTAGACAATTCTTCCTCTAAAGCCTTTTTAAGAGTTTCTTTGGCAAGAGGAGATCCATGATGTAGAATAATTTTCTGACATGTAATAGATGTATAATCCTCTACAAGCTGTTTGAATGGAGCATGTCCAGACATTGATTTCAGAGAATAAGACGCACACCGGCAAGCATATTCTTTTTGATCAATGGTAATAGATTTTCTTTTATTATCCTTCAACAAAGCGGCAAGCGAGCCTTCTGTGCTGAAGCCTACAAAGAGGACAGTACTGTTCTGATCAGGAACGCATCTCTTAAGATAATGACGAATTCTACCGACTTGACACATTCCACTCGTCGAAATTACGCAGCAAGATTCATCACTTGACACAATAGCTTTGCTTTCTTCTGGATCTTCAACAAAATGAAACATACCATCATGAATCATTTCATCAAATAGAATTTTATCTTCACCATCAAGGCATTCACCATAATCTTCGAATATCTTAATCGCAAGAGGAGAGTCTATATATACCTTTGGCTTCCAATCAGAATCCTTGTACATCTCATAAATCATAAGAACAAGTTGCTGCACTCTGGATTGTGCAAAACTCGGAATTATGACTCTACCATGCATTTCGTGAATCTGTGTTTCTATAATAGACTTAAATTTATCTAAATCATTCTTCCGCTCTTTCAAACCGGTTTTAATTTCAGGCTTATCTCCGTATGTTGACTCGCCTATAATAACATCAGCTTTCTCTACTTGCTGATATTCTCCAACAAAATGATTTTTGACCACTTTATTCCCGATGTCACCAGTTACTAAAATGGTTTTTGTTAGTCCATCAATGGTGATATATAATTTTACCTGACAGCTACCCAATAAATGTCCACTTGGGATTAATTCAAATGCAAACTCATCATCTATTGTGATTTTTTCATTCATTGGCTTTTCTAACGTATATTCCAACATTGTATCAACATCTTCAATAGCATAGAGCGGATTATAATTTTTATCATTCTGAGAATTAATTAATAAAACGTCTCGTTCACTGATTTGAGCAGAATCATACGCCATGTCCTTTAATACTTGTTTTGATCCACTTGAAATAATAGTGGCAGCCCTACATCCTTCTTTATACAAGCGAGGACATAAAAGGGAATGATCCGCATGATTGTGGGTGATAAATATAAAATCAATATCACGAGGTTTAAACTCTTTGAATTTTCTGTTATTTACTAGAAAATCCTCATATCTATCATTTGTTTGGTGTAATCCACAGTCAACCAAAATTTTGTGATTTTCAGTATAAATATAAATTAAACTCCCTGTCACATCTTCAGATGATGGTGAATCTACAAATGATATTCGTATTGAATTTTTTCTTTTCTTTGCGATGATCAGACACCGCCTTTCATATAGATTTCGTTACTTAACGATAGTAGAAGAGCGCATTTCCTTTAACTTTCTCATATTATTCTTAGTCTCTGCTAGATAATATGTATGAGAATTACTGTATGTATGGCTAATACCTTCGTATCCCCAACATACACCCATTTTATTCAATTTTAATGCTTCACTTTTAGTAATTAATACTATTTTAAACACATCCTTTTATTCAAATTTCCTACGTAAGTAGGATATAAGTTTCTTGTGGGCTTTGAACCCACGTTAACTGATTGGAAATCAGTCGTGCTAAACCAGACTGCACTAAAGAAACATAATACAATAAACTGATCCAGTAGGGCTTGAACCTACAACACCTCGGTTAACAGCCGAGTGCTCTACCATTGAGCTATGAACCAAAATAAAAAGAACTCCGTGAAACACGAAATCCTTTTACTATAAGCTGAGATATTTGACTTATTACGCTAACATCTATTGTGGTTGGACACAATTTATCACACAGTCGATTAGACTGTAGTTAGCAACAACACAGATTTTGACATAATCTGCAAACTCTTACTATGAAGCGTTATAGATTTCCTTTCTGCACATTCTTCCTTGCGAGATTCATAGGTTGCGGCCTATTAGAGTTGCACGTACTTGTAATTTCTCATATAATGCCTTGCGAGCCTTATATGCCACCATATTACAGATGGATAAGTTGTTTTTCTCTTCATAGTCATACACACTTTTGCTTCAGTATTTTGATATTTTCAAAATTAATATAATTTGTAATATTATTTTATTACCATCAAAAATATGTATTTTATTATGGACGATGAGGTGTACATTTGACCATCCATACCTTTTGAGTACAGCCCAATCATCACCATCCTGTTCGACTTGCTATCGTCTTACTTTGTATTAAATCCCCTCTTTTTCAAGTTATGAGAATTACCTACAATCCAATTAGCACTTATTCTTGCGTAATTCGCACCAATTGTACATAAATCATCCCCAGATTTCTCTGTTAATACAGCGCATTGCTATTACGCCTACTTAACCGTATCATTAGCAGTAGCCCTCTGATTTTAGGTCAAGCATAGATTTATGTGTTTTCCGTCAAACTATATTTCTACAGTCGCAGTACTGTAATACATTATTCATACTGCTTTATACATGTTGCCATGCTTATTTGACGATCCGAAACCGACCGCCTACCGAAGTAGGAGATTACGGGAGTAGGGCATGATCCTACATACTCCTGGATATGAGCCAGGTGAGCTTCCAATTGCTCGTCATCCCGTGATATATTTTTTAGAACACCGGCAGTCATACAATCAGAATGATAATATAGCCACCGGCAAAGAAATGGAGGTAACACAAAATGAAATCTAAATATCAGATACTTATAAGAAAACTGAAACATCAATCATAATTTCAACCAATTATTTGAACGTTACTAAGTAACGAAATTAATCCAATATTCTTTAAAAGAATTTATATATTATTTTCATCATAATATGTTTTATCTGTAAATTGGCGAAACGATTATTGAAATTTGATGTTATTGAATTTATGAGAGTATGGAATAACAAAAGAATGAGTTAACACTTTACGAAACATATAGCGGCTTTTATTTGCATTAACATACAGTTAAGTCAACCATTTATATGTATAAAGTAAATTAAACTTCATTAGTTTATTAAACTTTCCATTTGTTTTTCATCATATGTGATCTATGGTATATCACACAAACCTTGCAGCATCATAGTTCATCTGCATCTGAACCGATTGACAATTATTCAATCCGCTTCAGCTCTCTCGTAAGTACCTGATATTTTTCAACAGGAGAGAAGAGTGCTACTTTTTACAAGCAGCAACTACTTCCTCAAATGTATCAGTTACATCCCATGTAGGAACAAAATCTACAACAGTAGTGAGTTCGATTGCATCCAGTTTTGTGGAAATCTCATCAGTTTCCTTCTGATATTTCTTAGCCAGATTACGAACATCATCACGCTTAAAGTTAATAGTAGTCACACTATTAACATCATAATAATAAGACACCTGATCTCCAGCCTCATTGAACTTATAGCCGGTTCCACGAGAAGTTGTCTCGCTATTCTTAATACTTGCCATATTATTAAACACAGAAGAAATTCTCTGCTTTAATTTATTCATAGAAACTGAAGAGTCAATATCAATTTCGGTAGATCTCTTGGCAAGAGTAATAGCTTTAGTTAGCTTTTCTTTCTCTGTAATAACTGCACATACCACATCGATAAGATCATTTGCGGTAAAATCTACATTATGAATATTCTTCACTTCAACAACTTCATCATCAGCAAGAGGATTTACCTTCTTTCGATTATGAGTTTCTTTTGTCTCAGTGACAAAATCAGTTCTACAAAGATAATTAGCAGCATTACTTAAAATAAGATCCAAAAAATTCTGATAACGAAATGCTTCTTTTAATACCATTCCTTTTTTCTCCTTTTAATTCCATATATGATAATTGTTATCTGTTACAATTATTTATTCTCTCTTTTTAAATCTAGTTGCCACAAGTTTTACTCATGGCAACATTATAAATAAAACGATCGTTGCATATTTTTATTCCGCATTTGCATTTAAGCGGAGAGGTACTTAGACAGAAAAATCCTTTCTCCTCATTATACAACTTAACGATAATGTAAAAAATGCACTAAAATCAAGTCTTTCAAGACTATATTTTTGTTCAGGTGTCCCTAAAAAAGCATATTTTTGTTAAAAATTAACAGTTATTAGAGAAACATTTTAGCAGATTTTCACTATTTATATCATACAGTGCCTTTATCAAAATAGAACGTCTTTTTTTAATAGTAGACTTTAATTTGTATTGATTTTTCTTTTGAGCCATAGAAATACAAAACGCTCTATCAAGCAACCAACTAAATAATCCAAGATAGTTTCTTGATATATAAATATTTCGTATGTCTTTAATCATGTTATCAAAGTCAAGTTTTAGCAAGAAATAAGTGTCGTCATTATTGTTACTATAATTGATTACACATTTGTTTATATAATTTTCAATAATTTCTTCTACCTTTTTACAAGTTTTTCTGTTTTTTTCTAATTCAAATTTTCTAAAAAAATGTTCAATTGGGATACTTGATTTATTAGATCTGAATTGATCAAGCTTAAGATTATAGAGATAATTCATTGGACAAATTAAATTATAATTAATACTACTTTCTTTAAAATCTCTTCTAATGATTTTCCAAAAAGCAGGATACTTATTATTTTCAACATCCATATCCTTTTTTATACGTCTTATTTCAGAACCAACATCTACATCAAAAAGACGCTTCGCAGAATCAATAGCTATTTGAGCTAATACACTTAATATACAAATATAATCTTTATACTTTTGTTCATTAAATGTACAATCATAAGTCTGAGCAAGTTGTGCCAAATTACTTGATTCACCAATATCAAGTTGAGAAGCTGCTAATTTATTATCTAATTTTGCATAATCTTCCATTTTATTATTATATACGTTTGAATCTTTTGGAATATTATTTACAATAGTCAAATATTTCTCTTTACATTGTTGTGCGTGTGATACAATTTGTGATTGGTTCGTTACATATAAGCTATCTGAGTCTTGGTCTGATCCATTATTACGATCTTGAAAATCAGTTCCATTCATATTGATTGCAATAATCTGATCACAAAAATTGAAGTATTTTTTAAATCTTTCATCATACACATTATGTAAGTATCCTAAATTATATTTCCCATTAAAAGGACTTCTAAATTCTGCCAGATATTCATTATCTACAAATCTGGTTGTATAACATTGAGTGGCTAAATTTTCAATACAAAAAGTGTCATCTTTATCAACAATGTCTGGATTACCAGTTGCTCCATAAAGTAACATTGCATAAGGAGATCCAACAATTACGAGATTATCTGCATTTTGAATTATTTTACCGCTCTTAAAATTTAAAACGTAAGTCATTATAATTGATTTCTTACGTTCTCTAAAATAAGAGCTTCTAATAAATTCTCTATTTTGATTACATAATGCGATCAATGCCTCGTAGTCATTTGAAAAATTAATATTTCGTTTGAGATATTCTAAAAAGAAGTCATCATTATTTTTCAATTTATTGATATACTCAACACTTTCCTTGCACACATCATCCATAATATCAGTATTAAGGGAATTTACCATTTGATAACTCATTCTTTGAACATTACCAAGTTTACTCGGATGTGCCGTTTTAACAATCCCAAACATACATCCATTTTCATAAACTTTGTTACACCAATAATCATATGACACATCATATTTGACCCATTTCATTGCATTATCAGTTGTAATAAGTTCTATATCTTTCACATAATGTTCGTTTCCCCACATATCTTTTACAGTAGCAGAGTAGTAATTATCACCAAAATAGTCTCGGAAAAATAATTGAATATTGCTACAAAAAGCAGCCATTTTACAGAAGTGATGCCTGAGAAGAATATACCCATTCCCCCAATCAGGGAAAATAGAAGAGTCAATTAAAGCCTGTCCATCAAACAATGTGTTTTTTAATCTATAATTTTCAACCAGTTTTGCAATACAATGTTTATTTTCATCTGTTTCGACAGAAATAATATTTGTGTTAAAATATCTATCAACATCCTTTAATACCAAAATATTTTTAGGATTGATTTTTACCTTACCGACAATTCCACTACAAACAAGAGAAGAGTAAGCACTAATTCCAACAATATCTGCATTATATTTTTGGAGTTTTATACCCATACGTAAATATTTAATTGCTTTATTATATAGTTTATCCCGAATAAACATGCAAGTACCTTTTTTAGCTTTACCAGGACTTCTATATAACATCTTATAATGTATTATTTCGGTTTTTACAATTTCACCGCTTTTCTTTCTAGTAATATATTCTACATTTACACCATTTTTGTAAAATTCTTCACGAATCTCATCGGCAGATAGTGAAAAATAATCCGTTTTGTGCTCAACAGCAAAATTATATAAACTAGCTAATTTTTTCTTTTTATTTGTCTGAATTTCTATTAGTTTTTTACTTCCAGAACTTATTGCTTTTTTATATTCAATTCTCGCATTTTTTGCAATTTTCCTAATATGAGCAATTTCATCATCAAAAGATCTTGTTCCAAAATTGAATTCTAAACAGATAAGATCTCTTGTAGATTCTAGTTTCCAAACCTTTAATCCATTTTCGCACATAAAATCTTTGAATAAACTGTTTACGAACATAGCATTTTTATATTCGTAGTGATCTCGAAGTCCTTTGTTATATTCATATAACGTAGCTGCTTCGATATTTTTTATTTTAAGTCCAAATTCACTCACCCTAATTAATCACTCCTCAAAATATACAGGCACTCTATCAATACCATAAGACTGACAGATCAGATAAGATATGTAACCATCGACCAGTGTAAAATCTCTCTTTAATACAATCGGAGCTGGCAGCTCACCCGTCTTAAGATAGTAATTATATTTTGCTTCCTGTTTTGCAAAACTTGGTTTACTTTCGCTAAACTGTGCCGTAATCTCAATGTCATCAATATCTACATAGTACTCATTGCCGGTTTCATATACACCAAACAGTTCTTTAATCCATCTGATTAACTTTCCCATAAATTATCCTCCATTTCTTTTAACTCCATATCCAAGCCAATCTAATAACCAGCGTAAATTCTTTTCACAACCAAAATGAATACATTCGCCATGGTCATTTTCTATATACTCATCACCTTCATATATTCCCTGACCACATACTTCGCATATAGCAATAAATTTTGGTGGTTCATATTTAGGGCACCTCGGATTATGCATTCCTTCAGGTTCGCCACATATTTCACATGCCATTTATTGATTCTCCATTCGTTTCTAAAATTATTTCAATCTTTCATAAGCAAAACCATCGTCAGTAGAATAGTAGATATCCTTTATTCCTATATCTCTTATGGCGGCCATGCAACTAGGACACGGACGAGATATACCATAATCCTGATCATGTCGGATTCTGTAAATATACAATTTAACTTTTGAGAAATTTATATCCAGATTACGGATAGAGTTAATGCAGCTGATTTCTGCATGAAGCTTTGGAATAAAGTATGTATTATCTATAGCTCTGTAACGATTATAATAATTCTGCCGTGGATGAGTTTTATTACTATTGCATCCAATTCCTATAATAGATCCTTGATATACCGCCACGCATCCCACATGTATTTTTGTAAAATCTGAGATAGCGGCGACTTGTTTTGCTTTTTGAAAATATTTATAGTCTATTCTTGCCAACATTTTACATCTCTAAAAATTATCCTTTCTGAGAGCAATAGAAAATTGACTAGATTTCAGCGTTTATATTTAAGACAAACAACTTACCATTAAAGCACGTTTCGTTGAAATTTGATGTCTAAATTATTTTAAAACTCAAATAAACTGAACATAGTAGAAGAGTAGTATTACTTCTTTTTCTTTGCTCTATAATCAGCCAACGCCTGTCTCATTTTTTCCTTCTGTTCTTCAGATAGTTGCTTCTTAGGCTTATTAGGATCAGGCTTGGATCCTGGATTGATACGAAACCACTTCTTCGGAATTTTCGCACAGATACTTCCGTCTTTATTCTGAGTCAGGTATTTAAACTCTTCAGCACGTTCTTCATAAATTTTCTTTATACGATTAATCATCTTTCTATCTGTAAATGATACGCAAACATATCTTTCGCCAGTCAGATAGCAAAGATCATTTTCATTGTTGTTTTCAAAATCCTTTTCAACTGCCATATTACTTATCAACCTCCGCCGTACGTTTTCTTGCTTTAATATTTTCTATGCATTTCTTATCAAATAGAAGATCGGCATAGATACGATCCGCCCATGATTGTGCTTTTTCGTGGCGTGGATAGTCGGTGCAGTAATCTGTATAGTTAATAATTCCTCCAAAAGTGTTACGGTGTTCCTCTAGTGTAAAATTTCCTGTCATAAATTAATGTCTCCTTTTCGTTTATCATTCGCATACCTCCTTTAAATTTGGTGCTGCGTTTATTTGTTACAATTACTTATTCTCTGTTTGTTGTGGAATTATTTCCTCTTTTAATTTCTCCAAATGAGTCTATTTTATATACTTCTAACATTTTTTCAATAGCCCATTCAATTTCTTGTTCATATCTTTCATTATTCAATACATAAATATTTGGAACATTTTTTGGTGGTTTTTTAGGATCTGGCTGAACGCTTCCGACTTCTTGTTTAATTAGAAGAGGTTCTTTATCACCAATAGAAGATGTGAGATATTGAATACATTGATTAATAGTATCTTTTGACATGGATAAATCTTTAGACATAGTTTCGATACTTCTATAAAATGCTTCTGGTTTATCTTGTGGTTTAGATAATAGCTCGTTGCCATTTTTGTCTCTCTGTCTTATATAAATATAAGAATTGATATATAGGAAAGCTATTAATATATTCTCTCTATTTATAGAAGATTCATTCATCATTATGAAATCAAACTGAGTAGAAGTAAGTTTTGAAAAATCTTTCTTAAAGTCAAAATTATCAGGATTTATTTTTATTTCAATACCTGTATCATAACTAATAGAATCAAGATCCTGTTTTACTTCTATCATTTTGTTGTTAATCATATATTCAAGTACATCTAATATCTCTTGGACTGCCTTTGGTCTACGTTTGTGAGTTTTGTACCCATAAAAATCCAAAACTTTTCTAAGAGTAATCCAACTATAATCTTCATAAGACCTATATTTATCAATAAGGATATAGGTAATATAAAATTTGCGGCTTACTCCATATTTGGTTTTAATGTTTCCCTGAATGTAATCATTTGGAAAGCGTGTAAAATATTCAGTTTTCTGTTGCAATAAGTAATTCCTCCTTTTTGTTTGATATTTAATTATTCTCTAACTGGGAAATAATTGAATTGACTTTAACGAGCGTTCAGCAAAGTGGGTTTCATCCCCTAGTGAATTAAAATATTTTTCAAAACGGTGGGGGTTCAGACCTACTTTACTGAACTGAAAGAAGATAAACAACATTTAATAAGACAGACTATAAGTAATTTATTCACTACGTTCATAAATTACTTTAAAAGGCTTTTTATTTATTCTCCAAAATGGGAGTGGAAATGAAAAAATCCACTAATTCAAATTAATCCACTTTTATAAGCCTAAAAATAAACTAATAATAATCATGATAAAACCAGGAAGCATTAATGAACATATTTCTAAATCCATTCCAATTCCTAATAAAAAAGCTCCTAATAAAGCAAATATAATAATTATTATTTTATTCATTGTAGTATTTTTCCCTTTTATGATAGTTTCTGGTTCACCTGGTACTCTTTTATGCATAGTATTTATTCTCCATTCATATTATTATTTTCCTCTAAATTAACATATCTTTTGTTCGTATTATCATCTATATGAAATACTGGTAATCTATCTTTATATTCCTCAAATAATTCATCACCTGAAATAATAGAATGATATTTTATTCCATTAGACAGCATTCCTGTTCTGTGATAATCCTTTACAATAGAATCTTTTAGTTTTTCACCGATCTTGCCACAGATAGAGCAGTAGCTACTTAATCTAGTATAAATATTATGTTTGCCAAAATAATTACTTTCGTATCTTAATAGACATTCCTCATAATTATGTTTATGCTTTGACTTCTTGGATATCTTGGAGATATTACTGCCGGTATTCTTACGATACTTTGGTATTTCTTGCTCAAATTCCATTCCTAATGTTTCACATTCCTTTATAAGTTGTTCGTCAGGAATTGCATCTATTCTTTTCTTGAATTGTTCAAATCCATTTATAAATTTATTTTCCATTATATTTTCTCCTTTTATATTATATAAAAATGATTTAACTCATATTAGGTTATTCTATGTTTAGAAGATAATACATCTACCCAAAATTTTTTGCTTCGCAAAAACCGACCCTATCAAGGGTCTATTTTTAATTTTTTAGAATGAGGTTATATTGCAAAAGTATCATTATAATATTTTTTCTTCCATGGTTCCCAATGATCAATTTCTTCACAGATTTTCTCATATAACTGTTTCATTTCATTTTTAGATAATGATTTGTTTTGTTTATTTTCCATTATATTTATATCCTCCTTTTATTGATACTTATTTAAATAATAACATCAATATATTATTCTCTATTTTTTAATGGATAGTGTGTATTATAAGAGTACTGATCTGTTTAGTTTAAATGTACCCCCTATATGTTTACACATATATGTTTATATGGAGCCGATTATTTAGTGTGAAAGTTTTTATAGATAATACATAAGAGATTTTTGATACGATTTGAGAAGTTTTATCATTTATGGTAGTTTATCATTGAAGTGGTTTTCGTTCGAATTTGGGTATTAGTTTATTATAAAATTCCAGTAAAAGTTTGGTATGTAGTGCGAGAGTAGTATAGAGAGATTTTTATGGAATGAAAAAGACAGATATTTCTATCTGCCTTTAGAAAATTATTTTAATATATTTCTCATCATATCTACAAAATTAGATATATCTACGAAATAATTTGGATAAGCTGTTCTTAGTGCTTCAAAAGAACTTGCTGATACAAGTACTACATCTTTATTAGTTTTATTTTCTATATCAGAATATGCTTTTGTTGCAATTTCTAATTGCGCTGGTTGAAATGGTCTAACTGTAACTTTTTTATTTTCGTAATCTAAAATTAATATATAATATACATTTTTACCTAATTTCTTTTTAACACTATAATCTATAGAGACATTAAGTCCGCTAAGTATAGATATGATATTATATTTTTTATCAAGTTCTCTGATTTCATTTATTGTTTCTTTTACATCATATGGTGTATTCGGACATATATTAGTTTTTTCTATCATGGCAAAAATAGAAGATACTAATAAGAAAAATCGTAATATATCTTTATTCCCTTGACTTGATTTTAAATTACTTTTTGTATATATACCCATCATTTCTACGGCAGTTGCCCATGTATGCTGTAATTTTGTTCGAAATTGCACTTCTATTAACATATTTTTATTATATGTTTCTAATTTATCACTTTGAAATTGGTATACACAATGTAGACATCTATATCCTGAAGCTTTTGGTTGATCTATATAATCATAAGTTCTTTTAAGTACATGACGAATTCTGGAATTTTTGTATTTATTGTATATATCATATACTTGATCAAGAGAATCTACAATGACTCTACATCCACCAAGATCTTGCATCTTATACAATTCCATTTCAGGAAAACGTTCAATTTTACCAGTAATTGATTCCAAACGTTTTATTCGTTGTACTACCAAAGCGTTAGGGAATTTATTTCTTAAACCACATGTTATTACATGAAGTGGATAGGCATGAGATGCTCGCCAGTTATTAAGAATTTTTATGGCTTCTTCATACTCATCAGGTGAATAAGATGATTTATTAGCTATGATCTTACCAGCCCTGTTTATTTGTTTTCGAGTGTATTGTGGGGTTTCCCATATTTTATTTGATAATGTGTTTATGTTTCTCATAGAAAAATACTCCTTAGTAGCATTTTCTATAATTATATCATAGATTGTTTGATTGTTCATTATTTTTATACCTCGTATATATTTATTTGAAAGTTATAATATTTTATTCTCTATTAAGATTGATTTATTTAGATTAATAAAACGAGTACAAAATTAGTCGTATAAAATGTAACGTCGAGATTTTCCTTATTTAATAGGAAGATTTGAGATTTTAATGTGAAATTTTGAATGGGTGAAATTTTGATTTTTGGGATTTGAAGTAGGTGAAAGTAGCGTGATTGTGGGATTTTTACGATATGAGTTGCGATAATATATATTTTGGATAAAAGTGAGATTTTTGTTGAGGTGTTGGGATTTTTTTGATGGTTGGGAATTTTTAATGGAGGAGGTGGATTTTTAAGTTGGTGTGTAGGTGAATCAGCTATAGCCTGGCGTTGAAAACGCTGCTCTTTTTTGAGTTTGATCTACCCCCATAGGGCAAAAATGTACGGTATTTCTGTATTTTTCCGTAGGGTGGAACGACTTTTTTGTTTGTGGTGGTGGTAGTTGTTGAAACAGTCCAGTTTCCGAAAGATTGTATTATTAGAATAGTACAGTGGTACAATAAATGTTATCGGTTAAGTTATCCACAATCATTTCTAACTTATCCACATAGTTATCAACAATTTGTGCATAATTTCCAAAACATCAATAAAAAATTGTGCAATAGTAACAAAAATAATAAAAATCACAAAAAGGTCTTGAAATATATCCTTTTTAGGCTTATTCTTTACTTGTCCACAAGGACAGGGGCACACACCCTATATGTTAGCGCATACGCAAGAGGGTCGGAACCTTGATTGTTACTCATTCGTAGCAATCGACTTATTAATTAGTTGGTTCGGCAGAATGTCCGAACGTGGCTATCTTAACAGCCATTGTAAAAAGGTCATACACCAAACGTTAAGAACATGTACAAGTAGGTTGTACATGGTGCAAAGTCTAACCAAAGTATAAAAGACTACCGAACAAGCGCACGTTGCGAAAACAAGTAAGAACGGGGATGTTAAACTTGACACGATGCAATAGCAGGATGGCAACGGCAACTTGTAAAACTATGATGGTTATGTTTTCGGGCATTACATTACAATAAGAACGGCAAGCAACTATAAACGTATTGAAAAAGGTTTTACCGGTGCTTCACCGCAATGATACAAAAAAGAACAATCTCAACTATCTTTTATTGTATCATATCTGAATGGTTCATTCAATCTATAAACCTTTTCAATATAGTGAGCGTTTTCATTCACGCTTTAGAACTGTACATTCTTTAAAAGGATGTTGCAACGGGGCAGTTCACCGGATAGATACATAATACTTTATATAATACATCCGGTAAAGATACGATTGTAAAGGATGAATAAATCCGAAAAAATAAAAGCTATTTGTTCCTTGAATACGAATTAAATATTATCAATCAAAGTAACCTAAAGACCTAGGTGAAAATGTTACATAAATAGGTCACATTGTGCCAGGCACAGTCTACCCTTTTACTGGGGTTACGGCTTAACCGTATTTGAGAATCGGTTCAATTCCGGTTGTGACCTTTTCCGCGAATAAGCACGGATACAATAACAAAACAATATTTTTTGTGGATGTCCCCACGTTAAAAAAAGGATGGAAGGAATTAATTATGTTAAACACTGAAAAATTTTATTGTAACGCTCATGGTCTTAAAGATTCTACTTTTGATTATGGCGGTTATGTAAAGACACTTGTACGGAATACAGAACTTGCTACAATCAAGGACAAAAAAACCTTCAAAGATGGCAAGAAAACTATTGAAGATTTACATTCAGATATTGATGTTCTGACTTGTCCGGTTGAAATGGTCAATATTGCTTTAGGAAACGACGCAGGGCAGTTTATTAAAGACCGTGAAGAAATACTTGCATTAACAGAAGAATGTAATTCTCTTCCTATCTCTATGGAACAAGTAACCGCATTATGCCCAACTGACCGCGTACATATTACTTTAATGGCTCACGCTATTTATAAGAATGTCCGTCTTGATAGTGAGATTTTCGACACTGAAAAAGGCGGTATAGATATTTCAAAATCTATTCAGGCATATTATAGCAATGGCAAAATGTCAGATTTAAAAGATGCTTTGCGTCCAGTATTCAACCGCTTAATCGGTTCTGAAGGTGATTTTTTCTATGGAATTAAGACTAAAAAGTCCGATTTTTCAGAAAAAGATTTGCGGAACTTCCTTGCCTCTTTCGGTGGGTCTGCTAAACGAAACACTGAGAAGAAAAAGAAAGACGGCAAAACAGAAATTATTTTCAAGAACTACGATTATACCGACAAGTCCGGCAATAAGAAAATTCAGATTGCAGCGTTTACAACTCTTTGCGCAGTAGTTCTTGATAATGCTTCAAAACATGAGGTTATTAAGCCGGAAGAAAAGTAATATACATATTTCCTAGGGTGGGCTATTAGTCTACCCTAGGAGTGCGTCTTACGGTGAAAGTCCGTAACTGATGAGCAGAAGCGAAACGCTACTTTTCAGATCTAAAAATCCAGGCTATAAGTCTGCCTATTTTTAAGAGGTGATACCATGGCTAAACATGAACCCAAATTTTATGTACGACTTTGTAAGAGAAAATCTGTCACTTTCCCGGATAACTTTACAATTTTCCCCGGTTCTATCTATGGGAGATTTTCAGATATAAAAGGCAGAAAATTTCTATGGGTCTGCGATTCTTACACACTTGAAAACGGCAAACTTCCGGTTCACATTTTTAATGGGAATCAATGGAAATTGTGTATGGTTCCTGCGGAACATCCTTGCTATAAGTGGGTAAAATTTATCATTGAATCGTTGGGCTACGTTCCTAAAATCAATAGGGAAACTATAACTTTTGATGATTGTGAAAACATGATGAAAACATATTCTTTACATAAAAAAGGAACTGGTTCACGGATTAATACTCATCAAATTAACAACCCTTTACAATGGAAAGAGGTTACAGAAGATGCTCATTGGTACGGAAAAGGAAATGCGTCAGTAGTGGCTTCAAATATAAGAAGGTAATGCGTAGTAGAGAAAGGCAGAATTTTACGCTATCAGTCTGCCTTTTTGTAGTGCGTATTAGCACTGGAAGGGAGGTGAAAATCCCTTGCATAAATTCAACGAATGGTCTGTAAACCGTAGAATAGAATCTTTGCGTCAAATGGACAAAAAACTTTCAGAAATGGAAGTAGCTTCACGTTATACTATTTGGCAAAATTATGGTGGTGGACTAAAGGCAACGGCAGACGAAACTCATGCAAATTGGAAACGAATTGCGGAAAATAACGATCTGTATATCAATGCTCTTTTTTGCTATATGGTTTGTACACTGGAAAGTTATACGCTGTCCGGTTTTGATTTTACGGAATAAGTCTGCAACTAGGGGCAAGGGAAACTTTGCCCTTATTCGTTGAAAAAAATATAATTATATGCTAGTATAAGGAGGTGAATATACCATTGGAGGCATATAGGATGACTGTAAAGTATGATAGACTTTTTGTAAAATTAAAAACAGAAAGTATGACTCAAAAAACATTTAGTGACACAGTAGGTATTGGTGGGACTACAATGGCAAAATTAAGAAAAAACGAATCTATCACTATAGATACCATTTGCAAAATTTGCGATTATTTCCACTGTATGCCTGATGAAATAATGGAATTTATCCCCGAACCAGATTATCCGGAAGAGATAAAGGCAAAACAACAACAAAAGGCAAAACTTGAGCAACAAATTACCGAACTACAAAAGCAGCTAAAGGAAATATAACTCAATTCAACAACGCAATACACTAGCATCTTTTACACATGTAGAAGGTGCTATTTTATTACAAAAAATAGAAAAGGAGAAATAAAATGGCATATCAGTACACAAACAAAAACGGAGAAACTTTTGGAATCACGCACACGGAAAATTCAACCATAGCTTATATTAACGGGTCATATGTGGCACAGGCAGAAACAGAAAAGGAACTGGAAGAAGTTCTCAATCACTTTTCACACGCAGATATTAAGAAAACACTTGCTTATACTGGGATTACAAGAGAAGAAAAGACTGCCGATTAAGGCAGTCTATCTTTTAAATGCTTTCTTTAATTCCGAACGGAAAGCGGTGTTATCAAAAACATCAACGTCATTTTCGATAATGCCTAGTTCTTGTAATACTTTACAAGTAGTACGAATGGAACTAAAACGATCAAAATCACTGACAGCTCGAATCAGCTTTACAGTCTCTGCGACAGTAATTGTGTCATTCATATCTTTTTTAATTGCATCGTGAAATGCAAATTCAAAATTGATATCTTCACACTTACACGATTCCTCAGAAGCTAAAGCTAATTTTAAAATTAGTTCACTGGTTTTAATTTTATCCATAGAAAACACCTCCTTTGTATCTTCTAATTATACAAGGGAGATACTAATAAATCAAGGCACTGTAAATAGCAGTGCTATTTTTATACCCAAAATTCAACGCAAAGGAGAGAATAATTAACCATGAGTAAACGTACATTTAAGAACGGACATGCAATTACCACTTTTCCGTCTAATAACGGATTCTGTACTGCTTTAATAGGCAAATACGGAGAAACATTGAAAGTAATCTATTCTGCTAACACAGTAGAGGCAAGCCGAAATCACGACAGAATCACAGCATTAGTATAAGGAGCATCAAAACTATGAGTAAGAGAAATCCACACAAAACATATTGCAACTATGAAATCAGCAAGGCAAACAAACCTCGCCCGATTTACAGTGTATCTACACCCACAGTAACAATAGGCATCCGCAAGGCAAATGTATCCAAAGCAATGTTGGCAAGGCAGCTTGCGGAATTATTTTAACGAACGAATGAGTGAAGCGAATGAGTGAGTGAAAGGAGAATAACGAAATGAAAAAGCGAACCACATTTTTGCTTGCTGTGCTAGGTGGTTTTATAGGTGCAATCCTCATAGATCTATTTGGATTTGTAAAGGCAAATGCAGAGCAGCATCATTACTACGCAAACACAGCAGTTGTAACGGAAATTGACTACGCAAATAATCTTGTCACCTTGGAAGATTCTACCGATAATACATGGCAATTCACCGAAACGGAAGACTGGGAATTTTCCGACACCTGCTCTATGTTAATGGACAGCAAGGGAACGTCTAGCGTCAGCGACGACGAAATTATCCAAGTTACATATTGCGCTTTTGAAGTATTTTAATGAACGAAGTGAGTGAAACATAGTGGAACGAAGTTAAGCGAAGCGAAAGGAGAATAAAGCTATGAGAGATCCAAATACAGCAAACTATTATGCACTTTTAATTGCAATTTTATGTAATGAATCTGCAAAGGAAGCACTGAAAGACATGGGTGTATGCCCTGATAATTTTGATTGAGGAGGATACAGAAATGTACACAAGACAAACTACATACGAAGAAGTAATGACACTAGAAGAAGCACGGAAAATCATCAAGGCAGAAAGACAAGAGAAAAGAGAAGAAATCGCAGAACTTGCAGAAGCAATCGGATTTTTCTTACTTTGCATTATTTGTACAATTCTCTGTCCGATTATGCTTGGAAATATTGGTGGATGGATTATTACGATTCCTGCCAGTTATTATTATGTAAAACAAGCAAAAGTTATTTTTAAGAGAATGAGGTGATTTTGCAATGGCAAAGGTAAAAGGTTATTACGCAAATGGATACTACCATGGTTACGTTCCGTCCGTAGGTAAATACTGGCAGTTTGAAAGCGAAAGCGCATACTGTGAGTTTTTGCGTGAAAGAGGTGAAGTTTAGTGACTAGACAAACTAAACCGCCTGAGAAAACGGAAATATGTATCCTTTGTACGGAGAAATATTGTTGCAGAGGAATATGTAGGGAAATGAATAACTTCCTTATTAATAAAAAGAGAGAAAAAACGGATAGGAAAGATAGAAAATGAATCATAGACATCGTATTTTTGAAAGATTAGCTGGACAGTTAGAATATGGAGATTTCTACGACATTGCAGCATACGGAAATGAAAACTGGAAAGGGAGTTATACACCGAAAGAGGTAGCACAGAACGCATATGATTACTATTCTGATTTCAAGGCATCAAAGGAAAGCGGAATTGTAATGCATAGTATTTCCAAACTGATTGAGCTTCTTGCAGAAGATGGAAGCGAAGATGCAAAGTATTGGTTTGATTGCTTGATAAGCGAATTGAAAATGAGGTGAATAACAATGTCAGGAATATGTTCAGACTGCCGGTATAAGGGAACCTGTGGCGAAACATCACGGACACAACCTTGTGAAGGCAAAAAGGAATTTGTACGATCCACACCCGATAAATGGGGATACATGGAATACTGCGTGGAAGTAATAAATGCACCTTGTGAATTTGAGAGGTGCAAAAATCGCACCGAAGCGAAACGGAAAGTGCAAGAGTTTAAGAAACAAGGCAAAATTGCATATGTTACCGGTCTTACACAGAACGGAAATGATTACATCATTAAAATGTAACGGCTCATAGAAATATGTAGCCGTTATTTTTATACACAAAAATCAAAATAAAGAAAGGTTAGGTAATTGCAATGGGCAAAACGAGAAAGTATGTAGAGGCAAAAGAAATCGAGAGAGAAATGCAGGAATCACGGAACGGAAACGAATTTGTTGATATGGTTGAGAAAATCAGCATCAAACAGATGGTAGAAAATGCAAAGGTAAATAGCAGATTTGGTGACAAAATCCTTATGAATATTGACCCTATGTATATACATATTCCTTCATGGCAGAGAATGTGTGATGTGCTGGCTGCACAGCAAATCGGGAACAATTACAATACATACAAATGGGAAGTACCGAAGCTTTTGTACTGGAACGGAATTTTGATTTGTATTGATGGTATGCACAGAATTTATGGTGCTTACAAGGCAAAAATCAGTAATGTTGTCTGTGAAATTCTTGAATGTTCTCTGAACGATGCAATTCATCTTTTCTTAGATCAGGGAATTGATAGACGTAAGATGTCGCCCGTTGATTATTATAGAGCAGCAATCGAGAGTGGTGATGAAAATTACATTCAGTTAAAGGAAATCTGCAATAGTCACAATGTAGCTGTTAAGGGAGACCCTATTGAGAATCAGGTTGGCATCTTCACACCGATTACAGATGGAATCCGTTCTATTCAGAGAAATGGCACTGAATTGCTTAATAAGATTATTAATCTGATTACGGAATTACAATGGAATGGATATGCAGATACATATAATGGCAAGGCATACACAGCGAAGTATATCAGAATCATGCATTCCATGTATGCATATTACGACGGCAGAACTGATGAAATGGAGACAATTCTGAAAGAGAAATGCACTGGTACAAAGTTTTTCGTAGACAATCTGATGGAATTAACACAAGGTCAGGCATTTGATGCGCTTTCTAAAATCGTGAGATTTGAAATGGAAAGTCCGTTTAGAAATCAGCCTGAGAAGACTACAAAGAAAGCTAATAAGAAATTGGCTTAAAACGGAGAACTACATAACAGAAATCATTATCCTTTGGCGAGGAAATGATATATACATAACAACTTTGTTTACATACAGAAGCTGTGCTAACGGCTATACGGGCGAAGGGAGAAATATGAAACATATCTATTTTAAAGAAAAGGAAAATGATAGTATTTTTCTAACAGAGTTAGATATTGCCAAAGCAGCACGGATTGTAGAAGGAATTCATATTAATTACACCGACAACGCTAGTGTTAGGGAATATGCAAAGAAATGTAAGGGAGTAGGAGAGGAAATTAAGAGACCTTCAGTAAGGTATCTTGTAAATAAAGGTAATGATATTGGTGCTATTCGCATTTATAAAGAAATTCATAATTGTGGAATAGTAGAAGCAAAAGAGGCAGTAGATAAAATGATTGCAGAAAATGAGAGGAGGAAACGTAATGACAAGACTAACAAAGGAAATGCGTAATATTGTACCGATTCTCAAACGGAATGGTTATGTACTTGTCCGATCTAAGGGAAGTCATTTTATCTTCAAGAATCGGACAACGCATAGGACAATGACAATCAGTAAGAATCTCAAGTGGATGATTTGGGAAGAGATTGTGAGAGATTATAATTTGGAGGTATAGCAAAATGGCGACTATTGAGTATAGAATTTTATTTCATAAAGGTAATGTAATTTTGGCAGAAAATAAGAATGACTACATCGTAGGAATTGATTACGATGAAACGCAGCCAAAAGGCAGTCAGTGGGGACACGGTTTATATTTTAGCAAAAACGTAGAAGGCTTAACATCTGCATTGGAACCTTCCGTATAAGAACAGAAGAGAATTATATCCCACGATCAAGAGCAATCGAGCTGGCAACGCAATTCAAGGACTGCGCTTTGGAAGATGAAGATTTGGTTTGTGTCATTGATGATATGGACGAAAGCGAAATTGAATTTTTCGGATTGAATGACGTTGAAAGCGATATTTTGTGAGGAAATATTATGACAGATAAGGAATATATGGAGTTGAAAAAGCAATTATTCCAGCGAGTAATTAACGAGATTAATAAGACATCCAACCAGGTATCTAAAGAGAAAACTTTTGGAGAACATAGTGCTATCTATTGTATGGGTTTGCAATGTGCTGAAAATATTGTGAATCTTGAAATGGTAAGCGAACCGGCATGTTTGACTCATTGTGTTCAGTTAAAGGAGATGGACTATGAGAAAATGTGAAAAAATTTTCACTGATACTTGTAAACTCATGCGTAAGTACATAGAACAGAATAGACCGCAAAGTTTTGCTTCTGTTTGGAAATTATTTCTGAGACAGAAGATGGAGTGTGAATACTATGGAATAAAAACTCCTGATGTTTCTGATATTGTATTTTATGCAGAAAGAGAAAAGATTGAACGATTTGGATTTGAATAAATCGATGATATTTTGTGAGGAGGTCTGACATATGCAAATAAGAGCAACTAAAGTTTTTGCAAAAGAACTGACAAAACAATTAAAGGGAAATTATTGTATTGAGTCGGTAGAACTTGTAAAAATTCCACGCAACACGGCTTATATTACAGTAGGTAGTGGTTATTCAGATATTGACATTGATTGGGATGATAATACAGTCAGAGTCTTAAAGGTAATTTATAAACCAGAGTGTTACGCAATGGCACGATACATAACTACTGGTGAGTTAGGAATATTAGCAAGAGGAAGGCAATTAACCATTGAAGATTATGTAAAAGAATTTAAAAACGCATATGAAATTTAGTGTTGAAAACAACATTTCAAGGAGAAATAATTATGATTACATGGAATGATAATTTTACTATGAAGAAAAACATAAACGGAAAATCCATTACCATAGGACAACAGAATTTTGATAATATGACTATTTTGATTAAAGAGAAAAATGAAAATGTTATCAGTTGCCCTATGGGATTTGATAACAATGGTGACTGTTACTTCATTTACGATTCTACCAAAGTGTATATAAGATAAACATGATTAATTACTTTATAAAAGGAGAAAAAATATGACAGTAGGAAATTTAAAGGAAATGTTAGATGAATACGATGATGATATGAAAATTGTATTCCAACCATACAATAGTATGTACGGAGAACGTATTGGAGACATTGAAGAAGGAAACGGAGTAGCAACATACAATGGGAAAAACTACAAAGCGTTAATATTAACATCTGATGGTCAGTGTGGAGCTGTTTGTAGCGAATACGATCTGGATTTAGAGGAGGAATGATTATGGTATTAAGTTACCAGGAATTTGAGAGACAATACGGGCATCTTTTGTCATGGGAAGATGCAGAGAAGAAGGCAGGACGTAAGTTGGATTGGAACAATAATTTAGATTGTAGTATCTATCATGATTTGTTGGTAGAGGAAGTGAGAAAGCGAGGCTTTATTTTATGATGAATGCAAAGGAAATTGCGGATATTTGGAAAGAAGTCGTTAAGATTTACAATGATACAAGGGAAATCAATCTGCCCGAAAAAACTATGAGTGAAATAATTCGTAAGTTTGGTTTAGAGAAAACAAAAGAAGTGTTCGCAACAGTAGCAGCTATCAAAAAGCATGACGGTAGAATTTATGGAAAGAACAGAGAATATATGAACAGTATTCCTGTTGATTCAGAGATTGTAGAATGGAGAAGTGGAAACCCTGTAATATATGCAGGACTTGATGACATCCATACTGCGCATATTAACCAGCTGATTACTGAATTAAGGAAATTAGACAAGTAAATGGATATTTTATTAGAAGAAAGGCAGGTAAAAAATTATGATGAACGAAATTATTATGGAGTTAAATAACAGAGGATACAAGGCAGAAAGTACAACAGTGGTAAAAAATGGAGTTGAAAAAGTCGGTGTGATTATTGGAGAGGGCACAATAAGACCTACTGTTTATCCTAACTTAAATCTTACAGTTAATGAGTGTGTAAGTGAAATTATTAATACTTATGAAAACGCTCCAAAAATTGATATAAATACGGATAAGATTACAAAGTGGGATTATGCAAAGAATAACTTGCAGCTTTGTTTACAGAGAAAGACAGATGAAAATATTTTAAAGAGGGATTATCTTGATATGGAAATGTATGTCAGGGTAAAAGTCGTAAAAAATGCTACATATAAGATAAAGCCCGGAATGTTTAAGGAAGTAAGTGAAGATGAAATTTTTGCAAGGGCATTATTAAATGCAAAAGAAAATATTCTTGTTGAAGATATGGCAAAGATGCTTGCCGATATGATAGGTTGTGACGACCTTCCTGATACGGATGAAGCAAAAATGATTATTGTTACAAATAAGAAAAAAGTAAATGGAGCAGTTGCAATTTGTGATAAAGAATTGTTAAGCAATATTGCAAGGGAATATAATAGCAACCTTGTAATTCTTCCATCAAGTATTCACGAATGTATTATTCGCATCAACAATGAACCCGACATGGAAATATACTCTAATATGGTTCGTGAAGTAAATGCAACACAGGTTTCTCCAGAAGAAGTATTGAGTGATCACGCATATTTCTTTAATAAAGAAACTTGTGAGATTAGTTGGTAGTGAAATGCGTGTTTTATTGGAAGAAAGGAAGGCAAATATGGAAAGATATGATATAGAAGAATTAGTGTTAGGATTTGCTGATATTGTTAGAGAAAATAGATATTTAAGAAAAGAGAACGCAAGATTGCAGAAAGTTGAAATGGACTATCGCAAATCTATTGAAGATAGATGTAGAGAAAGCGAACAGGCAAGTTTAAATATGTTAAGAGCTGCATGTGTCGGAATCGCACAAGGTAAAAACGATATGGAACTTGCAAGAGATTTGGTTGAACATTTATAGCAGACTAAATTCGCATTTCAAAGGAAAGGAAAGAAAACGATGAACGAATATATTAAAGAAATTGAACAAATTGCAGCTAAATGCACAGAAAGTCAATCTGATGGATATTCACAAATTATGAGAATTTGTGACGCAATGAGAGAACAACAGAAATCTTGTTTAGGATATATTTCTAAAGAAGAGATTGCATCACCTCAATTTGATTAGACTTGAAACTAAGATTTCTTAGGAAATTAGAGGTAAGAGAAAATGATCGTAAATGCTTATTTGAATGTAACACAAGAACAATGGGAAGAAATTAAAAGGAAGTACGTAGAACCAAATATGTATCATATTGTGAGCAATTCAAAGCGAAAGTGTAAACGCTGCGATGATTGCAAAATGTATAATCCTTGTTCTGCTTATGAAGGATTTTGTTTAGAGACAAATGAATTGGTTGACGGAAATTCCACTTGCGAAAGTTGGTATTAAAAATGGAGAAACCATAGGAGGGAAATAATAATGTGGACACCATGCGATACACCTATTGAAGAATACAATGAAGAAACCGGTAAAATGGAAACACGATACCATTGTCCTTATGTGGATACTTACGTCGGATATGAAGATGAAATGTGTAGAAACTGCTGTGGACTTGGCGTAGATGAATAAGGAGAACAATTTATGGGAAACGCAATTAAGAATTATCAGAAGAAACAACGGAAAGACCAACATGATGCATATAGAGAAGTTGGTCAGATTGTAAAAGAGAAGCTTACGGATATATATATTAGAGATAAGGGAGTAACAATGAGAGATCTGAGACCAGGTGATGTAGTACATTGTCAAGGGATTACCTGCACAATCAAAGAGATAGCTTGGCAGGAGCCATGGGAAATGCGAAAAGCATATTACTTAGAGTTCCGTGATACAAACGGAGTATACAGAAGTTGGAAACAGAATTTCGATGGCGGTTACGCAGAACTGAAGGGAGACGATTAAATGATTTTGGAAAAATGGGATGATGAAGCGAAAGAAGTTGTACGGAAGTTTTCAAGTAATGAAAAGGATCGGTTAGATGCAATCATTGCAATGCATATTATGGTCTGTAACATGAATGATGAAAGCGCATATATGGCATGGATTGAGCTGGCTGTTCCTGATTGCCCTAGTGAATGGGATTTCATTGATTTTGCACAGAATGATGAAGGAACAGAGGAAAATGAATCGTTTAATGAAGCAGTTGATTTGTTCAAGAAATTATGGAATGAATATGCAAAAGATGACCATGGTTTATACATAGGTAGGAAGGCTTATTAGGAGATGATAAAATGATAAATGCAAAAGATTCACAATCATACTGGAAGAACGTTATGCAAATGGTGTAACGTTTTGGGAAGACCAAAATGAAGTTAATGATAAAGTAGAAGCACTTAGAAGAGCTTTAGAGGATTTAATTAAGATATACAAAGTAAATAACGGCTGTTTACATGATCCATATACAGTAAAAGGAGAAGAACTTGATAAACAAACAACCATTGATTTCTTAAAATACAGATGTCAGGACTTGTACGGAAAAGAGTGGGAGAAACACTGAAAAGAATATAATATAGTTTAGCCACTAGACAAGGCAGTTAGGAGAATAATCTACTAGCTGCCTATTTTATTACAAGAAAGCGAGGAAACGATTATGAGTAGATGGTTATATGATCCTGAAACTGATTCACGGAATGGAAAAGAGTTTACCTACAATTTGCCAATACATGAAAATGAGGACTTACTTTTAGGTTTTACATATAGGCAAATTATGGATGAAGTGATTTCAAATTATGGTCACAATGTAACAGAAAAAGAAATTATGAAACAGGTAAACGAACATCTGGAAATGGTTAAAGAAAATATGGAAGAAAATTTAATGTTGTGTATCGACAGCATGTTGAAAGAAATTAAGGAGGAGTAATTATGTATAAAATCATTAACCCATGCAAATGTAAGGTTTACACAAGAACAGGAAATGAAGTAGATAGAAATGCATTTGTGAGAATTGAATATAAAGATTCAAAATTAAGTATGATTGGTGTAGTTGCGCCATTATCAAACGGAGATTGCCTTGGCTCTGCTGGTCAGTGTGTTGATGAAATCAGAAATGGTTCACCAACAGATGAGTGGACAACGGAAATGCTTAACAAATTGTGTGATATTTGGGATAGATGGCATTTGAATGATATGCGTCCTTATTGTAAACATATGAGAGAACTTGGATGGACAGAGCACACTCAGGATAAAGTTAAAATTGAGAAATGGACTTTGACGAAAGAGGCGTGTCAGAAAAAAGATAATGCGAAGAAAAGAGCATTAGAATGTTTAAAAAATGGAGAACCATTTTATCCAACAAAAGAGGAAACCACATATGCAAATATGGAATATTCCATTAATGTTTATGATGATGAAGAAGTCATTTATAGAGATGCATATGAATTAAAAGAGAAGGATTGTTTGGGACATTCGAATATAGAATATAAGACAAGAGGTTGGATTTCATATAAAGACCACAAACTCGGTTTTATTGGTAGAGAATGTCCTGTATGTGGTTATAAATATGGAACTGCTTGGAAGATGGAAGAAGTACCACAGGATATAATTGAGTGGCTGGAAAGTTTGCCAGAAACTAAAGTAAATCCAGCATGGGTATAGGAGGTAGAGAATGATGTTGAGTAAAGAAACACCTAAAAATACAATGATGAGAGACGAAAACGGAAATATCCGTGAAGGAGTTAAGTGGTATCTTGAATTAAACGATATCCTTGTACGATTCTTTGGTAACGAATGTGGATATTCAAGAGGATTTCAAAGAGTCGAAGTTGGAGATAGCAGTTATCTTGGTAGTGTATTTGAATTAGACATGGATAAGCAGCCAACACAAGAATTTTTTGACTTTATCAAAAATTATCATTCAGATAAGATAAAGGGAATTATATACAGAAAAGAAGTTGAAATGTACGGAAGAATAATGTACAGAAATGCAGTTATTACATTATTTTAATCAAAGGAAATTGTAATTTCGACAGGAGGTAAAATATATGTATACAGGAACATTGGAAGGGTTAATAAAATGGTTGTCAATGACAAAAGCTGAACAGAAGAAGATGATTAGACAGTATGAAGAGGAGCAGCGTAGAAAAAATGCGTAAACTAAAAGATTACATAGAGAAATGGATGGTCGGACAGAAGGTAAGAGGTGTAGATGTATCTCTTTATGATATTCGTGAATGCGTCCGAATTTACAATGAGATGCTGCGGATGGGGAAACCGGAATTTATTAACAGCAAGGTAAAGGTAATTCTGGATCGATGTAATATCAAAACAATTGAATATGGAACCGGATGGAAAATAGCATAAGAAAAGGAGATTAAAATTATGAGAGTAAACGAAGTGAAACAGACAAAGACAATTGAGGAAGTAGTAAGAACAGAGTATATTGCAGAAGATGGCGAGGTGTTTAGCAACGAATAGGAATGCAAGAAGTATGAGGAGTCGGCACTGTTTGCAGTAAGTAAGCAGTTAAAGAGACTTGATAATAAGAAAAAAGGAGCTTCTGAAAATGATATTTATGATGAATGCTCTGATGAATATTTGGTAGAGATTTTCAATGCAGAAACAGAAAGAGATATTGAGAATATCAGAAGATATGTATATCTTAAAGCTCTTTCAAATTATTCATATGTAAGTAAATCAGATGTGGATTTACCTAATATTACCGCAGGACATGAAGTAATTATACATTGGAATTATGATCAGGTTTGCTGTTGGACGATTGGAGATGGAAGTATTGATGCTTTTTGTGATTATATCAGAAGCAATCTTGTAAAGCTGATTGCACCAAAGGAAGAGAAAATAGAGTAATAAAAGCGAATAATAAGACAGGTACATATGTTTGGTATCTGTCTTATTTTATTGGAGGAAGTGGAAAATGCAATTAATGAAATTTGTAACAAGAGACACCAGTGACGAAAATAAAATTATTGTGTGGTGTACAACAAACAGCATAATTACATTCAGAGATTTCATGCAGTATGTATTAGATAGTATGGACAATCCTAGAGATTTTATGATTATTGATACGAAGACAGATCTTGTTTATGACATGTATAAAGTCGCAACAGAAATGTATGGAATGCGAAAGAGAACCTTTAAAGAAAGAATAAATGGTGTTTATACAGGCAAGTGGGCGAAATATACAAATTCAGATTTGAATTGTGGAGGTAAGTGACATGGGACTTATATATTTAAAGAATGAAGAGAAACAGTTATACAGTGCATATGGGTTAACTGTATATGGCAAGCAGGATAGATATGAGTGGACTATCTACAGTAATAAGCCAGATGAAAATGTATATACATCATTACGGATCGAGCGAAACGGAGAGGAAATCTATAACAGAAATCTTGGTAACAGATGTATCTTTGAAGAGAATTTCAATAGAACGATTGATAATTTCTTATGGTGGATTGATAAAGATAGTCCTGATACATACGACATTGACAACGCAGTTATTAATGATCTTTGTGAAACAAACTCGTTATTTAATCATTTGATTGGAAATCGTAAGCGAAAAGAACGAGAAGAAGCTAATGAGAAAGCAAGGGTTGAAGCAATCAGAGAAGAGGAACGGAGGCAGATTGACTTGATTAAGCAGTATTGTGAAAAGAAAAATCTGTTGTTCAAACAGCATTATGAAAAAGTTTATTTGATTAAGCTGCGTAATGAAAATGTAAGACAGATGATTGAAAATGCAGATGATAAGCGGTTTGAGGGATTAAGGGGTTTCATGAACGAACATCCCGATAACAAGGATGCAGTGATTGTAATGAATGGAAATATTGAAGATATAGCAAGACAGATAGCATAGAAAGCGAGGGAAATTGATATGAGAAAGCATGAAAATTTTCATTGGAGTGGATATAAATATGCACCTGAATCAGTAAGATTTTCCATAAATGGAAAGCATATAAATTTCCCAGAAGAAGTAAGAAGTCGCTTGGCATATTTAGCAGTATGTGGAGAGAATGAAAAACTGTTAATTGAATTAAAACGAGCATTACGAGCAGAAGAAAAGAAACCACGAGTTGTAGGAAAATGTATTTGCTTCTTTAAGAAAGATTCAAACGAGTTCTATTATACACAGCAGCTTAGATATAACCAAGATGATTTACATGATGCTTTGAGATGTTATAAGGAATGGAAAAGATATATTCAGAGTAAAAATTGTATGTTAGAGACTGGTTATGAAGTAACAGAAGGTGAATTTAATCCATATGGAGAAAGTAAATCAAAACGAAAAACTGTTACAAGCATTGTAGATTTGACAAGATATAGAAGTATTAGCGTTATAAGAGAACCGATTTTTGGATAGGAGGTTGATTATATGAGTATTAAATATCATCAGAACGGATTAGGTTATGAATATGGAAAAGATCATTCACTTACAAATAACTGGAATCCTGATGCAGACTACGGAAATGAATATTCAAATGTATATTTTAGAATTAATACACCATCATATGATGGCATGAATGGTGGTTGGGAATCAGATGAAAGAAAAACTGTCGGTAAAGAAATTGATAAATTATTTACAAATCTTGGTTGGAAATGTGATAATCCAGGATTTAATGGAGTATGTGCGACCTACACAAAAGGTAAATCACACTTATATATGCATCCGCAGAATTACAGTGGTGAGGTACTAAAGAATGAAATTAAGTCGATTGCAGAGGCTATAGAAAAAGCAAAAACATTTTCATTAAGATGGGTTGAATTATATGACACAGTTTATGACATAACTGTTGAAGAATATGAGGAATATCTGAAAAGTAAAGAAAAAGAAATACGCAAATCATTATTTGAAACATGCGTTACTACAAGGAAAACTAAATATTTTTACGCTTTTGATGTGTGTAGAAGCCTTGCAAATCAATTTAGATTAAGAAGAATTGGGTTGAATGATGGTCGGAATTATGGAAGCGGCCAAACAATCAATCATATTATGAAAGTTATTGATGATATGGCAAAAGAAAATCTACTATTTGTAAAAGAAAAGGATGGAAATAAATTAGTGCGAACGCCTAATAAGACGGAGCAGAAACAGCTAAAAATATGTATGGAATAAACCAGTTGAAAGAATCGTTTTAAAAGGAGTTTATGGAATATGGAAGATAAGACATTAGAAAAAATGATTGATGACTTTCATAATAAATTGAGCATAGCACAGGATGCAAGAAGAGAAATTATGTATTACTTGGAAGAGCACTATGAGATTGATGAGACATACGAAGTAGCAATGGAAATACGGGATGAATTAAATTGGTGTGATGGAATTGACAGCGAACACGTAGACAGATTAATTAGAAAGGTAAAAGAAGGTAGATAATATGTTTTTATTATGCGAATTAGATGATGAAAATTATACATCTCCATGTTTTTTACAATTTAATAGTTTCAAGAAGGCTTTCGATGAAGCATTAGTAAGTTGTGGCAATTTTAAGGATGATAATATGCGAATTGATGTGGCAGATAATAGAAATCGTATATCTGCCAACACAGATGATGGTCACTTTTTTGTGACAGAAATTAAGGAATTTGATGCAAATAAAGGTGATCATATTCTTGTATGGCATCATGCTTATAATGGTGTTGGGTTCGAAATCCTTAATGTGGGAACCGAAGAAGAGTGCATACAAAAAAGAAGGGAAGCGGTTAAAAAGATATTTGATGAATGTGATTTGTCAAATGGAGATAACGAAGACTTTGACATGGAAAATGATAATGTCGTTGATACTGGCGAAGAGTGGGAAGTATTTAGTGTTATCAAAATTGAAAATGTAGAGGAGTGAATAATATGAGATATTATGAGACAAAAATCGGAAAAATTATCGAACAGGAATTTGACACAAGAGTAGAGAATGCTGTATTTAGCTATATAATGGATAAGGGAATTGAACGTATTAAACGGATCACAGATGAAGATATTGCCGGTATTGAAGGGAACGGATTATGTACCGCAGCATTCAATCAGAATCTTGTAAGATGCGCAAGACATATTTGTACCGAATGTGAATGGATAGAAATTATTGAGTATATCAGACTATTCCTTTTCTGTACACCTACTGTTCATGAAGTCGCGCTGTACAGAGAAGATTTTTCACAGGATAGTTTTGCAGAGTTATTGTATGATCTCGATCTCGATGATGAAGAAGTTGAAAATGAAATTCGGTTATATGCAATATTAAATAAAGAATGTCTGAAGGATGGTGAATGAGTATGAGATTTATTTCACATTACGAAGAGTATCCGATTTATGAGCCAGCTGAAGGCGGTTACTATTATTCCGGTAATCAATTGGTAGCATCCGAACGGAAATCAAAACGGCAGTGTAGAAAGAACTTTGAAGAGATCTGGCAGGATTGTTTGAAAGAGAATGAACAGAACGGATTTGTAGGAAACGATTACGATGAATGGGATAAAATTATAGATAGATTACATGTTTATCCATGGGTAAGAGCTAACGCCAATTATATTTACCGTAAAGGTGATCTTATTGGAGATGGCGAAAGCTATACGATTGAACGTAGGCAAGGCAGCCAGGAAAAAGGATGGGAACCATATTGTTAAAGGAGAGTGGGATATGTGTGTAAGAAACCAAAGATGATTAGAGATTTTGAACCGTTATTAAAGTCTAATGGCTACCACTTATCACGGATAAATGGTAGTCATTTTATTTATAGCAACGGAGATGCGACAATTGCTGTGAATAAAGACTTAAACAAAATGGTTCGTAGAAGGTTGATTAAAGAGAATAATTTAAAGTAAATGAATTTTAAGAAAGATTGGAGAATGATTGATATGTTGCAGCAGAATTGGTTTGCAGATCCTAAATTTGAAATGTTTGAGGACTATGGAGACGTACAAAGCTTTTATGATACCGAAACAAAAAATATTTATGTTGTAATGGAAGAATATGGACAAAAAGGAAGCAATACCATCCAGGAAATTACGCCAGATTCGGAAGAATATGCTCCAAATCTTGAAAAGTGCAAGGTATATATGGAAAATAAATATAAATATTTTATGAGTGTTGTACGTGAAATGTGTGCAAGAAAATCTACGGATTGTCGTTCTCTTAATATGAAAGATCTTGCACGGAGGCTAATGGATATTGCTAATATTCCACAAACTGCGGAGATTTTTGAAATTCCGCTTAATTGGCACAATCAAGTTGGAATTACATTTATGGTTCCTAACTATCCTGTAGCATTTGGCTTATATGCTGGATATTGGAACAATGGAACTGAAAGTATGCAATTAGAAATTGTTGGTACAATTCGTAATGATGACGATGGTATATCCATTGATTATTGGAAAGAAGAAATGAGTTTGCCATTAGATTATTTTGAAAATATAACAAAATAGCAATTTCATTTTAAGATTGGAGTGATTTTATGGACAAGAAAAGTGAAGAATATTTAAGCCAGTACATAAAACTTACTGATAAAATCAAACAAAAAATAGAATCTCATGCAAATAGATACAATATCAGAGCAGAAATATGTGCATGGTATTCAGATTGGGAAGATTTTTGTTCAGATTGGTGCGATAAATGTGGTTATACAAGAACAGAAGCACGGAAATTATATCATGGAGGTATAGGTGAATTTATGAATTTACCTAATGGAAACGGAATTATTAGATTCGTTATTTAGAAAGGATGGTTAATTTTATGCAAACAGATAAATTAGAAAAGTATCTTGATGAATTATCAGATGGAACAGATTTAGCATTTAATATATCAGAAGTACGGAATGGTGAAGTGGAGTTATACATGCAGGGATATAACCCTTGTAATGAGGATTGGTGTACTGAAATTACAATTAAGAATCCAAAAACAAAGAAAGAATTAATAGAGACTTTACACGAAAAAATGTGGGAACTTTATGATAATTTTGATGTTGAGGAAGAAACATATCTTATGTTAGAAGCAAAACGCAACGGATTTCAAGGAGTTCCTGGTGTAGTTGATCTGGTACATAACGAGGAATACAAAGAAAACGCATTGAAAGAGTTTGCAGAGAAGTTAAGAGATTTATTGTAGAAAGGATGGTTGATGAATTATGAAAACATTTAAAGTTAGATATTATGAGTGTTATGAAGGATTTTATGAAGTAGAGGCAAACAGCAAAGAAGAAGCAGAAGAAAAGTTAATTGACGCTATTAATGAAGGTAGGGAAAATGCACCAGATCAGTGCTATGACAGTGATGCGGAAGCTACAGAAATAGAGGAATAATTATGAATCATGAATTTAAGAATGCAGATTTTCTTGACGATGAAGAGAAAATGAGAGATTTTATATGTCTCACAAAAGAAGAATTCTTGGCAAGTTATAGCTATATCACAGAAGATGAATATGACAATACATATAAGAGATATTATGCAAAGAACTTAAAAAATAATTGAAAATGTGAAAAGTTTACATAGACAGAGGTATAAAAATGACAAAACAAGAGTTTCAACAGAAAATGGAGGAAAATAAAATGAGTAATAATATTGTATATTTGGAAGTATGCTATGGAAATGTAGATTCTATTTGTATTCGTGCAACAAAAAGACTTTCAAAAGCGGATGCACAATACTATACATTGAATGATGCATTGAGATTAGGTTTTGAAAATAAGCATGTTACTCGAATTATCGAACTTTCAAAAGAAGAAGCATATGGAGCTTTCGATATGGAGAGAGAAACGCCTATATTTGAGCCTAGATATGATAAATGAAACGATGATTTCAGGAACGGAGAAACTTATATGGCAAATAGAAGCAAAGAATGTGTAGAATTTAGAAACGACCATGAAACCAAATGTTATTTAGTAAATTCAGACACAAATCAGACTGGATTTCAAAGAATACCATTATCACAAGTGTATAAAGAATATGGGAATGGAAATAAAATGTATTTCTTTGAGGCTGCTGGCAAATATGATTGTTTTGTTTTAGATATTGTCCATGCAAATACTATTGAAGAAGCACAGGAACTTATAAATAAGAGATATAGGGAAAGATTCAGTAGAAATACAATTATTCCATTCCCAGTTAAAGAACTCATTGATGAAAGATAATATTAAAACATAGATCTCTTGACAGAGCGGAGGTTAGCTATATGTTGAATGAATGGTATAAAACAGACGATTTGCAATGGTGCAAACCATTAGGAGAAAGAAGATATAAGTTTATTCAGGTGCTTTGGATTGATACATGTCCAAATGACCCAGAAAATGATTATGTCGTTTGCTCAGGTTTGATTGACTTAAATGATTATAGCGATGATGAAATAGAAACAGCAATATCTTCTTATTACGAAAGTTATGATGATATGTTAAATAAATATAACACTACAAGAGAAAATGCACATGAACTTGATTCAATTGTTGCTGAATGTATTTTTGAAGAAGAGTGTTATACAGACGGTCATAGCCATGGAACTTTTGAAAAAGATAAGGCGGTTGAATATGTAAAGAATTGGATTAAAGAAAATTAATGAAACAGCGATTTAGAAAGGATTGAAGTTCTATGACAAGAGAAAAAGCAACTAAAATTGTAACAGATTTTTTAAATGATATGAATCCTGATATGTGGGACGGTAATGGAAATAAACCGAAATCGTTTAATGAACGTGCTTGGCAGTGCCCATTAACAGACAGTGTGAATCTTGAGATTACATTTGTTAACGATGAAGTAGATGGTTGGCATCATTGCTGTGACCTGGTATTTACATTTGATAATAGCTCATTTGATATGTTAAGTGGATGCGGAATTGATTCTCCGCAGAATATTATTGATACTGTGTTAGATTTATGTCGATTATATAAGTAGATCTGAGGAAATATTATGTTGAATATAGTTGTTATTAATTGTAATGGGAAATATGTGGAATACGAATGGGATTCAAAGAAGGCATTTGTACAGGATATACAAAGTGATAATGAAAATATTCCAATGCTCGATGATCCTTTAGCAGAAGTCAATACACAAGACGATAATTTACAGTTATGGTGGAGAAATACAGATGGAATGACTGTAGACGATTTGTTAGAAGAATGTAAACAGGAATTAAATTAGATAGGAATGATTATAAATGAAAGTAGAAAAAGTATTTTATATAGGACAGAAATATCCAGAAGATTTTGATAAAGAAATAGTTAATTATCTTGTTAATAATTACGGATGTGATAGAGATATGGCCGACATTAGATTACATAATTGTCTTGCTTTTGGATGGGCTTTATGTGAAAGCCCAAAAGGAATTGTTGGAATGCAGACTAATTATGACAGAAGCGAAATAAAAGTTGGGCAATGAAACGGAAATTTCAAAAGGATGGTGATAATTATGATGATATGGTTTAAGTGTGACGAAGATGGTTTAATGGTTGGTTTGGAAACAGACACAAAACCTACAATTGGAGATACAATTCGTATTAAGAAAAAAGATTATACAGTTGATAAAGTTGTGTGGTGTTTAGAAGAACCGCCTGCTCAATCTGGATTTCTTATTGATATAAAAAGACAATGAATAGCATATTTTAAGGAGGAAATTATAATGGGAATGGATTATCAGTATGCAGGAAGTGCAAGCTATCCTAGCTTTGATAGAGAATTATGTGAAGTCGCAAAGGTTTTTGGTGGAGTTGAGACTGCATATTTAAAAGAGAGAAAAGAAACAGAAAATGAAAGACCATTTGGATATTGGTTTGGTTTTTTAAGTTCTGACGATTCAAAGGAAGTTAAATTTATTTTTCCAGATGGAACAAATGAAGTATTAATTAAATGGTTTAATAATATTTATAGTGAGAATTTCACACCAGAAGAGACAAAGATTGTATGGGAAAATATTTCTAAACATCCCGAAATTAAAGAAATTTCTAGTCAGATTTGGGGTGAATTAAAAATATTATGTGAATATAATGAGGCTTGGGAATTATATTGAACACGATGAAAACATTTCGAGAAAAATGGAGGGTTAGAATGTGGGTGAAGATGAAAATATAGTTGTAAATACGGAAAATAAACATTATTGTCGTTGGGCAAATGATCGAAGAGATTGTGACGGTGACTGGGATACTTATTGTACGGTATCTGGGCATTGTCAATACCAAAAGAATGTGAGAGATTGTGACGGAGACGTTATTTCATTATGTAGATATTGATCAATAAAATTTCAAAAAGAAAAATGGAGTTGATGTAGAATGAATAACATACATGATAAAGTATTTATTTGTCCAAAATGCAATAATAAAACATTGTATCCTATAAATGGAAATGAAAATATTGTAGGCATTGGCTATCATGAAATTTGCATATGCGATGAATGTGCAGCAGAATTGTGGTCAGAACCACAATATGATAATACGGTAAAGTTTGTTGAGATAACAGAAGAATGATTACATAACGATACCACATTTGATTAAGAAGAAAGGCAAATAGAATGGATAATATTAATATTGATTGGATGTCAATAATCTGCGAGGCGTTACCGGATTATTCAGAAGGGAAAATTTGGTCAGATGGATCAAGTGAAATACTCGTAAAGACAGAATCTGCCGCTGATACTGTTGCTGACTTGATTGAATTTCTTTATAGATTACAAGGAGAAGAAGTGTTAGTTAATACAGGTTATTATGATCCTGAAGAGGACAAAAGGAATAATGAAGAAGATCGGTATACAGGTTGGTGGTATGTGAATATTGATTAGTAAATGAAAACGCATGTCATGAAACGGAGAAAATAATGATTACATTAAAAGAATTAGTACAGAATCAAGTATGGAATGATGCAACTGATATCCAAATCATAAAATCATATTTTGAGTTGAATGATTTAGAAGCTGATGGAATTGATATTATTAGCGAATTAACAAAGTCAAAAATAAACAAGATAAAAAATAGATATGCTGTAGCAGAAACATGGGTGTGTATGCTGCCATCAAAATATTTATATGAGACTTATAGTGTGGATATTGCTGATCATTTACATAGATTGGAACTTGACTATCTAATGAATGGTTGTGAATTATCTGATAAGCAGCTTAAATGGGCAAAAGAAAATGTTCCAGACATTGATTTACCAGAGTGCTACTTTCAACCATTGGTTAAATGGTTAGAAGAAAAAGGAATTAGTTTTAAAAAGGGAGAATGAAAACCGCATTTCAGGAGAAAGGACAATAAATTATGGGAAGTTTTTCATGGTTGAGAGCTGATAAAACGACAAAAAGAAAAAACTTAACAATGGGAGATAGCTATAAGATATTAATTCCAAAAGAATTTGGAGGAGGATGTATAAAAGATACATATTATGATTATGGATATGTATTTTATGGAACGGGAAGAGAAGCAGACTTATATGGCATTCTTGCTTATTGGAATAAATGTGACGGAATGATTTTTGATGGAGATGAGTATCCATCCACAATGGAAGACATTCTCAAGCGAGGACATACCTGCGATCAAGAGAATCGATGCAAAGGTATTCATATTGGTTGCTATGATAAAGATATTAATCAGTTGAAATATCCTTTAAAACTTGTGTCTGCTTCATATAATGGGACTTATGAAGAATGTGACGGTAAAAGTTATGGAGATCCTGATCAGGGATTTTATAAAACATATTGGTAAACAATAGATGAAACAACATTTCAGGAGGTAAAAAATTATGGTAAAGCAAAATTCATGGCTTTTAACTAAAGAAGAAGCAGAAGATGTGTTACGAAATCTTCTTGATGATAATTCAATATATTTATCCAGACAAAATGGTGGTTTTTATTACGCAGAATCATACTCACAAAAACTTGACGGTGCAGAGATAGACGAAAGAATGGCACAATATTTTAATATTGATGTATGTGAACATTATGCTATTTTTCGTGATTATGAAGAATATATGTTAGTTATTGAAGTGATAACAAAGTAAATGAAAATCGTATTTCGATAGGAGGTAAACATGCAAAAATATCAAGTAACGTATCAGACAACGATTTATGCGTATGTAAATGTAGAAGCAGCTAGCATGGAAGAAGCGAAAGAAATTGCAAATAATAGGGTTTTAAATGGTGAGGAATTAATTGAGGATAATATTGGAGCATGGCAATACGATCATATTTATGATGAAAATGGAAACATAATTGATGATAATGAATATTCTTCATATTTAGTAACAGAAGATGAACTATTCGGTAAATATGGATATCTCATGGATGAGAACCATGGAAGAGATGTAGATCTTTTAGTAGATATTATGAAATGCAATGGAGTTAGAATAGAGAAATTAAATAATAGCTATTTAGTGATTGATGATATGGAGGTATAAGTATGGAAAAGAAACAGTGGATTATTACAAATACAAACAGCGAAACACCGGAAGTTGTATTTTATAAATTCGTTGGAACTGTAAATGAATTAAAGTGCAAAATTCTACATATGGCTCAGAGCTGTCCCGCTGCGGAAGAGTTATTGGAAAATAATGACGAGGGTTATCCAGACAATATTGAATATATTGAATTTGACGAAGATAATCAGACAGCATTTATTGATGTGACAAGTTACGATGAAGAGTATGATGAAGTATTCACGGCAAAGGCATTGGCGACAATCGATTTTGTTCTGTTGGAGGAAGTGTAATGAAGAGAACACCAAGAGAAATCAAAAAACAAACCGAAGAATGGTTGGATGAACGGTGGGTTATTGCAAACATGGAAGACGCAAGACCACAAGATGTGAGTTATTACAATGGAGCTTTAAAAGCTATTGAGTTTGTTGGTTATGAATGGAAACGAGATAAGGATGGCAAACACACTTTATATAAATCATAATGAAAGCCAGATTTAGTTAGAAAAAAGTTTTTAATATGATCATTTAGTAGAGGAGAATATACAATGAATGAGGATATGAAATATGGATATAACATTTGTGGACAAAGAATAAACGACGAAATTGATACTATGATCGAAGAAATACATAGAGCATATATGATACAAACCGATGAAAACGTAAAAAATCGTTTGGATGCACAGATAAAAATACTTTGGACGGTTAAGTCACATGTTGAAGATGCATTGGCTGATATAGCATAATGAAGCATTCTTTATTTAATAAGGAGATGATAAAATGTATGGAAATATTATTTGGTTTGAAATTAAAAGTGAAAATATTATTGTAAGTTTAGAAACAGATCTTCGTCCAGTAGTCGGAGATAGCGTTCTATTAAACGGAAAAAATTATAAGGTATATGAAGTGAAATGGGTGTTAGAACAGAAGCCTGGACAGTGCGGTGTTATTGCTTATATTGAGTAGATGAAAGTAAGTTTTCGTTAGATTAAAGGAGGATAAAATATGGTTACAGATGATCTTGTTGCCGCACTAGAAGCATTGATTAATAAATTTGATACAGATGAGAAAAAGGACGCTGGAAATAGCGTTCTTTATGCATTAATGAATTTTGACGAAGACGAATGGTATGGAATGAATGACGAAGAGAAAGAACATTGGATAAATCAATATTTATGATGATGGTAACGTGCGGAATTGAGTACTGAAAATGGTACATATAAGTGATATAATGGAATCATAAGGAGGATAAAATTATGTTATTAGATTTGATTGCATGGGGAACGGGATTGTTTGTGGTTTTTGGTATTCCTTGGTTACTTGATCAGAAGAGAAACGATAGATAAAAACACAGGAGGTATAATTATGTTAGGTATTGTTGGTTTGATTTTTGGAGCTTGTTGTATTGGTAGTGCTATTAGCTGCGCAAGTGATAATGCTCATGCTAAGAGAACTTCTTCCTTTAAGGACTATAACGGAAATAATGTCTGCTTTGACAGATTAGGTCGAAAAATTGTAAATGGAGAAAGAACTTATCAAGATGTAAAGTATGATCAATACGGTAACCGACACAATTATACTGTTGGATGTTCTAGTAATCATGTTTATGGAGATGAATTTGATCAGCAGCTTGCAAGGGAAAGGAAATGGGATGAGATAGATAAGCAGCAATCTATCGAACATGGAAAACTTGCTTATTTGAAATACTTTCCTGAAAAGAGAAAACGGCAGACGTGTGAAATTTCTACTGGAAAATATATTAGTTGCTTATATCACGAATGTTATGCTGATGAATATAGAAAATTCTATTCATTTGATGACAATTTGAGGACAAGTGCGCCTGGTGATTATGGTGTTGTAATTACTAAAGAGGAATATCAAAAATTAAAAATAGTCGGTGGAACAGAAGCAAATATGCCGGCTTGGGATGTTGTTCATAAATTACAAGATATTGGAATGGCAAAACAGAAAGAGAGAGAAAGTGTAAGAAGATAAGCACTTGAAACTCGAATTTTATCACAAAAACTGTCATAACAACGTATTAACATTGTATTGACAATATAAAAAATGGAGAATATAATAATATCAAAGAAAGGAGTTGATTTATTATATGGCTAATACAAGTGTAACTGTAAGGATAGATGAAAAGGTTAAGACAGATCTTCAGGATCTTATGTCTGATTTAGGACTTGATATGACTACGTTTTTTACCATGGCAGCAAAACAAGCAATTAGAGAGCAAGGGATTCCGTTTTATATTTCTAGGGAAATGCCGAATGAGGAAACGATAGAAGCATTTAAAGAAGTTGATGAAATGAAAAAGAATCCTTCTGTCGGCAAATCTTATACAGATGTAGATAAGATGATGGAGGAGTTGCTGACATGAAATATGAGATTAAACCAACTAATAAGTTTCAGAAGGATTTAAAACGGATTCAAAAGAGAGGATATGATTTAAAACTCATAAGTGAAATTATAAAGAAACTGGCCAACGGAGAAACTCTTCCAGAAAAAAATAAAGATCATGTTCTTACCGGTAATTATAGTGGTAGAAGAGAGTGTCATATTACACCGGATTGGTTGTTAATATATGAATATGATGAAGAAGTTCTGTATTTATATTTGACAAGAACTGGTAGTCATAGCGATTTATTTTAATGGTGCTATTTATTAAATGGCACCATGTTTTGTAAAAGGAGTAAAAATCTATGAATGATGGAAAAGAAGCGATTGATAAAATTCGTGAAAAGATCAATGTGCTTTTAAATGCCTTTAGCTGGACGAACGACTACGTGGAAGGCAGAAACCAAGTATTATATGAATTATTAGATTATTTAGACGAACTTGAAAGAGATATGTAAATGATTGTTTCATTTTAAACGGAGGTTTAGTATGAAAAATATGCCATATGAGATAAAAAAGAAACTCAAACAGTATGCAAATATACAAAATAAAGCAAAATATATTCAACGTGAACTTGAAGAGATGATTGAGTCATACGGAGTACCTATTGAGAATTTGATTACTTGTGTAGCACGGGACAGCGATGAACCACAAACGGAAGCTCTTGCATTTTTAAATAATGGTGAATGTGATGACATTAACGGAACTATAAATCAAATTGAAGAAGTATTTCTTTGGTTTGTTAATAGAAAGACGAAATAATAGTTTCATTGGAAGATAGTAAAAGGAGAATATTATAATGAGTGATATATATTTTACAAAGCCAGAACGACCATTTTTGTTAATCTATACTGATATAGATGATTCAGTTTCATACGCATGGTTAGAAACAGAAGATGAATTAAAAGAAGTAATAGAAGAAGTAAAATCTTATGGTTGTACTATTCAAGATGCATTGGAAATTGGATCAAGCAGAGATATTGAGTTTTAAAAACTAATGAATCCAAGTTTTTATGTGAAACGAAAGGAAAAAAATTTGTATGGAGATACCTAAATATATACAGAATAAGATCAAACAACAAAATGAAGCTTGTAAAAAAGCAAGTAAACTAGAAGCAGAAATTGAAAATTGGTGTCAATTATCTGGATTTGATCCATATTCAAAAGAATATAAAGAAATTAAAGGTAGATTAGTAGATGCAGTTGCACCATTAAATGCAGATAAGATAAAAGAGATTGCCAATAGAATTGAATACTAAATGTTACTAAGAAATGTAAGTTTACTTTGGATGGAGTTGATAATATGAATGATGTATTGGAACAGCGTTTAGCTACTAAAAAGCGAGATTTAAAACAAATGCAAGATTTTTTGAAAATTGATATGGAAAATAATATTAATTCTCAAAATTATGAAGATAATGCTATCAATACATTATTAAATATGAAGAAGCTAAAAACGGAAATTGCGGAGCTGGAGTTTATATTGCAGTTGTATATTATTAATTATAATTGAATAAATCATGAAAAATATTTTGTCTCAACAAACCATGCATGTTCATGGAGGTTGTACTGAAGTTTAAATTGTTTCTGCTTTCCGTGATCAACAACGGTGCACAAAAAGTTGATCCAGTTGTCGCCAAAGGTAGAATCAAGGACAGTATATGTTTCTATTTTTAGTTTGACCCAATTGATCGTTACGTACAATGGCTTGATATCACCGGTAGAAGAAAATACAGCGATAACTGGAACGCAGCGTATGTGTTTCGCATCAAAAATGGAATTAGATAATGTCATGATTGTACCTCCTGAATAATAATATACAAACATATGTTCTAAAAGTCAAGAAGGGAATGATAATTATGAATGGAATTTATGATTTAAGAGTTGACATAGATCGAATAGAGTATTTTGAAAGTATCGAAGACAATGAAAAGGTCGAAGAATATAAGAATATAATTATAAATCACGTAAAAGATATCATTCGTGAAAATGAAGATTGTATTGAAAATCAGGATATAAAAGCGTTTATATCAAAAGAAATATTTGCAAAGATGTCAGATCAGAGCGCAGCGTGTGTATTGAGAAAAATATTATTTGCAGATAAAAATAACATTATTAACTGGAATGCTGCTCGTGCTTATATATTAGAAAATATGCCTGAACTAAAAGGGAAAATCTAATATTTATATTGAGGTGTAATTTTATGGGTAAATATTTAGATCAGTGTGCGAAAGATGCGTGGGATGTCATAAAAGGTAGAAAAAAGATTATAGGAAATAAAATTATTGAATGTAATCTGACAGATAAAAATATAGAAAGTCAAGAAGAAAATTATGGTTGGCTTGCTCCAAATGGCACATTTTATTCTGTCGAATTTGGAAATCATCAAGCATGGGCTTCTCAATATTTATTAAATGAATATAGAAATGGAAATATTGAATTAAAATGTGACGAAGATCCTGGCGATAAGTTATGTGAACTTGGATTCATTTTACTTCATAGTCCACATAAATATGATTTCTTTGTCACAAGAGATTATAAAAAAAGAATTACTAATAAACAGAAAGAATTTCTCATTGACTATTTTGAAAAGAGAAATATGAATCAGTGGTTAGAGAAATTATATCAAGAGGAAATCTAAGCTTCAGGAGGAAGGTAAATGGAAATTAGTTCAGATATTGATAGTGTAATAAATTTTCTTAAAAAGAAGAAAAAAGAAGGTTATAAATCAGTGGAATTAATTGATGATGCAAGAGCTTCTGGATGGTTTACACTTAATCCAACTTTGAAATTTATTTATTGTAAACAAGATCCTGGTGTTTTAGGAATAGATATAAGGAAAAAGATTGAAATTTAACTTTCTTGCGATGATTGGAGGTAGAAAAATGGAAGTGACCAAATTGAAGAAAAAAGTAAATAGTATCAATAATTGGTTCAAAAAGAATACTAAAGAAGAAGAAAAATTATTTAGACAAGGGTTACTTGCTTTTTCAATATTTATTATTGTAATGATATTCTTAAAAGTATTTAGATGGGGAATTTTTTATTGGTAATAAGAAATGTTTAGTGGGAGAACTGATAAAAATGACAAACTTAGAAAAATTACGCACAGGAACTGATGAAGAGATATTACATCTTATGCAGCGATTTGCATATAGAAGTCTTAGCTATACTTATCAAGAACTTCAAACAGAGGAATTTTTGCAGGAGGAATGTTACGTGAATTATAAAGGGGAAGCAATTAAATGACGATTTCATTCACTTGATATGGAGAAATTATATGGCATGAAAAAAGAAGAGAAAATACGAGTTATAAAATGGTACATTAGCCAATACATGAATACAAAAACCGATTATAGTGAAGTTGACGATTTGAAAGACCTTGAAGAAATAGTAAGAACAGCAACAAACTGTTTAGCTATAAGTAATAGATGCAATCAATGTACCTCAGATGGAAAGTCTTATTGTAAAAGATGTGCTAATTGTATCGAATGGCATTGGGATAAGGATATTATAGAAACAGCAGATAACTACCGTTTTCGATATGTATATTGGAAAACATTTGCTGACATGGAAACCAAATGAAAAATTGCTTTCAAGAGAATGGAGATAAGAATATGAGCAATATGGGATATAGACCGAAATTTTATGATTGTACCATAGACGGAATAAAAAGTGTCAAAGGAAAAAATTTATTTGTATTACATTGGAAAGATTCAAAAGGCGATGGAAGTATGCCGATTCAGGTAGATCAACCATCAGAATTAATTCTTAAAAGAATGAAAGAGATTGTAGATGGAAAGCGAGATAAATTATACCTGACAAGAGGAATGAGAGATATTGATGTTTCGTATCTCGGTGACAATAAATGGCAGCTATATGATGAATTTGATGTTTATGAATTTGAAATGGCTATGTAAACACAATAAAAAATTGTTTTTAAGAGAATGGAGAAAACAATATGACACTAATGATTGAAGCTGAAGTTTCAGATAAAAACGTAGCCGATTTAAAAAGAATGGGATATGATATTTGTTCTCCATTCTCGGCAAATATTATTCTGGATTATGGTGATAAAGTAATTTATTGTAATAGTCGTCCTGGAACGATAATCGAAAAAGACGAATGAGTAGGAGATTATAATGACAAATTATTCTAATTTTACTGGAAAACTTATAAAAATGAATAAACCGTATCCAATTACAAACGAAAAAGATGAAATCCTAGGATACACAGAAATCGGAGATATGGCGGTTATTACATTTGCAGAAATAAAAAATAAAACTGGATACAAAAAGTTGGTAGATATTTCTGATGAGTTGGTTATTGGAATTCCATTTGATACAGAAAAAGAAGAAGGATATTTCGAGACGGTGATCGTATCTGGAAAGTTTATAGGTGTTGATTCATTAGCTTTAGATCTGTCAGATATAATGGATTCTACATTTATTTTTAATCATATTGATAATAAAGGCACTATGATGATTGATAATCGACAAATTAATTATGAATATATGACTTGAGGGAAATATATGAAACTTAAACCAAAAACAGAAATTGTGTCTTGTAATAATTATATGAGATTTGATCCTTTATATAAATGCTACTGTCCACAATGCAATAGAATATTGAAAAGAAGTGATAGCGTATGTACTTGTGGACAGAAAATTGATTGGTCTGAATGGAGGTAAAAAGTAATGGATTTAGACAATATAACAGATATCGAAGCATTAAGAAATATTGCTAAGAGTTATATGGTACAAATGAAAAGAGATACAGAAGCAAATGATGGAACTGATTATATTTTTAAAAAAGGATATTGGTATTTCTTAGATCAAGACGAAACCGGCATAACGGTATATACAGAAGATAGTTCCCATGCATGTTTTCTTGGTTATGATGAAGCTGATATTTTTTTAGTTAGTAAGTAAATGAAAGATTGTTTTCAATAGAATATTTGTTAAAGGAGCATAAAATGAAAAGATGTCCATATTGTAATTCAGACAGAGGTGTTTATACAATATTTAAAGCAATGCAATATTATTCTTGGGACGGAGAACCAGAAGGATATTCTACAGACGAACTGAATGAATCCAAATTTGCTAAATGCTTATCATGTGATCGTAAAATATCTATGAAAAGAATACAGAAAAATACTGAAACAGACATTTCGAAATAGTACAGATGAGAAACTTAAACAAATGATGAAAAATGTTGTAGAATGCTTGTAGTAGTTATAAATTCGTAATGGAGGAATAAATTTGAAATATTATGATAGAGTAGGAAAAGAATTAGAAAAAATGATTATGTAGATGTTATAACAAATTATGGAATTCAAATGGGATATATAAATCTCTTCCAAAATGGAAAGGTTAGAGTTAATTGTTTAGTTGGCGAAATCCGTGTAACACCAGATAAAATTTATAAAGTGTGATACAAAATTTATTTTTGAACGGAATTGATGTTTCTGATGTAAAATGGTAGAATAATAGGAGATCGATGGCATGAAGAAATGTGAAGAATGTATTTATTTTAATACTTCGATTTGCGTATACAAATGCTATAGAAAAGATCATTTTAAAAAGTGTCCTCATAATTGTCGTTGTTGTGAATATTATGGGAATTGTGGATTAAAAGGTCAAATTATAGAACAAGGATAACAAATGATGGAAAAAGAAAATGTGGAAATGTTGCAGAGAGCTTGTAGCAGACTGGAGGGATTTAGCTATTTATTAAGAACAAATTTAGAATTACGGAATATTAAAGAGAATGAGAAAAATCATGGTATTTATTATGCAGTCAATGTTATAGAAGAGAATGTACGGATTATTCATTCTATTATCACAGAGGAACATGGCGAGTATATTGAGGATTTTGGACAGCATATGAGCGTACCAGAATAAGGAGGTTTTAGATGAAAAGTGTAAAAATGTATAAGTGTAATATTGATGATACAATGAGAGAACTGTATGAGTTATCAAAAGATGGTAATGAGTACTGTTGTGAATTTAATGAAAAAACGCTTACATCATCTATGACTATTGATGATGCATACTTATTAGTAACAGGCATGTCTTATAATCAGTTTAAGGATTATGAAAAAACAGAAATTGAAAATATGAAAAAACGGAGAGAAGAAAGGATTAAATCAGGAGAATATTTGGGAATGTAAATTAAATTTAACAAAAACAGTATATTTGTCAACTATAATTGACGTTAAGAAGCAGAATAATCTGCTTCTTTTTTGTTACAAAAATTTTAGAAAGAAATAGAGAATAAATAGTTAGGAGGATTTGGTTATGGAACAGAACAGATACGCTACAAAGAAAAAAGGCAAGACTGAAGTTTATCCTTTTTGGAACATGGCTGATATTAAAAATATTGTCGAGTGGTTTGAAAATAATAATGAATGGGACGGATATCTGATTACTATGTTAGAGCTTCTTCTTGGAAGACGTATTGGGGACACTGTAATGATGAAGTGGTCGGATCTGTATTATGAAAATGGTAATCGAAAGAATGAGATCGACACCATTGAAGAGCAGAAGACTGGCAAAGTTACGAACATTCCAGTAAGTAATATGGTATGGGAAGCAGTTGATAATTATTTGCAGCATACAGAAGTAGATCCGATGAAACATTACAATGATTATATTTTTGAATATGATCCTAAGACAACCTGGTTAAAGAGGAATGTTAATTCTATTATATATGGAAATGTAGAGATTTGGTGTGATGCGTTACAAAAGGATTTTTCTGATAAAAGAAAAGAAAATATTACTTCAGCTTACAAAAAGCAGAAACAATATGAGACGATTGGTGAATATCTTCATTATGTTGTTGAGTATAACGATGTTGTAAAGTGGCAGACAGATGATTATAGAAAGAAATTAAAGAAAGCGGTTGAAGCAGCCAACATCCAATATGCCGTAAGTTCACATAGCTTGCGTAAATCTTTCGGTTATTGGATCCATAAGACTCATCCATTCGATCCTGATTGTTTATTATCTCTTCAGAAGCTGTTCAATCACACCGACCTCCAGACTACTATGAATTATATTGGATTAACAGAAGAGAAAAATAGACAATACATTAACGACCATGGCGAGTTTATTAGAAATGTATTGGCTGGTAATGGAGATGAGATTGTAAAGAATATGCCGGTAGTTTCATTAAAGTCTGATGATTTTGGAGAAATAATTAAGCAGGTTATCAAAAATGTTCAAGCCGGTAACGATCCTGTAGAGGTGTACCAGGCTGCAATCAATATGGCAAATGAAAGACGTGTTTTGTAATAGGAAAGGAGAATATAATACCATGTTGTATTATTTAGCAAAAAGATTTCAGCTGAAAAGACTGAGAAAATTATTTTGTAAGATTGGATGGCATAGTGATATTGATGGATATTCTATGTTGAATTTTGAAGGTAAAATATATTGCAGATGTCCGTGGTGTGGGAAACACTTAGATGTAGAAAGTGTATTCATGAGGTTATGAATTAATGAATCGACAGGAATGGGAAAAACGATGGATGTTGGAAAATATAAGAAATAAAATATTTTTAGAACAGGAGTATGAAAATAAACAAAAATCAAAAAAAGAATATGAAATTAAAAAAGAATGGGAACAAAGGGTACAAGAATGCGAAGACAACTATTGGAGAAGCAGATTAGGTAAACCATTACAATAAAGGAGGAATGTCATGGAAAATATGAAAATTAATGTAGTGACAGTAAGATGGTTTGATGGTTATAAAGAAGATTTTCGCTGTACAGAAATTCGGTTTGGGTCTGATTTGTTGTGGATGCGCTTAGAAAATGGCACAAATAGGCATATTCCTTTGCGTCAAGTAAGATGGTTTGGAACATCAATCGAAAGTCACCAGTGTACAGATATGTAATTAAATTAGGATTTAGTGGAGGTAGACTATGAAGAAAATACTTGATGCCTGCTGTGGTAGTAGGATGTTTTGGTTTAATCGGCAGAAGCTGGTGTTGCGAAAATGCTAAATGGAATGGAAGAAGCAAGGAATAATAAATGATTAAATTAAAACTGATTAAAGTTTAGGAGGAATAGAAGATGAAAGTTGAAGAAATTGCATTGAGACAGGAAATCAGGCAGATGCTTAACGAAGCAGGAATTAATAAAAACACTTTACGCGATATGGCGGAAAAAGTTATGCGGGAAGAAATTGAGAAACAGGTGAAGAACGCCATCAATCAAAGTAACATTAATAGCATTGTATATAGCAAAGTCAATTCATATGAGCTTAATGATATGATGCGGGCGGCAATTAAGAAAGAAATCAGCGAAGCTGTTGACATTAAGATCAACGTAAAGGCAACTATTCCGCAGAGAGAGTCTTAAATGGAAACTGATAAAGCATAGAGAAAAGAGTGGAAATCTGAAAGTTAACGGAGGTAGAAACAAAATGTCAGAAGAAATCATTAAAGTATTAGATAATTTAGCTGAAAGGTTCGGTGTAGCTGTTGATTGGACGTCAACAAATGTAATTCCGTATTTACAAGAGTTGTGCAGTAAGTATATTACTTATGAAATTGCTATTAGTGTTACGTGGTTGGTAATTGGTATATTATGTTTAATTTTTTCTAAGTATACATTTACAAAAACAAAATATTTTTGGAGCAAGTATAAAGAAGATATATATTCGGATTACGATTTTGGTGCAATTCTGTTTGGAGTTATCACTGGTTGTATGATTATTGCTGGAATTATCGTTATATTATATCAAACATTTAACATTATTACTTGCTTAACATTCCCTGAGAAAATTATCATTGATGAACTAAGTTCTATATATTTGAATATGAAATAATTTAAACTGAAATTTAGTGGAGGAATAAAAATGAGTAGATTTATTAAAGCGTGTGAGTGTCCTATATGTGGAAAATTATGTAAAAGTGATGGTATTACTGTAGATTTTACAACGGAAGAAAATGTAATATCTTTAAACAGTTTTAGCAATGAATCATGGCATTGTGATAATTGTGATATTGATTTTGGAATATGTGATATCGAAAGTATTGTCGAGGAATTTTAGGAGAAAATCTGATGAAAAATGCAGAATTAATTGCTTTGCAGACAGTAAGAGATGAATACGAAAAGATTAGAGAAAAATATAAAAAGAAAGCCGCAAAAGAGCGTGAAAAGGTAAACGATGTATATGTTATGGTCTGTGGAGAAAAATGTTATACAGAGTCAGAAATCAATGATTGGTACGCAAATGATTACATCACTTGTGAGCAATCGGATAAGTATATTAAAAGGCTAAACAAAAAGAAATCAACAGCAGGTCAAACAGGCATGTTCACAAAAAGTGAAAGAGTATGTAGAATTTTAGATAACATAATTGACAGTCTGGATTTAGAGATACGGGATATAAAAATTAAAGAAGAATTGGAACTGGAAAAACAGAAACGTTGGGAAAACGCACAGCATTTCTTAAAGACTGTACGAAGTATGGAAACAAGGCAACAGAGCAACAGTCAAAATCCTACGACACTATGATGATGTATGAGGTCAAGGATTTGGTAGATGATTTGTTAGAGATAGTAAAGGCAGATGGAATAGATGCAGAATAAAATAAAATATCTATTTCGAGCCATCTTCAAACAATAAGATATCGTTGGGAGTGCAATCAAGAACTCTACATAATTGCTCAAGGGTATCAAAATAAATACGATCTGTGTTACCTTCGTATAAATTACATGCTGCTTTATATCCTATTTTGAGTTCTTTTGATAATTGGTTTCGATTCATACCCTTGGCATCAACCAATGATTTTATATTAAGTCTCATATATTTATCTCCTTGACATTATATACTTTAGCACATAATCTTAAGAAAATAAATATATTTTTAAGATTATACCCTTGACAATATAATCTAAAGGGTGTATAGTATGAACTATCAAAGGGAGACACGAAGATAAATGCGTAGGATTACATACTAGGAAAGGAGAGGTGACTACGACATGAAAAGAGGAGAAATCTATTACGCAGATTTGAGACCAGTTGTAGGATCTGAACAGGGAGGAATTCGTCCTGTACTTATCATTCAAAATGACGTTGGCAATAAATATAGCCCTACAACTATCGTTGCTATTCTGACTTCTAAAGATAAGCCATCCCTTCCTACGCATGTGTTGTTGAAGAGTAGTGAAGAGAATGGTCTTGAAGTTGACTCTACAATTGAATTGGAGCAGCTTAGAACTATCGACAAAAAGAGAATAAAAGATAGGGTTGGAAAAATCAGCGAATACGATAACAATAGAGTATTAAATGCGCTTAAAGTCAGTATGTGCATTTAGGGAGGGTAGTATTATGAACAGGACTGAGACTTACAAAGTAGAAAGCTATGATGAAGCTATTGCTATTTTACAAAAATTGAAAGAGAGTGGAGCCGAATGTAATATTACTATCTATACATTCGATTTTGATAAGAATTTGGAATCTCATAAAGTAACTACTCCTGAGAGTGTATGTATTTTGGTTGAGAAGTCAAAGACGATCATTATGAACAATGATTCATATGTGCCTCATATGCAGTTGTTTTCCATGGTTCAATCGCCTGAGAATATTGCGAGAAAAGGTATTATGCATGATGTTTTACTCTTGCGACTACCAACTAATGAGTCCTGAATATCGGACTCATAGATGAATAAAATGATAATACCGAACAGAAAAACAAACAAACGTTCGATTTTTATATTGACAGAACAGATGTTCGGGTGTAGAATCATAATTGTTCCAAACGAAATAAAAAATGCAGCCTAGCGATTCAACCGGTGTTGGCGCACCTTTCTACTAGACTGCACTACATAACAACATTGGAGAATACTCCAAAGAGCAGTGCTTGCACACTACTATATTATATTGTACATATTTTTCCAATAAATGTCAACTGATCAAAGTCAGGTTTCATCTGGAAAATTCGGGCAAGTCTGCTAAGAAATTCAAGGATTATACAACTTAATATAGAGAATAAATTTATAGGGCTATCGTCAAGCGGCTAAGACACAACACTTTGACTGTTGCAATAACTATCAGAGATGGTAGTTCGTGGGTTCGAATCCCACTAGCCCCGTTAGCTACCTGAAGTATGCAACTTTATTTAATAGGAAACATAGAGGATATCGCACCATAAGAATCGTAGGTCTTATGTTCAAATTTAGGCGAAAAGGTATATGTGGAATATTACTTCATTGGAGGTCGTGCATGGCTTCGCTTTAGGTAGCGCCCAGCACCATTAGCTCAGTTGGGAGAGCACCAGACTTTTAATCTGGATGTCATGGGTTCGAACCCCGTATGGTGCATTATCAAAATATAGAAGAAAGGAAAATTTCATTATGGATTATGTGATTAAGAATAATCGAAATTGCTATATTCGTCTGGATGATAACGGTACGGCAATTAGTTGCTCAGAAGCAAAGCGTGATTTATTTAATGAAACAAAGGCACGTAATATTTTAAAAGGTCTTCCAAAAGGGTTACGGAATATGGGATTTAGAGTAGAAGCAATCCCAGATATTCAACCGAAAAAGATGGACGATGAAGAACGGAAGGAGAACTTTAGAGTCCTTCAGGGTGGGAAAAGAACAACGTCAGAGAACATTTCCAGATGGATCGAGATGTTTGGCCAGTGTGATGATGTTCTGAAAAATGCTTCTGAAAGATACAGATTTCTCGAAGAAGAACTACATAACAAAGATTTAGAACTAATGGATATTTTACATACTATTGAAATGAGTGGATCGTTTGATTTGTTCCGTGGATGGAAACTCTACAAGGATATTAAACAGAATAGAGAATCAAGAAGAGATATTAAGGATGAGATTCTTATAATAAATAATGTCCTGCGAGAAATGAAGTTTAATTGGTTTAGCAGAGAAAGAACTGAGAAGGCTATCCAGGGACTATTTGATAGGAAGTATACATTTAGAATTGTAGAGGAGGATGATCAGAATGATTCTATGTAAGGATTGTGGGATCCCTATGGTAGCAGCTATGTCGTTTTCAAACGAAGGCAATGAGAAGTTTAATAGGTGTCCAAAATGTTATGCGGAAACAAAGCACGTAAAGTTACGTGAATCTGATTTGGATTTTGGAGAAGTATTACATAAGGCTATTAATAGAAAATAAAAGGCAGGGAAATATAGTGACGACGAAAGATTTAGAGCTTAAAGAAAAATTATCACGACTTACTGAAGAACAAGAGAAGATAATTAATGAGTATTGTGAAAACGATATGAAAAAGCTGAAAAGTATTAGCTTTAATGCTTTTCGTGGTTACAATATTCCTCTTTCTGAACACGATGATTTATATGATGATGCAATGAAAGTTCTTTTGGAAAGTGTAGTTTCATATAATGAAAGCCAAAATACTTGTTTCAATACTTTTCTGACGAATAATATTAAAAATTCAGTCGCTGATTGGTATAGAGACAATTACAAAAGAGCTAAACGTAAGAATTTATTGTGTGACAAAAACGGAAATATCATAAGAGTCGATAAAGACGGAAATATAACAAAGGATGAAAAAGGGAACCCGATTATTATCTACGATACCTCATTCGATATGCCTACAGAAGAAGATGGCAATGATGGTAATTTAAAAGAAAAAGTTGCCTCGGATTTCAATGTAGAAGATGAAAGTCAATTTGATTTTGAAATCGATGAGAAGGTAGAAGATTTTATTAAGTCATTGAGTAAAATACAGCAACAGATTGTGCGTTTGAGAATGTTAGAAACTTCATCTGAGAGTATCAAGCAAAAGCTTGGCATAACAGAAAGTAAATATAAAAGAGAAGTTGAAGCTATTAAAATGAATAAAGGATTTTCTGCATTCACAAAAAATAAGGATGATGGAAATTACAAAATGGAGGACAAAAACATGGCAGAAAGAGTTATTGAAATTAGCGAATCTGAAAACTATCGCATGGACAAGATGAGTATCTATTCTTTGTTACAGGATAAGAAAAATGGAGATATGGATTGCAACTACATTCTTCAAAGAGAACCGTTTCAGTGGACACCAGAAGAAGCAAATAGATATTTTTGTCGTATTCTTAGTAACTTACCTATTCCTGAAATCATTATTTGTGAACAGAAAAAGAAAGGATTAACTATTTCTCATCTGATTGATGGATTACAGAGACTTTCTTATGCTGAAGCTTTTAAAGAGAATAGAATGAAAATCAGTGCATCTGGTGCGGAACGTCATTTAATTCAGTATAGAGAGTTTGAATTAGATGAAAATGGCAATAGAATTCTTGATGAAGATGGATTGCCCAAATATGAGATGAAAGTATTTGATGTTGTAGGAAAATATTACAGAGATCTTCCTGAAGACCTTAAAAAAAGATTTAATCAGTTCAATGTAAATGTTACAAAGTTCTTTGATTGTACAGATGAGCAGATTGCGGATCATATTCGTGATTATAACAACCATGCTAGTATGAATAAGGAACAAGGTGGACTGTTAAATGTATCTACCGAAACTGCCGGTTATATTAAGCATATTTCTCAGAAGAATTCTTTCTTTAAGAACTGCGGAAAGATTACAAGAAGCAATGAGATCAAAGGTAAACTTGAGAGAGTTGTTGCTGAAGCAATGATGTTGTTATTCTTCAGAAATTCTTGGAGTGCAAAACTGGATACCATTTATAAATATGTAGATGAAAATGCAACAGAACAGCAGTTTATGAAACTCAATTCCCATCTCAACAGATTAGAGTTGGCAATCGGAGACAATAACCAGGAATTAAATGATATGCTGACTCCTACAACGATGCCTATGTGGATTGCTGTATTTGATAAGTTTACTACATATAACATGGATGATTCCAGATTCATCGATTTTCTGAATGCATATAGAACTGAACTGAAGGATAAGGAAGTTGATGGAATTTCCATGGCAGATTTTAAGGATCAGCAGACAAAAAAGAAAACTACGATTACCGGCAAGATTGATTTGCTTGTAAAGCTTATGAATGAGTATTTACATATTAACGGAGATCCCGTAGACGATGAAAAGTCTGAAGAATCTAATAATGTTACAAATGATACTGTTATTGGATTCGTTCAGAACAATGTAAACGCAGAAGTAGACGATGAGGATATCTCATTTTATGAGGATATGGTAGATGACTGTGTAAAGATTGATTCTCCTGTTTATACAGCGTGTAAGACTGCATTAGTTGCTATTATGGCTTATGCCTGTATGAATGAGCAGGATCTGAGTTTTGAAGACTGGATTAAGAAGTATGAAAGTAATAATTCGTCTTTCAGTCCTGATCAGAAGGTCAATTATACATACATGAAGCATGATTTTGATGAATTTGTTAAAAACGTAGAAGAAAATTCAAAACAGAAAAACGCAGCAGTAGCATAGGAGGATGTAAATGTCATATTGGACTTATATAAATGGAACCGTAACTGTTAGTCCTATGGGTAGAACCCAGGCTGAAAAAAGATATATACTTGAAACAGTGCTAAATCATCTGCCAAGAGTAACAGGCTCTGAGGGTGATATGAATGTATATATCATTCAGAAAAATGGTTATCACAGTTCATGCTCATGTGATGAATTTGGCGAAGTGACAAATAATTTAATAGATAGATACGGATATAAGAATCGTAGTAGAGGATGGTTACAAACACAGAACGAATATATTCTTGTTGTAAATGCTGCTTTAAGAGACAGAGAATTTAAACAAACTTATAGAGAATTTATGAAATGGTTTGTAAGACTTTGTAAGAGAGTAGGTTGTGAAAATGTTCTTGTAGAAATCAAAGGATATGCAAAGTCAACTATTATCAATGATAGAAATATTCAGAACAAGAAATATTCGTATAGAAGCGTGTTCAGTGCATTATTCGAAGATCCAAGCTGGTACAAAGACTCTGATGGAGAGCCGAATTGGTGTGAATATTTGTTATGGAATAGAGCAAAAGGTTCGGATTATCCTATGTTACTTGCTTATAAATATTTTAATGACGAGGATAATGACAAAGAAGTTGAGAGAAGAATGAAATATGAGAGAGGTTAAACATGGCAGTATTTAAAAATTTTAAAGATGATGAGCTGATTATCAGTTGCAAATGTGGTTGTGACGAAGGTATTCATTTTGCAATTTGTGATTACAAAGATGGAGATTATGCATTTGTAACACATACGAGTGGCAACTATTACAGAGAGCAATGTCCATTCAGAGAGAAGTTAAAGAAAATCTGGGCGATTATTCGGAATAAGGATTATTACTATTCTGAGGTTTGCATGGACAAGAACGATTTTGAACAGTTCGCAGAATGGATTAATAAGAAAAACACAAAGCAATGCACAGCTGATGAGGTAATAAATATTTTGGATAAAATCGCAAAGATAAATCCAAATATTGAGATTACAATCGATGGAGGTGGCGAAAATTGTGCCTCAGTAAAGCTATCGGAAGCTCTTATCTATGAAAGTGGTTATGGAAATTTGGTTATTGATGCAGAAAAGTAGAGGAGATTATTATGGCAAAATTAGAAGGATTTAGTAAGGTAGCAGTTATTAAATGGGGTTATTGCACACAGTATTGCTTTGCTATTTATGATGATGGAAATCATTATAAGATAGGGGATATGGTAGCATTAAGCAATAATAACCCTAATGCAAAAATTGATGAAATCATCAGTGTAGAAGAATCAAGAGAACGATATAAAGGAAACATTACAGCAGAGGTCATTGGAAAAATTGATATTTCTGCATATAAAAAGCGTGTGGAGCAGCGTAAGGAGAAAGAAGAACTGAAGAAGGAACTTGATAAGCGTAAGAAAGAGATTCAGAAGAAGTTGGATGATGAGTATTATGCAAGCAAAGACGATGTTTATGCTGAAATGCTGAAGAGATATGAGAGCTTATAGGGAGAATATTGCGATGAAGAGACAAATTCGTAGAGGAGTTTTTGAAACAAATTCATCAAGTACACATGCAATTTGTATAGCAAAAGGCGACTATAATTTATCAAAACATATTGACTTTACTATTGGTGAATTCGGTTGGGAAAATAACGAATATGATGATTTGTATAGTAAGGCATCATATTTAATCACAGCAATTTTAAGTTTTGATAAAGATCAGGCTGATGATTATTTACGAAAGCTAAAAGATATTTTGGAAAATAATAACATTGAATATAACCTACCAAAATTGAAAGAAGCATCATGGGAATATGACGGCAAAATTAGATCTTATTATGATTTTGATGGTTATGGATACATTGATCATTCTGATGAGACCGAGGACTTTGTTGATGATGTATTACATGATTCAGATAAATTATTTAGATACTTATTCGGAGATTCAAAAATTATCACAGGAAATGATAATTCAAATGAATTTGATGACAGAATGTATGTAAACGAAGGAGAAGAAAAAACAAGGTGGGGTACTTATACAACTTATGGTGATTTAAAGCCAGAATTCGATAATTATGAAATTTACATGAAAGGAAATTAATAATATGAAGAGACAGATTAGACGTGGAGTATTTGAAACTAACTCATCTAGCACCCATTCACTTACAATGTGTAGCGAGGAAGAGTTTGAACAGTGGAAGAATGGCGAGCTTCTTTTTGATGAATGGGGTTCTAGGTCATTTGTAAAAGCAAATAGTTTATCAGATGATGATAAGAAATATGCAGCACAAGACTATGAAAATCACAAAGATGAATTTTCTAAAGATTGGTCAGACTTGTCAGAATCTGCGAAAGAAAAGTATTATACCAAATACGCAAAAGAAAACAATATTGTAGACGATGATGCTAAAACCTATGAGGAGTGGCAGAACGATGATCTTGAAACATTTGTATATAGATATACAAGTAAAAGTGGAGATAAAATTGTTTCATTTGGTAAATATGGATACGATGGTTGATTTAATTTAGGAGGATTTTAAGAATGGGATTATTAGGAAGATACATAAATGGAAATTTTAGAACCACAATCTTGAGTGATGGTACTAAGATTAGAGAGACAGATGAAGATGAGTTTGTTCCAGCTTTTGCAGAGAATATGGATATAAAAATAACAAATTTTTGTGATATGGGATGTCCATTCTGTCACGAAGGTAGTACAACAGATGGTAAATTTGGAGATATTCTGAATGAGAAATTCATTAACACGCTTCATCCGTATCAGGAAGTTGCTCTTGGTGGTGGAGATGCTACAAGTCATCCTGATTTAATTCCATTCTTACAGAAACTCAAAGATAGAAAAGTTATTGTAAACATGACTGTAAACCAGATTCATTTTGAGAAGAAACAGGAACTCATCAGAAGACTTGTTGATGAAAAACTTATCTATGGTCTTGGTGTATCTCTTGTAAATCCCACAAAAAGATTTATTGAACTTATTAAGCAATATCCAAATGCGGTTATTCATGTAATCAACGGGGTATTAAAGCCATCGGATGTAGAAGTTTTAGAGAATAATAATCTGAAGATGCTGATTCTTGGTTATAAACATCTTAGACGTGGTGATGATTTTTACATAAAAGATCATGAGAATATTGTCGCAAATCAAAATTGGCTATATGTAAATCTTGAAGATATTATTGATAAATTTAAAGTAGTTAGTTTTGATAACCTTGCAATTGATCAATTATATGTCAAAGGATTGATGACAGATGAAGAATGGGACGAATTCTATATGGGCGATGATGGGAGCACGACTTATTACATCGATATGGTAGAGCGTAAATTTGCCAGGAGTTCAACAGCTGTATTTGATAAGAGATATGATTTATTGGATTCTGTTGACGACATGTTTCAGAAAATTATCTCTGAGAGAAAATAAGGTATTATATTAGAAAGGTGAATAATTCATAATGGGAATGTACACAGAAATTAATGTGTGTTTTGACTTATACAGTGATACATCAAAGGAAGTTATAGATATTTTACATAGTCTTATTGATAGAACTGACAAACCAGATGTGTTAACAGGACATAAATTTTTTAAGTGTGATAGATGGTATATGGTTGCTTGTTGCGATAGTTACTATTTTGATGGTTCTACTAACAGTAAGATGATTTTTGATGCAATTTCTAAGACTTGGAAAGTAAATATTAGAGCCAATTTGAAAAATTATAACTCTGAGATCGAACATTTCTTGGATTGGTTAGTGCCATATATTAAAACAGAGGGTTTTATTGGATATACAAGATATGAAGAATATGAAAATCCAATACTTGTTTATATCGAAGATGGTAAAGCTGTTTTTAAATATGTAGAACCAAGATGAGTACTAATTTGTAAAACTTATGATTTATATGAGTCTTAATGATTGATTTTTAAATGAAATCGAAATTTGGTGAGGTGAAATGTGAAAGAAAAAATTTGTAAAGCAATATTGATTATTTGTGTTTGCATCATGCTTGTGATGTGTGAACAGTTATTTTTTGACATAATTACTAGATAGGAAGGAGAAAATAAATATGTGTCAGTTTAAATCAGGAATTATTTTAAAGAATAAGGTAGTTTTAGCACCAGAAGGGAATGATAGTCATTCTGATCTGCTCGAAAGTTTAGGCATTGAGGATGATCGTATGAATGCTATGAAAGTATTTGTGCGAGCTGAATTGCTTCCTCCAAATGGAAATAAAGCGGTTCCTGTTGATGAATGGAATTTCAATGTTGATCAAGATATTACACCGGACTGGTTTGATGAGGATCGAGGAAAATATGAGACAGAATTCCGTGATGCAGTTAAAGAATATATGAAAGATAAGATTATTTCTATTTGTGGATATGCATGGAATAAAGTAGTGGATGGTAATCTTACATATTATTTTATGGATGGATATTTAGATAGATGTGAATTTGGAAAAACAAACAATTACACTGATTCCAATGTCAGAAATATGATTACTAATAGTGATTTAGCAAAGAACTTACAAATGGAATTTGGAGACAGATTAGTTCCTATCACATTAGATTTACTATCTCTTGATGGATTAGATGATTATGGAACTGTTACTGGAGATATTCTAGCAATTCCTACGATTGATCTATACAGAAAATATAGAAAGAATATTTCTAAACTTGATTCTTGGTATTGGCTTGCGACTCCCGACTCAACACCCTCCGGCTGCAGTTCTGGCGATGTTCTTTGCGTCCGCTCCTATGGTCGCGTGCTCTACGATTGGTGCAGTTTCGTCGGGGCTGTGCGCCCGTTTTTCATCTTGAAATCTGATATCTTCGTATCTTAAAAAACAAGCGAAGCGTAGGCTCGCCGATAACCAGGCAAGGGGTGAAAGCCCCTATGCCGGTGCTTTAAGTAAGCGACTGAAAGGAGCGAATAATAAAAGTGGCTGCGAGTAAATTATTAGATGTAATTGTAAAAGCAACCTCTTTGATGGAATATACAATTAGAATTACTTCAAACAGAAAAAGATATCCGGTTAAATATATTCAACTAATAAAAAGAATACAGGATAAAAGTATAGATATTTACGAATTCTTAATAGATGCAAATCGATTAAATCTCGAAAACTCAAAATCAGAACGACTTGAATTACAAACTAAAGCGATTACTTCATGTGATAAATTATCATGTTTTATTGAAATGTCTATGAATCTTAATTTGATAGGAACAGATACTGTCACAAACTGGCAGAAGCAAATTGAAGATGTAAAATATATGACTATTGCATGGAGAGAGAAAGATAAAAAGAGATAAAAATTATTGGTTGTTTGTTGTATGCTACAGTTCTGACAATGTTCATTACGTCAACTCCAATGGTAACGTGAACTACAATTGGTGCAGTAACGTCAAAGCTGTGCGCCCGTTCTGGGAAGGAAGATGCAATAAAGTAGGAGAAACACTGAAATTAGAGTCCCTTCATCAAAAGAACAGACAACCCTTCTTTCGGAACAAGAAAGATAAATACAAAGGATTAAAATATTATAACAGAAGATAAAAAATATAGTTCTGATTTTGAGAAAATTTGTGATTTTGGGAATTTATATAAGGCTTATAAAAAATCTAAATCAGGTAAGGGATTTAGTAAAAGTAGCATTAAGTTTCGAACAACTGCCTTGGATGGTATATATCAAATTAAAAGGCGATTAGAAACAAAAACATATCAAATAGCTCCCTACCATGAATTTACGATATATGAACCCAAAGAGAGGATTATAAAAGCATGTTCTTTTCAGGATAAAATTGTTCAGCATAGTGTTTGTGATAATGTATTATTGTCTAATTTAAAGCAAGAATTTATATTAACAAATTATGCTGGACAAATTGGTAAAGGAACATTATTTGGATTGGATTGCTTAAGAGCACAGATGTATTTAGCGTATTGTAAATATGGATATAACTGTTGGATTATTAAAGCTGACATTAGTAAATTTTTCTATAGTATTGACCATGAAATATTGAAAGATATTATAGAATACTTTGTTGATGATCAAGATGTATTACGGTTGTGTGAAAAATTTATAGATAGCACAGAAGGGATAGGAATTCCGTTAGGAAATCAAATCAGTCAGGTATTTGCCTTGTTATATTTATCTAGGTTGGATCATTTTATTACTGGCGAGCTTGGAGTTAAATATTATGGTAGATACATGGACGATTTCTATTTAATTGTAGAAAGTAAAGAGTATGCAATATATTGTTTAGATACAATATGTGATTATGTAGACACTCTAAAACTAAAATTAAATGGTAAAACACAAATTATTCCATTTAAGAATGGAATAAGGTTTTGCGGATTTCATACATATGTGACTAAAGATGGTATACCGATCCGTAAATTATTAAATTCGAATAAGAGAGCAGCCAAAAAGAAATTTGCTAAAATGGTTAAGCTTGTTAATAATGGAAAACTAAGTAAAAAAGATTTTGATGAGAGCTATAAGGCATGGAAGAATTATATATCTCATGGAAATTGTATTAAGTTGGCATATAAAATGGATGAATATATAAATGGATTATTTGAAAAAGGAGCGTAGATTGTATGAATGAAGTTTTTCAAGTGGTTAAGAAAGAGGATCATAGTGTAATCAGAAAAGTATATGATGTGCGAAATGATAATTGCGGATATCCTCATTTCCTGATTTATGAAAATGGAGAATGGAAATATGTGAGTGCAAAATATTTTGTTCCATATAGTGACATTCCAGATAGGGAGAAGATTTGTAATTATCTTGGAAAAGATAAAGCAGAAAAAATTCTGAATGAGTTAGAAAAAATAGGTATTTATTATTAAAGGGTTATAAAGTATATGTATGATAAATTGAGAGACTATATAGAAGAATCAAACAACATAGTATTCTTTGGAGGAGCTGGTGTATCTACAGAAAGTGGTATTCCTGATTTTCGTTCCAAAGATGGTTTATATAATCAACATGACATTCAGTTTGATAAGTATGAGCCAGAATATCTTTTGAGTAGAGAATGTTTATATAATAATCCAAAAGTATTCTATGAATTTTACCGTCAAAAAATGGACACAAGAAATATTGAACCGAATATTACGCATAATGTACTAGCTAAAATGGAGAGGATTGGTAAATTGAAAGCAATTGTAACTCAAAATATTGATGGATTGCATCAGAAAGCCGGTAGTAAAAACGTATTTGAGATTCATGGAACTACTCAAAGAAACTATTGTAGTAAGTGTAAAAAAGAATATCCTTCTGATTATATATTCACTGTAAATGAGAGTATTCCTAAGTGTGAATGTAGAGGTCAAATAAGACCAGATGTAACTTTGTATGGAGAACAACTTCCTGAGAATGCGGTTATGTGTGCAATAAATGCTATTCAAAAAGCAGATATGTTAATTGTGGGTGGTACTTCATTACAAGTATATCCAGCTGCTAATTATGTTTCATATTTTAGCGGAGAACATTTAGTTGTGATAAACAGAGAAAAAATAAAAGTAATGTTGAATGATTATACAGATTTAATGATTGAGGATTCACTTGGAAATGTATTTCGTGAGATTGATAAGTGGATTTGATTATTATGAAACTACGGTTTCAAATGGAGAATAAAATAGCATGGATAAATATTTGAGCGTAATAACAAATTTTGGTTGTCATTATTCATGTCCATATTGCATTGTAAAAAATAATAATCTTAAGATTCCGCAAAGTACGGTGGGTGGTTTAGATCGGCTTGAAGAAGAGATAAAAAATAATCAGTGCAATTGGGTATCATTATCTGGTGGTGGAGATCCGCTGTGGGACATAGAAAAGAATATAGACTGGTATGAAAGATTCTTATTTATTGTTATGACTAATGGCATAAGAATAGAACTACATACAAGCTTGGTAAATAAAGAATATGCACCTTATTCATTTTTCGATAGAGTTGTTTATCATTTACATAGCTTTGAACAGTTAAAAACTATTAAACGTATTGATGATGAAATAGTAAGAGTCGTATTCGTGGTCACGGAAAATTTCACAGAGGATTTGATAAATAGAATAGCAGTGTATTGCCACAATTCAGATGAGATTGATGAACTGAGTTTTAGGCAGATGGTAGATGATCACTATCAGGAAACTGATTACTGCAAAGATTATCTAAAAGCTGGACATAAGAAATTATGGTGGTACATTGAGCAGAACGATTACAATTTGTATTACTGTGAAAATAAGGTGTATACGAAATATAAGAAGATTGGAGAATAAGCATATGAAAATTATAGAAGGAAAAGAGAAAGAATATAAGGATTGGTACGATAAGAACAGCGATGGATAATGGATATAGTAGAGCTTGTTTTACATATGCAGAGAGATGGGCTGAGATGATGGAAGAAAAAAATTGAAACGTCTTCTGATGACGTAATGAAAGTTATTGTTGATAATGCTGACAAACTGAGCCATGAAGCTGACGTGGAAGGTATCACTGGATTTATGTACGGTTGTGCCGTTAGCATTCTTTCACAATGTTGGAAATATGGTAAATTTCTTAGAAAATGGCACAATGGAGAATATAATTATGATGGTGATGGCGTTGTAAATCCAGCTATTTTAAGTATTAAATAGGAGAAAATATATGAAGACATTCGATGAAGCCGTAAGATTTGTTTGTAATTCAAATTTGGACTATGGCACGCTTTCCCAAACAGAGGAATATAAAATGGCACTTGCAAATAGTCCATTGTTACAGTCTTTTACGGATACTTTTAAAGGATTACAGATAACTTTAACAGGCGATTTGTACCAAATGCTTTTTAGCGGCGTAGATAATGTAAAGCTTGTTATTCTTTATAAAGTGATTGATACGGAATGTTATTATGCCACCGTAGAAGTAAAGAACAAGGAATTAAAACAGAAACTCAGAGAAAATGCAAAGACAATGAAAGGCGTCAAACTTACGGTAAAATGTGTTGCCGGTGGAGTCGATTATTTTGAGTTGATTGATATTATAGAATTGGATAATCCTTGTATGTTTGGCAGATGGATTTGTACGAATTGCCATCATGATTACGGTTTTGATAATCCACAGGGTTATGGATGTGATATCTGTGAAAGCAAAATAGAACAAGTATTTGATTTTTACAAAAATAAGATTTAAATAAAAAGGAGAAAATATATGTCAGGTACGATGAAAGATATTACGGAAAATTATGAAAAATTGCATAGACTTCAAATGATTAGTACAATTCTTAGAAATATGTCATCTTATGTCGATGATGTGGTAAGTAGACTTGAAGATGATTTTGATGACTGTGAAGACTTTGATGATTATGTCACTGAAAGTGTAATCAAAAATACAAGAGAGAATATTGAAATATTAAGTAGGTATATTAATGAACCGCAAAAGCCTTTGGCGGAATTGCTTAAGAACACTCGATGAAAATTTTGTTTCGATAGGAGAAATATATGATGTTAGATGAAAACCCAGTGAAAATAAGTAATGCATTAAGAGTGGCAAAGGAGTATTATCCACAAGATAAACTGGAACATGTTCTTAGAGTAGCTACATATGTCGCAGAAAATAGATTTATTCCATATGATTTAAGAGATGAATGCGTGGCTTTAGCACTTATGCACGATCTTTTAGAAGATACAGAATTTAATCCAGAATGTTTACCTGAAAATTTCCAATCAGCATTACTGATTTTAACTAAACCATCAGAACTTACATATGATGAATATTGCAAGAGATTTAAACAGCATGATACAAATGATTATCTATGTGCTTATTGGGTAAAGTTAGCCGATATGAAAGATCATTTATCATTAACAGATACGCTTACCGACAAATTAAAAGAAAAGTATTTAAGTGGATTAAGATATTTATTGTGATAAGGAGATTTGTATTATGAGAAAAGAAGAGACAATTGTATTTGAATCAGGTGATGTTGTTTTATTCCAAAAGGATGAGAAAAGTTTTAAAAATCAGATTGGAATAATTCTAAAGTGTAAAGAAAATGGCAATTATTGTTTATACACATTATCACCTATGAAGCCTGTCGTATATACCGATGTTAAGTTGGAATGGATTTCTTCTCTTGATAAGGTTGATGATATTCGAAATCAGATTATTTCAAAATATGAAAAAGAGATTTATGAATTACAGAGTCAAATTAGAAAACCGACACAAGAGGAAAAGGATGCTGATAAAGCCGAACAATACGAAGATTTAAAACGACGGATTATTAATACTGCGAAGAATCTTATTAATTATAAGGATTTTGAAGACTTTGAAAATAAATTAAAGGCAATTGCAGAAATGAAACGAGCTATTTTTTCGATCGAATTAGAATGTGCATCTGACATCAGAAAAGAAAATGGAAGAATTAAGTGGCAAATTAGAGATAAGATATCTGAAAGAGATGGATTGCTAAAAAACATTAATGAGGAAAGTATCAAAAAAGTTATAGATTTATACAACTAAATTTTCAAATTCATTTGATTTTTCAATCCATTTACCAAGCATAAAATGGTTGGATAGCCATGAACCTGTGGCTTCTATCTCATTGGTTTATACCTTTGAGAATGCATACAGAGGATGGATAAGGATTATTCCTTATCTTTGTCCTCGATAGATTGAACGCGGTCTTTAAGAATTTTGACCACATAATTGTTAAATGAACGATCTTCTTGTTGAGCAAGGTTTTCCAATTTTGCTTTCAAATCTTTCTCCAAACTGATAATTGTTCTGGTTTTATCATTTGATACAGCCATCTAATCACCTCCGTTTACTATAATTTATCACATATATGATATGATGTCAAGAAGATAAAAAAGTGATAACACTTTGACGTTGACATGATGATATAAAAGTGATAACATAGTGATAACAAAACGAGAGTATATAAAAGTATTCTAAAAGAATGAATTCAATTGGATAGTGGGTGTGGGTTTCATCCATTGAACTTTAAAAACTTCAAGAAACTATATAGATTACAGATACATATTTGATGTTTAAGAACTATGTAATTTTATATGGTAGCAAACCTCAGGGATTCATAAGATAGCTTTCCAGCTTGGTTTAAGAACTATGTAATTTTATATGGTAGCAAACCTCAGAGAATTCTTCATTTGCAAGACCGGCTGTTTAAGAACTATGTAATTTTATAAGATATTGCGACAGATTATACAGATAGTTTAAGAACTATGTAATTTTGATTGGAGAATAATATTATGAAAACAAGTAGAGTAGAACAACATCGAATTAAAAAATCGAATAAATTTTATCCTATTATAGATGAATTATGTTGGAAGTCAAAGAATCTTTATAACTACGGTAACTATATCATCAGACAAGAGTTTATTGAGACTTCTAAACAGAAAGAAGCTGGATTAGTAGAACAGGCTCGTTGGATCACATATAACGAATTATTCAAGTTATGTAAAGAAAATGAGTGCTATAAAGATATTGGAAGTAATGTAGGACAAGCAACTCTAAGAAAACTGGATAAAAATTGGAAATCATTCTTTGCAGCTATCAAAGATTATAATAAAAATCCTTCCAAATATCTTGGTAGACCTAAATTGCCAAAGTATCTTTCTAAAGAAAACGGTAGATATGAATGTGATTTAGACAATAATAAGTTTAGGGTGGTTGATGGATATGTATATTTCTGTTGGAAACCATTAAAAATAATGAATAATCATTTTATGAGCAATATTCCTGAATGTAGTAAATTATATCAAATAAGATTTATACCAAAAAGAGAATATTATGTAATGGAAGTAGTTTATGAAATTGATGTTCCAGATATAGAAGATACTACATCGGAACGAATTATAGCCATTGATTTAGGTGTAGATAACTTAATGACGATTACTACAAATTGTGGTATTAAACCATTGGTTGTCAATGGCAAGCCATTAAAAGCAATCAATCAGTATTATAATAAGAAAATTTCTGATATGAGATCTGAATTGAAATTAAGACATAATATGGATTGGTCTAATAAGATGCAAGTATTTACTACCAAAAGAAACAATAAGGTAGACGATTATATTCAGAAAGCAACGAAAATGGTAATTGATTTTTGTGAAGAGAATAATATTGATACTCTTGTATGTGGATATAATTCAGGTTGGAAACAAGAAAGCGACATGGGTAAAAGAGTTAATCAGAAATTTGTTTCTATTCCATATGAAAGTATAATAAGGAGATTATCTTATAAATGCGAAAATAGTGGTATTAAATTCATTCAAACGAATGAAGGTTATACAAGTGGTACATCATTTCTTGATGGTGAAGAACCAATAAAAGAAAACTATGATAAGTCAAGAAGAGTTTATAGAGGACTTTTTAAGACTGAGAAAGGAGAATATATAAATGCAGACGTAAATGGAAGTTATCAGATAATGAAAAAAGTATTCCCAAATGCTTTTGCAAATGGGGTAGAGGGTGCAGGTTCACATCCAGTAGTCGTAAATATACCACTACAGAGGTAAAATTTTACCATGAATTTCCAAAATAAAAAAGAGAATAAAAGAGTGGAGGTGATAAGAATGCCTTGGTTTTGCTTAATCGTATTAATTATTTGTGCAACAATTTTAGCAGGTATGTATTTATATTATTGCAATGAAAACGAAGTTGGTATTTTTCAAGATATGAATATGTATTATGGAGAAAAAATTAGCAAACTTGAAGAAAGGATCGCTAAATTAGAAAACAAAGAAGGAGAATAAAATAGTGAATCCAGTATTAGTTATTTTAGTACTTTTAGGAGTATTCGCATTATGGTTCTTACTTTCGTTTGTATTCTTTCCATTCGGAAAATTTATTTCCAGAATTGGAAAAGATGCAATGGAAGAAATGAATAGAGATGAAAAAGATAATAAAAATGAAAAGGAGAGTAAGTAAAAATGAAGACAGGAAAAGTAGGAGCAGTATTTTTAGGAATTATTATGGTTGTGGCTGTAGTGCTTGGATTTATGTGTATGGAGAAAGTACCGGCTGGTTATGTAGGGGTTGTGTACAACATGTCAGGTGGCGTAGATGGAGAAGTGCTTGGTCAGGGTTGGCATTTTGTCGCACCAACGAAGAAGGTTACAATTTATTCTATTGGAATTGAACAGTCTTATTTGACATCTGAGGATAAGGGTGATTCTAAGAAAGATGAAAGTTTTAGCATTCCTACGTCTGATGGTAAGACGGTAAAAGTTAATTTGGAATTCTCTTATAAGTTCGATGTGGATAGAGTAGCTGATACATTCGTACAGTTTAAGGGAAGATCTGGCGAAACAATCAAGGATACTTTTATTAAGCCAAAGGTAATTGCATGGACACAAGAAGTATCTGCAATGTATCCAGTTACAGACATTTTTGGAGATAAGCGTACTGAAATTAACGCAGAACTTGATACATATTTGAAGGAAAAGTTTTTACCTTATGGAATTATTATTGACACCGTTAATTTTACCTCGATAAATGTTGACGATGAAACGGCAGCTGCTATTCAGAAGAAAGTAACAGCACAGCAGGAACTTGAGTTGGCAAACATTGAAGCACAGACCGCAAAGGTTCAGGCAGAAAAGGATAAGCAGGTAGCTCTTATCGCAGCAGAGAAGGACAGAGAAACTGCACAGATCGAAGCAGAACAGGCAAAAATTATTGCAGAAGGTGAAGCCGAAGCGAAGAAGATCGCCGCAGAAGCAGAGGCGGAGGCAAATAGAAAGATTGCAGAATCTCTTACACCTGAACTGATCGAAAAGATTAAGTATGAACAGTGGAATGGTGAACTTCCACAAGTGCAAGGAACTAATTCATCTATCGTAGATGTTAGATAAATAATTTTAGGATTATCTAGTGTCAAAGCTAGATAATCTATTTCAAAGTTTAAAGGGTAATAAAAAATGAAAACTATTATAAAAAGAATAGCATTGTCAATTGCGGTTTTAATACTGTGGAATATAACTGCACAACATGTAAATCATTTATTTGTGCCTGATCCTAAGACTGTATTCACTGATATGATTGCAATGTTTCAAACAGGACAGTTAACGAAAGCAATAAGATATTCCTTTTTGAGAATTACTGTTGCGACTCTTATATCAGGTTTGATTGCGTTTCCAATAGCATTATTGGTTTATAACTCAAAAATAGCAAAGGACGTTCTAAATCCTATTATCAGTATTATGAGATATATTCCAGTTACTGCTTTTTATCCTCTTTTAATTATGTGGTTTGGAATTGATGAACTTATGAAAATTGTTTTCTTATTTATTGCAACATTCGTATATATGATGCCATCTGTGATCCTGAATCTTGATGAGGTGAATGGTGATCTCATAGATACAGGACTGACAATAGGTATGAGTAAATTGCAAACCATATGGAGAATACAAATACCGGCATCGCTTCCTGGTGTATTGAACAGCTATATTATGTGTTACGGCATAGGCTTTACATATATAGCGGTCTGCGAAACTATTAACGCTAAATACGGCTTGGGATATATTATTCAACAATCTTCATCAAGAGGTAGAACAGATTTAGTATTTATGGCAATTATTGTAATCATGATTATAAGCGTAATATTTGATTTTTCTGCGAAATGGTTAGTCAAACATATTTTTAAATGGAGGTACATCAATGATTGAGATAAGTGAATTATATACTGGTTATAGTAGAGATAAGCCTTTACTTAAAAATTTCAACTATCAGTTTGATTCAAAAATATATGGAATTTTGGGAGAGTCTGGCTGTGGTAAGACGACATTACTACGAACTATTGCAGGTCTTGTGAAGCCTTTAAGCGGAACTATCAGTGTTAATGGAGAATTAATTACTAATGCTAGTAAAAATAACATTTATATGATGCACCAAAATTATACTTCTTTTGATTGGCTGAAATGTTTAGATAACATTCTCATAGCTAAGAAGGTAAAAGGGAGAATAAATAAATGTGATGTTGATAGAGCTAAAGAAATGATGAAATTGGTTGGATTAGAAAATAGTGAAGATAAATATCCAAAACAGTTATCAGGCGGTATGCGACAGAGATTGGCTTTAGCAAGAACATTATTTATGAATCCTGGAATTATTCTTATGGATGAACCTTTATCCGCATTAGACATTGAGACAAGAGAAAGAATGCAGGATTTGATAATCAATCAACACAAAGAAACAAGTAGCACGATAATTATGGTTACACACAGTAGAGAAGAAGCAAATAAAATGTGTGACGTGATTATAGAATTTAAAAATTATATGGAGGTAAAAAATGAGTTTAAAGGATTTTTTCGTTGAAAGAGTACCAGATGAGAGAGAGTATGAAACGGAAACAAGTTATGATGTAGAGGAGGCAGTTCCTGTAGAGTTGGATGAGGTAAGAACAGATACATTAATTGATGATATCTATACTCAGAATGAGTTATTTGATAAGTCCAAGTCAATTTTTAAGATTGAGGAGCTTATCAATTCTCTTCCTAAAGAAATGGTTACAGAGACAAAAAGAGGATCTGTATTAGCAACCATTGGAGTATTTGGACTGACTGTTACAGATGTTTCTCTTGATGGTGAAAATAGGGTTGAAGTACTGAAGAATGTATTGAATAAGATTCTTGACGAAGGTAATACCACTGTTAGTGCAAAGGAAACTGAGATTGAAAATCACAAGAAAGAGATTGCTCGCTTAGAGAAAGAAATCGCAGATCAGCAGACAGAAATGAAGACTTCGGAGAATAATATCAATACAGAGATTGGTAGAATTACAGGTCTTATTAAGTTTATCGAAGGAGGAAACGAGTAAATGGAACTTGGAAACATTATTATTATCGTAGCAATTGTGTTAGTTGTTTTAATCTTTGCATTGTTCCCTGAAGCAAGATCTTTATTTAAAGGTTTTACAAGACTATTTATCAAGGATATGGCAACTACTCCTGAAGGAGCAGAAGCTATTTACGGTGAGAAGATTGAACAGGCACAGGATGCTTATAATAAAGCAGACAATGCATATAAGGTTGCTGCCGGTAAATTAAGTAATGCTCAGAAAGATATGAAAAATTTGAAGGCAAGAATCGAAAAAGTAGAAGCTGAATGTGAATCTCTTGTAAAAGCAAATAAGATTGACCTTGCCAGATTAAAAGCAGAAGAAAGAGAAGAGGTTGCAGCTGATATTAGAAGATATTCTGAACTAATCAAAGCATATGAGGATGCTGCTAATACAGCCAAGGAAGCACAGGAAATGTGCGAAAAGAATCTTCGTAAGTTGAAGAGAGAAAGTAAGGAAGTAGTAGAGAATATGAAAGTGAAGAAACAGTTACAGGAAGTCTATGACGATATGGATGAACTGAAGAATGTGACTGCAACTGATAAACTTTTGGATTCTGTCAGAGATAAAAATAGAGATCTGGATGCTATTGTTGAGGGATCCAAGGTAGTACATAACAATAAGATGTCAACTAAACTTGCCAAAGCAGAAGCAGAGGCTAAAAAGACAAGCAGTAACGATTATTTAGATGGTCTGATGAAAAAGTATAACAAATAAGGAGAATAAAGAAAATGAGTACAAAGAGATTTAGACTTACGAAGGCTTCAAAGATTTTAATTATGATTTTGATTGTAGCATTAATTGGAGGTGGAGTCTTAGCAGGACTGAAGACTGGTTTTATTAAGACGAAGAATGATACTAAGACAGATAGTGTTGTGGCAGATAATGATGCAAATTCCAATGTAAATACTTCTACTGATGTAAAGACAGATACTAAAAAGACGGATAGTAGTGATGGCACAATTAATCTATCTCTTGATGAATGGATTGGTTGGAAGTCTGTAATTGACGCTAATGGTGGTCTTACAACTCAGCCTGATTCTATTTATGGAAAACTTGGCATTAATGTAAACATCAATGTAATTAATGACGCTACACAGTCTAGTAATGCTTTGATTAAGGGTGATTTAAATGCAGCTGGATATACAATTAACAGAACCGCATTTCTATCTAAGAAATTTACTGAAGCAGGTAAAGATGTTGTGATGCCTTATATCACCAATTACTCTAATGGTGGAGACGGTATTATTGCGAAGTCCTCTATTACATCAGTAAATGATTTGGTTGGTGCTAAAATTGGAGTACCTGAGTTCTCTGAGGCACAGACTTTGGTTATTTGGTTTGTAAATAACTCTAATCTGTCTGATGATCAGAAATCTGAAATTATTGATAATCTAGTCCTGTTTGCAACAGCAGATGATACTGCGAAGGCATTTTTCGCAGGACAGGTTGATGTAGCAGCTACATGGGAACCTTATCTTACTCAGGCTCAGAATATGACAGATGCACATGTATTATTTAGTACAGCAAGTTCTACAAATCTTGTAATGGATGGCATTTTATTTGATAAGAATTTCGCAGAGGCACATGCTGATGTGGTTGAAAAGTTTATTCAAGGATCTCTTGAGGCTTCTAGTTTATATGATACTGAATTCTCTGCAATTAGAGAAGTAATGCCTATGTTCAATACGGCTTCTGATGAAGATATTATTGGAAGCGCAGCGACTGCAAGATTAACCACTTGGAAAGATAATTCTGATCTGTTAAATGGAACCGCTAAAACTATTTATTCTGATATGTGTAAGGTATGGACTTCTATTGGTGAGAGTGTAAACGCAGATCTGGTGGACAGTATTTTTGATGATACCTATATTCAGGCTATTGCTGATAATTTCAGTACAACAGAAGTATCTAATACAAATGTTGTGAAAGTAACAGAAGAGAATAAGCAGACTATTGAGGATACTGAAGCTCTGCTAAGTGGATCCGCATCTGTAACTTTCGTCAAGAATACAGCTAAGTTCTCTGATTCCGCAAGTGCATCTGAGGAGCTGAATAAGTTTATTGAAATCGCAAAGGTTCTGGATGGTGCAATTATTGAGATTGCAGGTAATACCGATCCTAATCCTAACTCTGATCCGCAGGACGAGTATAATAAGAAGCTGTCTCTTCAGAGAGCAGAGACTGTTAAGAATTATTTTATCATGAATGGTATTTCCGCAGATAGAATTGTTATTGTTGGAAATGGTTCTAGTAACCCTGTTGTTGACAATGACACCGAAGAGCATCGTGCAATGAATAGACGTACTGATGTTTCCTTCAAGATTATTGAGTAGGTGACAGCATGATTGTGTTAAATATTGGAGTATTTCTTATCTGCATTGGCGTATGTTTTGGCATTGGATTTATTGTAGGTAAGCGTAGAAATAAATAATTTTAGGACTAGCAGATGTCACAATCTGTTAGTCCATTTAGAGAATAACCCATATAGAACAATAAAAGAAAGAAGAGGTATACAAAAATGGATGGATTTTTGAAATTCAAGAAAGCATTACAGGATCACTTCAACGAAATGCAGAAAGATGTAACACATTTATTTGAAGTAAATGTTGATAAGGATGAGTTATGGAATACTTATCTTGATAGTTTTCCTGCCGGTACTAATAACATTTTCAGAGAACGCAGAGAGCATGATTGTAGTTGTTGTAGACAGTTTATCAAAAATATTGGTGCTGCTGTAATTATTAAAGACAATCAGGTACACACGATTTGGGAACTTGAGCTTAATGATTATACATATCAGCCGGTATGTGACGCTCTTGATGCTTTTGTAAAAGCACATAAGGTTACGGATATTTACACAACTACATTTCAGAAGATGGGAACCGATTTTAACTTTGAGGAGATTGATTGCAGATCTCATCGTTGGGATCATTTCTTCCTGGAACTTCCTAGTAAGTTTGTGAATAAAAGTAACAGTTCTAATGAAGAGATCAAGGGACAGTTTAGAGATACAAGAAACGTATTTAAGCGTTCTCTTGATGAAATCACAATGGATGCGCTTGATACGATTCTTGAACTGATTAATTCCAATACGCTTTATAAGGGTGAAGAATGGAAGACTGTGCTCACAGAGTTTAAAAAGTACAAGAAAGAATATGATAAGTTGACATCTGAATCTGATAAGGAATTGTACGCTTGGGAGAAGTCTGTAACAGCAGGTATTGCAATTGGCAGAATTAGAAATCATTCTATTGGAACACTCCTTGTAAATGTGAGCGAAGATATGGATTTGGATACTGCTGTTAGAAAATATGAGCAGATTGTAGCACCGAGCAACTATAAAAGACCCAAGGCCATTTTCACAAAGAAGATGCTTGAGGACGCAAAGAAGACAATTACAGAACTGGGATATATGGATTCATTGCAGCGAAGATTTGCTACTTTGAATGATATTACAGTCAATAATGTATTGTTCTCTAATAAGAGTGCTGCAAGAAGAATGAATGGTGCAAATGATATTTTTGGACAGATGGAGAAAGAAGTTTCTGTAAGTCCTAAGAAATTTTCAAAGGTTGAAGAGATCTCTGCGCAGGATTTTATTGATAAGGTACTTCCTACCGCAAAAGAGATTGAAGCATTTGTAGAGAATAAGCATGAGAAGAATTTCGTATCAATGATTGCACCTGTAAACACAGATGCTAAGACAATGTTTAAGTGGAATAATGGATTGTCTTGGGCTTACTCAGGAAATATTACTGACTCTGATATGAAGCAGAATGTAAAAGCAGCTGGTGGTAATGTTGACGGAGTTCTCAGATTCTCTATTATGTGGAACGAAAATCAGAATGATAACAGTGATTTGGATGCGCATTGTTTAGAGCCTGATGGAAATGAAATCTTTTTTGGTAATTGTAGAAAACCTACGATTTCAAGATGTGGTGGACAATTAGATGTTGATATCACTCATCCTATGGTACAGATGAGAGGAAAACCTTCTGTAGAAAATATTACATGGGCGGATATGACTCATATGAAGCCAGGCGTTTACAAGTTCTTTGTACATCAGTTCCACAATAGAGGAAGCAAGGGATTTAAGGCGGAAGTTGAGTTTAACGGAGAAATTTATGCATTTGAATATAATAAGCCGGTAAGTGGGGATATTCAGGTAGCAGAAGTTACTCTTGATAAAAATGGTAATTTCACAATCGCTGAAAAACTTTCTGGAATTTCCTCTGTGACAAGTCGCGAGATTTGGGGAATAAATACAAATCAGTTTGTTCCTGTATCAGTGATCAGTTATAGTCCGAACTATTTTGATGAACAGGATGGAATTGGACATAGACATTTATTCTTCTTCCTTAAGGATTGTGTAAATAGTGAAGAACCTAATGGATTCTATCTTGAGTTTCTTGACAATGATTTAATGAAGCATAAGAGAGTATTTGAGGCTTTGGGAGCAAAATGTCATGTAGAAGACGCTGATGATCAGCTATCTGGTATTGGATTCTCAATGACGAAGAGGGCAGAACTTGTTGTTAAAGTAAAAGGTGCAACAGAACGTATCATGAAGATTAAGTTTTAATGAAAAAAGGAGAATATTAATATGAGTGAAGTAAATTTGTTTGAAGTAGCAACACGTAATAATTACCAGTTTCCGTTTAGAGGTCTGATCAATGTGATTGATCTGTGTGATTTGTCTCTTACAAACCTTGATTCTGTATTCAAGGTACTGAATGCAGAGGTAAAGAAATCCGAAGAGGAAAGCTTACTGAACACTAAGAGTAAGGAAGATGAGGAACTCTCCAATAAGATTGAGATCGTTAAGTATATTGTTGGGGTAAAGCTTGCTGAAAAGGAAGCAAAGGAAGATGAGAAGAAGAACCGTGAAATGAAACAGAGACTTCTTGCAATCAAGGCTAAGAGACAGAATGAAGCGTTGGAAAATCTGTCTGATGAGGATCTGGATAGAGCTATTGCAGAGCTTGGTTAATATGTTTGGGTTGGCTGGTGTCACAGCCAGTCAGCCTATTTAGAAAGATAATGAAATGTATCTTTCCATGGGTTTTATCCAAAAGATAACCTATATTATATAGGTCGAAGAGATGAAATTTATGCATTTTTATGTGATTTATTACAGCAATAGTTATTTGGAAACAAAGAATAATACATTGAAAGGAGCAAGAGATTTGCTGCAGCATTAAATCTGGATTTACTCTGAGTAAGAATGAAAGGAACATATAAATAATTGATAGAAATATCAAAAAATGAAGAGATAAAAATAGTCCAATTATATGTGAAACAAAAGTATACGTTAAGAAGAATAGCGAAAATATATCATACGGATCATCATAGAATAGGTAGAATTTTAGAAAAATATAAAATTAAAATAAACAATGATGATAGAACAATAACATCAAGAAAAGGATATAAGAAAAAACCATTTACTGAAGAACATAGAAAAAATATTGGATTATCCGCAAAAGGAAGAAAAACAAATCTTGGGAAAAAGATGCCAAAAATGAGCTTATATAAAAATATGGCTGGTCATTTACATAGAAATGTTTCTTTGGAATTCCTCTTATCATTTGAAAATATTGATAAATTAAAATGTCTCACGTCAATTATTAATAAAGATAGGGTTTCACAAAATTTTAATGATGAACAATACAAAGAATTATTAAAATATTTTTATTATGATAACACATTTAATCATACTTATGATAATTGGATAAATGAAAATAAACAACAATTTGCGAAGCCATCATTAGATCATATTGTTCCATTGTCCAAAGGAGGCACATGGGAGTTATCAAATTTATGCATTATTCCATGGTGTATAAATAGGGCAAAATATAATTTTATGCCAGATGAATGGGAATATATTAGAGAAAAATATTTCACAGAAAGGTGGTGTTAATTTTTATGGAAATCAAAGCTAATAATATATATTTAGGAGATTGTCTTGATTTAATGAAAGACATAAAAGATAAAACGATAGATATGATATGTACTGATCTTCCATATGGTTAAGGACAAACTTCACGAAATAAATGGGATTCAGTTATTCCATTTAAACCATTATGGGAACAGTATGAAAGAATCATTAAAGACAATGGTGCAATTATTCTATTTGCGAATGGTATGTTTACTGCAGATTTAATGCAAAGCAATCGTAAGCTTTGGAAATATAATCTTATTTGGGAGAAAACACAGCCAACAGGATTTCTAAATGCTAAGAAAATGCCATTACGCTCGCACGAAGATATCTGTATTTTCTATAAGAAACTTCCAACATATAATCCACAAAAAACAACTGGACATCCAAGAAAAGTTAGCAAAGCAGAACATAAGACTAACTGTAAAGAGACTACTGATTATGGAGAACATGGTCTTACTGCCTATGATAGCACAGAAAGATATCCTAAGTCGGTATGGACATTTGCAAAGGATATTCAAAAGTCAGCACTTCATCCGACACAAAAGCCTGTGGCACTGATTGAAGAGTTGATTAAGACATACACTAATCCAGAAGATTTGGTTCTTGATTCATGTGCAGGAAGTTGTACAACTGCAGTTGCAGCTTTGAACACAGGTAGGAATTACATATGTTTTGAGAAAGATAAGGATATTTTTGAGGTTGGAAGTAAGAGAGTCTCTGAGTATAAAGGAGTGAAAAATGACTGAGAAAGAAAAATTATTAGAATATATTAAGAAACCAGTATTGACCACAGCAAGAAATAGTATGGGTTGTGATGAAAATTGGTATAATTCATATTTTGCAATTAAAGAAACATTTCCGATTGAAGAAATCAATTCTATGTCTGATAAGGAAGTAGAGAATCTTGTAAGACTCGGAGATTCAATGTCGGAAGCATTTTACTAAAAGCATATGAATTTTGGTTTCTTGGCTTGTCACAAAACCTATACAATATTCAGGACAAGCCTAGTAAAACCACGTTTCTTTTGAGGGGGCGATTAATTTGGATAAATCATGTGAATCTTGTAAATGTAATACCTGTAAGATGAACGAAAATGGTGGCATTTATGGTGGATGTTTTGATTGTGAAGATTGCAAGGAACAAGATTTGCACTGTGAAGCTTGTTCAATGTATGAATACGATAAAGATAGAATGAGTAATTAGGAAAAATTTATGGGAAAATCATTAGAATTTGTAAAAGAAAGAATTGCATTAAGTCAGTGTAATGGGATGGAGAATAATAAATATGAATCTATGATTGAGTGGGATGCACGAGAGTTGTTTAAGAATACTCATTATTCCAAAGATAATGAGTTAATTTTAGCTAATGTTTCTTTTCATAAGGATAATAAGCCTTATTTCAATGTGATTATTAAATATAATCCTGATGCAGATTTTGAGTATTTCACAATGCAACGATGTGTCTGCGATGGCTCATTTGTATTCTTTCAAGATGTGATGCGTGATTGTATAAACAAATTAATTCATCTTGAAACTTGTAATGTTAACAAAAATATTCCAAAAGATTTAACTGGATATTCTATCGTTTATACAATCGGAGATTTTGTGTTAGCAGAAGAATTTAGTGATGGATTCACTACAAATGAAAAGCCGTGGATGAATAGCAGATTCACAGCTATGTTACCAATTAAGTTTGAGGTGATAAAAGATGGAGAATAACAGTGTAGGAACATCACTAGAAGAAATGCAAAAATTTTATGAATTGGTGGATAAAGTAGCTCCTTGTACTATATTTTCTGAAGAAGAAAATCTTGAAAAAATCAAAAAATTGTTAGGCAGTGATAGATTAAAGAAATATACATTTGTTGAGATCCCTAAATCATTTAATAATCTGATAGGAGATAATAATGTATTTTTAATTCCGATGATAGACAAACCTATAAAAGTATTGTTTGAGGATAAGAAATATGAATAAAGAAGTATATGATTTGGCACATAAAATAGCTGCTAAATGGTGCTATAGAAATCAATTAGATATTATTGGAGCAAAGAAAAGTGACAATTATCTTTATGTTAGAGGATTTAACGGTGGTTTTCCACATGAAGCTGCAACAATAAAAATTGATATTGATAGCGGAGAAATCATTCAGTTGTGGGGGTTTTATGGCTGTCCTGTAACTATTTCGGAAGGAGAGTATGAGTAATATGGCAGGATTTATAGCAAAACAACCGAATGGTTTATATTGTAGATTTTCTTTTATTGTTGATTGCCCTACAAACTGGAATATGACACGAGAAGATTATATAAATATGCGAGTAGAGCAAGCAAAAGAAGATGCTAGAAAAGATGCTGAAGATATATTGAATAATTTGTTACAACCATTTGAAAATGTTATTGATAGCTTTATACCAAATAGTATGTCGCAAGAGGAATTTGATAAATTTCTTAACGATGTTGGATATATAAGAAATGCGATACTAAGGAGGTTAATAAATGAACAAAAGACAGAAAAAGAAATTATTCAAACAGACACTTATTAAGGTTCGGAAATTGCATCCACAAAAAGGCGATGTAATTTGTTTTCAGCCAAATATAGAATGGATTGATATGATTACGATGTATCAATTTATGGACTCATATGCTGATAATAAAATTTTTGGCGAAGCTTCATTGGTATTAGTTCCTTCCAATATCAAGCAATGTACAGATAAGAAAAGGGCACAAAAATTTGTTGATGATCTACAGAGCATTGTAGATCAGATGGGAGAATAAATGAATCAGATAGATAAAATAGATTATATGATCAAATCTCTTGAAGTTGCAAAAGACGAGATAGAATATGCTCAAAATTGGGAGGGAGACAAACACCGGTATCCTAATGGGACTATTATAAGAGAGTCACTTCGGATGGTTGGCAGGATGGCTAACCAGGTTGCAAATGATGTAATTTTAAGTCCTTATTGTAGTGAATTATTCAAAGAAGATTAGAGTCAAAAATCTAAGAGCATTTCTGCTCAAAAATTTCCATTAAAGAGAGAATAAGATGGTGACAATAAAATATCAAAGGAGATGTATTATTTATGCCTAAAAAGAAACAACATTTTGAAGGATTAACATTTAATTATTACGTGGATGGAAAGCCTTTATTTGACAAATATAAGACAATAGATGAATTCGTAAACACAAGATTTCCAAAGAACGATAATCCATTGTCACCAGTGCTTGATACAAAGATCATAAATGTTAAATGGTATAAAAGACATTTATTAAAATCATGGAATATTGTTACACTTAAAGATTTAATAGATTTATTGAGCAATGAAAGTACAGATAATGTTTTTGAATTAGAAATACAACAGCATAAAGCTGCTCCGAAACACACATTGATTAGAAAAGAAACTTATTCAATTGATGATGTAAGACAAAAAGTAAAAGATGTTTTATTTGAAAATGATAAACGACTTGCAAAGGTAGAATTTGATGGAGATTGGATTAAAGGAAATAGCCAGAGATATCAAACATTTTTTACAAGGGGATGTAAATGTACTAGATGCGGCATTGAAGGAAAATATTTTGCAAAAGAGAAACATTTTAAAGATAGAAGTTACCATTTGAACTTGTACGCTATTGATGATAATGGGAATGAAGTATTAATGACAAAAGATCATATTATACCACAATCAAAAGGTGGTAGTGATGATATAAGTAACTATCAAACCATGTGTGAACCTTGTAATAAAGCAAAAGGAAGCAAGATAGAAGATTAAATCTTAGGGCGAATTCGTAGGAATTCATAATGGTAATTGTGGATGGGGATTATCATTCAGGTAGGCAAGTCAGAGTAATAAAGTCAACAAAAATAATACAAATGCCAATGAGAATATTATTTTATATACAAAGGACTCTGACTTGTGTTTCCATAGGGCATATCTATTATACACAAATTCTATTAAAATCCAACAAAATTCAAAAATTAGAAGAAAGGAAAAATTAGAAAAGTTCCTATAGGATAAAGTGCGCACTACTTACTAAGGTAAGAGGAACTTGGATAACAAAGAAAGAGCATTAGCACATGTAGAAAAAATTGAGTGGATCAGACCTATTGAAAGGGCTGATAATATTGAACTTATTGGAGTATTGGGATGGATGTGTATTGCAAAGAAGGGTGAATTCAAAGTGGGAGATACTGCTGTTTATATAGAAATTGATAGCAAGTGTCCTGAAACAGACGAAAGATTTGCTTTTCTTGCAAACAAAAAGTTCAAAGTAAAAACAATGAAGCTTGGCAAATTTAATGTAATTAGCCAAGGATTAGCATTACCAATTACTATTTTCCCTGAATTAGAGAATAAAAATATTGGTGATGATGTAACAAAAGAACTAAAAATTACATATGCGTTAGAAGAAGACGCAGCAAGAAAATCAAATAAAATCGATCCAAACGCAAAATATAAAGCAATGGCAAACAGAAGACCAAAGTTATTTTCTAAGCCTATTGTGAGAAAGATTATGAAATATAGTTTTGGTCGCAAAATTATGTTTCTTTTATTTGGACGAAAGAAAGATAATCCTAAAAAGTTCCCAGATTGGATTGTTAAAACCGATGAAACAAGAATTGAAAACGCACCGTTTTATCTTCAGAGTACGGATAAATGGATCAAAACTGAAAAATGCGATGGAACAAGCTGCACATTTGCAGTTGAAAGAGTAAAGAAAAACAAGAATAAATTTGATTTTATTGTATGTAGTAGGAATGTAAGACAGGCTGATAGAGAACAGGCTTGTTATCACGAATCAAATATTTATTGGGAATTAGCTGATAAATATGATATTGAAAAAATTCTTACACAGTTTGCAACAGAGAATAATTATAACAGGGTTGTACTACAGGGCGAAGGAGTTGGCTCAGTTCAGGGCAATCCATATAAATTTACGGAGAATAAGTTATTTGTATTTAATCTGATTATTGATGGCACAAGACTCGGAACTGTAGAAATGGCTGATTTCTGTAAGAGCCACGGATTAACAAGTGTACCAATTATTGATACTGCTTATAAGTTGCCTAAGACAATGGAAGAAATGAAGCTTGAAGCTGACGGATATAGCGAATTAAATTCAAAGGTTAAAAGAGAGGGTTTTGTATATAGATCCCAGGATGGACGACAGAGTTTCAAAAATGTTAGTCGTGAGTATTTATTAAAGCATAATGGATAGGAGTTTTATAATGAATAAACCTACGCTATGGGTTATGTGCGGACTAAGTGGCAGCGGAAAATCAACCGTTGCCACTCAAATCGCAGAAAATAACGAAAATACAGTGATTGTTTCATCGGATGCTATTCGAGAAGAATTGACTGGAAATTATGAAAATCAAGAACATAATGAAGAGTATTTAAGATTTTTCATGACAGAATCCGTAAGAATTTAGAGAATAAAAATAATGTTGTAGCTGATGCAACAAATTTAACAATGAAAAGTCGTAGAGCTATTTTGATGAAAGTGAATGGGTTAGACATTAATAAAACATGTTTAATTATTCCAAAACCATTTGAACAGTGTAAAGAGGATAATTTACATAGAAAACATCCTGTTCCTGATGATGTATTAGATAAACAGATTAGAAGATTTCAGATCCCGTTTTATGAAGAAGGCTTTAATGAGATTAGTATATTATCTTGTGATGAATGGAATAAATTTAAACTTTCTAATTTAGAATTTTTAATAGCGACATATGGTTTTGATCAGAAAAATCCTCATCACACAATGACATTGGATGAACATTCTGTAAATGCCTATAAATTATTTTGTAACAAAAAACAGTCTAAAAGTTTATTCCCATTAGAATATATAGATGGTTATGCAATGGGAGCCAAATTACATGATATTGGCAAACCACTAACTCAGAGTTTTGATGATGAAGGTATTGCCCATTATTTTAATCATGCAGAAGTAGGAAGTTATATAATATTATCTCAAATGAAAATTCCTGCATTATATCCGTTAATATGGAATGATAAAACATTATTAGAATGTTGCTTCCTTATTAATTACCATATGATGCCTTTTAACTGGATAAATGATAAAACAAAACAACGGTGGAAAGAAAGATTTGGAGAATATAAATATCAGATCCTGTTGGATTTTAATGAGTGTGACAAAGCGAGGTAGAATTATATGAATTATTTTATAAGTGATCTGCATGTAGGACATACCAACGTGCTTAGTTTTGATAATCGCCCTTTCAAGTCTATTGACGAACATGATGAAGCTCTAATTGAAAATTGGAACAGTGTAGTTGGCATGGATGATGATGTGTATCTTCTTGGAGATATATCATGGCATAACGCTACAAAAACTATTGAAATTTTTAATAGATTAAATAGCCAGCATATACATTTAATCAAGGGTAATCACGACAACCGTTTGCTAAAAAACAGAGAATTACAAAGTAGATTCTGTGAGATCACTGATTATAAGGAATTGGATATTGGAAATGGTAAAGGTATTGTACTTTGCCATTATCCTATTCCTTGCTTCAAAAATCATTATTATGGCTGGTATATGTTATATGGACATGTTCATACGAGTTTTGAGGATAACATGATGCAGCAGGTGAAGTATCAGATGGAAGCTTTATATGATAAACCTTGTAATATGTTCAATGTTGGATGTATGAAAAGTTATATGAACTATACTCCTAGAACTTTGGAAGAAATAATTCAGAGTGGAGAATAAGTATGTGTAGGTATTGTGATTATAATTCGGAAGATAACCGTATATTTGTAGATCCATTAGACGGAGAGTATTATTTAGATATTGAGACTTCCGAATGGGACGAATATGACGATGGCTATGTACATCAGAGAGAGTATATTGATTATTGTCCATGGTGCGGAAGAAAGTTAGCAGAAAAATGTAATGACAGATAACAGATTATTATTAGAATCCGATGTAATATGTTGGTATTGCAATTGAAGCTGCTGTAATAGACTAAATTTTTAGAAAGTTGGTGAATGACTTGAGTATATGGGTAACTGGTGATATTCATGGAAATCCTATAAGATTGAGTACTGAAAATTTTTATGAGCAGAAAGAATTTTCTGGAAATAGAAATGAAAATACAGTAATCATTCTTGGGGACTTCGGACTGATATGGAATCGCAATGGAGAAGATAAACAAGAGAAATATTGGTTAGACTGGTTGGAAGATAAGCCATTTACAACAGTATTTATTGATGGAAATCACGAAGCGTTTCCAAGACTCTACAGTTACCCTGTTTCAGAATGGAACGGTGGTAAAGTTCATGTGATTCGCCCTCATGTACTACATCTAATGCGAGGAGAATTGTTTACCATTGAAGATAAGAAATTCTTCGCTTTTGGTGGAGCAAGTAGCCACGATATTCAGGACGGAATTCTCGATTATGATGATCCTGATTGGAGAGAAAAAGCTAAAAAACTAGATAAGCAAGGCAAGTATATGTATCGCATTAAAGGATTGTCCTGGTGGGAGGAAGAGATGCCAACTGATCAGGAGATGCGGCATGGATTAGAGACGCTTAACGAGAATAATAATGTAGTGGATTATATTTTATCACATAGTCCATCAAGCTCTGAGTTGTATCTTATGGGCGGTAAAGGATTGTATGAATCAGATAAAATTACTAATTATTTGGAAGAAGTAAAAGCAAAAACGGAATACAAAAGACATTTGTTTGGTCATATGCATGTAAATAAAGTTATTAATGACAAAGACATTTGTTTATATGAACAGATAGTTAGGATTCTGTAAAGTTGGAGTATATTATGAGAGGTAAATATAGAGGTTGTGACATAGAAGTAGAACGAGACGGTTCAGAGTTCTTGACCTTTGCAATATTCGATGATGGATATGAAGTGACAAGTGGATTTAGCGAAGGCAATGACACTGTTAGAGATTACTTTAAATATATGAAAACGGTGGTAGACGATTATAAAGAACATCCGGAAGATTATGAATAAAAGGAGAATGTGCGAGTGGATAGTCAATATTTGAATTTATTATTTAGAGCACTAAGTCAAATTTTATCTAACCAGAACGAAATTAAGAAACATATTGGATTAAATAAATTTGATTCTGATTATGGGTATTCTGAAACGGATACAGGAAAGTTGTCTGAAGAGTGTTATTCAATTGCAAGACAATATGATGAGGATGAATAGAATAGGAGATTTGTGTATGAGCTTATTATGGACTTATAAATTCGAAGATGGGACAGAACGAGTACTTGTAGGTGAAGGATTTTCTGGAATCGAATTGGAGAAAATGGTTGAATTACACGGTAAAGTAGTAGTTGGAGCCAAAAGAGCGGAAATCACATATAATCAGTAGACTAAAATATAAATTAAGGAGGATGACGACATGGCTTATATAGAGAATGTAGTAATAGGAAAGCCAATAGCGGATCATATACAGATGTTTGCTTTAGATGAATCAGATTGGGAACGGATTGAACAAGAAAAAACTTATTATACTGAAGAACGTTACCTTCCTAAAATTCTCGTTGAGCTAGGAATATATCCGTCTATTAATGAAATTAGAAGGAATAAACCTAATCTGATGACAAACCTAGATAAGATAGATTTTATTGATGCATTAAAAGTGAGTAAGAAACGCAAGCTTTGGATTTTAGTTGGAGGATAATGTAATGAAAATATGTGTAACAGGACATAGACCGAATAAACTATATGGTTATAATCTTTCTGATCCACGGTGGCAGAAACTAAAAGAGCAATTCAAACAAATTCTAAAAGAGAATAATTGTGATGAAGCAATTACCGGTATGGCACTTGGAGTTGATACGGTATTCGCATTAGCAGCATTAGAATTAAAAGATGAAGGATATGACATTAAGTTACATTGCGCTATTCCATGTAAGAATCATTCATGTAAATGGATAAAAGAAAGTATTGATCAGTATAATGAGATTCTTTCCAAAGCAGACATTGTTAAGCTTGTATCTGACGAAGAATATAAGCCATGGTTAATGCAGAAGCGTAATGAATACATGGTTAATCTGGCAGACAAAGTTATTGCCGTATGGGATGGATCTAGCGGTGGAACTGCAAATTGCGTTAGATATGCTGCTAAGAGTGTAGGAAAAGAAATAATTATGATAAAACCATAGAAAGGAGAGAATAACTAATTGAAAAGCAATATTTTTATTCCTAAAAGAATAAATGTTGGATATCAAAATCGCTTAGATACATATACTGGTAAATTAGCTTATGTAATTTATTATGACGAAAAAGGAGTCCTACGAAAAGAAACATCCTGGAATGGATGGCGAGATAAAGATATTCCTAATACTGAGTTTGATAATGTTCCAACTGAAGGTTTTGTTTTTAATAAAAAAGTGGGTGATTACTCTTCAGGTTGGGATCATAGACAAGCCTATTGTAGAGTATATGATCCAAGAGGATTTGAGTTTGAAATTACTATAGAGAATTTATTATACATATTGGAGAACTGTTCTTGTATCAAAGGTAAGGGCATAGAAGGAGAATTAATATATGGTTGGGATGGTAAGGACTTAGTTCTTATGCCGGTAGAATCTCCTGATTATAAAGCAATTGAAGCTTATAGTAAAATCGTACACAATAATGAATCTATTAAAGCAAAAGATTTAATAATTGGTGCTACATATTTATCTAAGGATAATGAAAATTGGATTTATATGGGGCGATTCGATACATATGGTTATGGATACGAATTTAAACAAGATGGTAAAATTGAAAGAGTAAAATCGTATGAAAAAATTCCAAATGAACGAAATGCATATAGATATTATAATAAGGTGCCATATAAAAATATAAAAAATTTGTTATATGGAAAAATGTATTGGTTTGCCATATTATATAATGATAAATATTGTTTTGAACAATTTAAAAGTATTCCTAAAAACAAATTTATTAGTTGTATAAACGATAAATGTATTTCTAATTATTCTGAAATCTATGATTTAATGCAATCATCTTGGGAATTTTCTCCAATAGACGACACCAAAGACAAATTTTTCGAATTCTCTTTTGAGGATTTTTATAAAAAATCGACTAGCACATATTGGAATGATGATAAATTAAAATATATAGACACGGAATTCCTTGTAAATGTTGATGGAGAATATGTTGAATATAAAATGAAGACTCCATATGAACCGGAAGATAACGGAAAATATATTGTCTATAAGTATAATTGGAAGATACCTAAGATGGAAGAAGCAATCGATATCTTTCCAACAGAAGAAAAAGAGGTTAATGATTATTGTTATGGAAAGAAAATTGAAACACATATGATTCCAGTGTCTATTGAAGAAGTTTTTGAAAAATTAAGACCTGCGTTTAAACAGAAATATTTGGCAAACGGAAGAGAATACGGAAAGGAATATAAATTATATGAGTAAGAATGATGATCGAATTTTGGAGTTAAAAAAGCAGATTGACACTAAGAAAAAGTCGATTTCAGAGAGAAAGATTAGATTTTCGCCTGAAACAAATTGTGTCCTCAATATGGACGGGATGACTATTAACATTAATGTATGTTCAGATGATGCCTTATTGTTACTTTTGATTAGATTGAATTCTTATTTGATGTCAGCTATGGATCTAGGAATGAACGATTTTGAAATTTCAGGTTACAGTGTAACCGCATGGATCAATGACATTAAGAGCAAGTTAGAGGTATCTGGTTTAAAGAAAGAAGAGTCTGATTTGAAGAAAATGGAGAGCAAGCTGGACAAGTTATTATCTGATGATAAGAAGACTGAGCTTGAAATTGATGAGATTGCAGCAATGTTGAAATAAAAAAGGAGAATAACAAAATGGAAGAAATTTTAAAAGTATTAATGGAGAATCCTGAAAGCGTAGGAGTAATTGTAAAAACATACATTACAAAATACAAAGAACCCATGTATGATATTTTAAAAGAATTAATGGTAATTGCAAAAGATTATTCTGAAAATACAGAATATCCTGCTATTCAGGCAAAAACAAAAAAGAATATGTTTGATGCATATGTGAACGTTGGTTTTACTGAAGATCAGGCATTGGCACTTATGATTAATGATAATATTCAGTTAATGAAGAATATTCAGAAGTCTGTAAATAATGCAGCAACTAAGAAAAATAAGTAGTTTTTATGACGAAATTTTGCTTTCATGCGGAGGTGAAATAGTGGAGATTTTAGGAAATAAATTAAAAAGATTTTTTGATATTGTAGATAATCCACCAAACGATGCTGAAATTACATATGCTGGGAATAGATATGAGGTATGGGAAATATCTGAAAATCTATTTAATAAGATGTGTGATATGTCAGAAGATAAATTTGTTAAATTAGCAGGTGAAGAGGCATGGTGGAGACAGTGTAATGGTAGTGTACTTGGTGTTCCTGATACATATTTTGAAGTGAATGGCGAATGTTTACTTGGATGGAATAGATTTAAATATGAAACAACAAGATATACTAATCTATCTGAATATCTTTGTGATTGTGTAGGTGTTTCAACAGGTAAAAATGTATGTGCTTGTGCAATGGATCTTGCAAAATACAATGATATTACAATGGCGGAATTGTTTGACAAGTATGAAGGACATCCAGAAAAAGAGTCATATAAAAATAAAATTATAAATGAAACTTAAATTGAGGATATTCTAGCAGAACACTTCAATGTTTCTGATTGCTTATTAAAAGTAGTACACACGATACATGGTGAGTCTGTTGTGGCAGAAATAGTTGAATAAAAAGAGAATAATCTATCATGAGGTGAAAATAATTTATGAATGGTATAGAAATTATATCGCAAGAAGCAATAACAACACTTAGAATTATACCAACTATCTTATTAGCATTATTAATACTTATAATTTTACCAATAACATTACATATTGGAAATAAGACGGATAATTGGAAGTTGGCATATAAGTTTGAAATAATATCTGGAATAACATATGGAATTATAATTGCAACGATTTTATTTTTAGGATTGCTTGATAAGCCAACAGGCTATTATAAATATACTGTAAAAATTTCTAATGAATGTAGTTTGTTGGAATTTAACGAACAATACAAAATTATTAAAGAAAATAAAGACGGAACATATGTTATTACTGATAATTTACATTATGGAAATAGAAGATAATTTCGCAGTATATTTCGATTTTTTTTGGAATGAAGGGAGAATATATAAATGAATGAAGAAATTAAGAATGACGAAGTAGAAGAAGTTAATCCAGTAGATGAGTATTTAAATAATTACAAAGAACAGAAACTTGCTGAATTTTGTGTTCAGAAAGATAAAGAGATTACAAACCGTAAGGAAGAAAGACAGAAACTCATGGAACTGATTTCAGATATGAAAGTTACGGTTAAGCAGCATGATGAAACATGGAAGAATATGGATAGTTTGTATGCTAAGATTAAGGAATTATCTGTAAATGATTATTTGAAGTTATATCATATGATAAATAACGATATTACAGGAAATTACTCAACAATTACAACTGTACCTAGTCGTATTAGTATTAATGGCAATTGGTAAAATAAGAGTACATGAATCTGACATTTCTTGGTGCAATTTTAAAGGAGAATTACAGAATGAGTGATATTTGTAAAGATAGAGAAGCTTTAAGACCTAAATACGAACAGTTTGTTCAGACTGAGAGAGGTAAAGAGTGGAAACATTTTTGGCAGAGCCAAACTGGTTCAGAAAGAAGTGGGGATTTTGGAGATTACCTTTATGACTTTTATCCAGAAATGTTGCAGTAAACAGAGAATATATAATTAGAGAAGGTGAGAAATAAATGAACTTACAGGAAAATGTAAATAAGTCACTAATGTTATCAAGGGTGGAACAGATGCATGATTTTAGAGGTTGGGCAAGAAAACTTCCTGCTTTTCACTTTGATAAAGAATGGGATGTAAAAATTATTCCACCATTTGCAGGTGCGATTATCAGATTTGTAATTGATTATAATGGAAAGCATGTGTCGGTATATTTTGATGCGTATTCAGAACTTGGATGGATGTATGATGAAGATGAGCAGCCAATTCCATATTTTGAATATTATGATGGTGAAGATACTCATAGATATTATCTTAACGAATCAGAGCAAATGATGACTGATATTAGGAATTTCTTGAATAACTAATCTTAGCGATTCAGCTAACAATTTCCAATAAAAATGAAAATCGAATAGAGAATAAGTAAGTGAAGCAGTTCAGTGGAAATCACTGTTTCATCAGGATAATATTAATGGAGGAATATTATGGAATGCACAAGAGGATATAGATCATTTTTAATTTTAAATTTGCTACGGGATCCAGTTGATGACTATATAGAGCATAAAGATGAAATCGAAGAAATTCTTAAACCATTCACAACAATTTCGCAAGTATCTCCAATAAATCAAGAAATATATATCAGCTCAAATTGGCAAAACCAAGACAAACATTATGCAAGAGTTGCTGAAATATGTAAAGGCAGCAAAATTTACAGCACAGATGAAAATGCTTTGTATGAACTAGATAGAGAACTAAATGAATCTGGTTACAAAACACGAATTGGTAGAAATTGCAGTACAGGAACTTTAAGTATTGCGGTTTTGGAAGAACCTGGAGTAAAGAAAGAATAAAAATCAGAAAGGAAAAAAGTTAGGTAGCTACTAAGGACATGTCACTTTCTGACAATTAAATGGTTTATCAAGGAAGTAAAAATAGATTGGCAAAATTTTTAGTACCAATTATTCAAAGATATATTGATGATAATAACATAAAAACCTATATAGAGCCTATGTGTGGCAGTTGCTCAATTATTGAAAAAATTAAATGTGAAAACAGAATTGCATCAGATATAAATGATGAATTAATTGAGCTATTGAGATATGTAAAAACAAACCCAACTCTTTCTATTGCCCCAGATGTTTGTAGTTTTGAACATTATGCAGATGTAAGAGAGAATAGAAAATTAGGAACTGATAAATACTCTAAAGAATATACTGCATTAATCGGGTTTTGTGCAAGCTATGGTGGCAGGTATTTCGATGGTGGATATGCAAGGGCAGATAAACGTAATATGTATAAGGAAAGAGTTCTAAATTTAAAAGAAGATGTTGTATTGTTGCAGAATATTGAACTCGAATGTTGTGATTATTCAAAGTATGTAAATTATAAAAATTGTCTTTTTTATTTTGATCCACCATATAAAAACACAAAACAGTATTCTAAACAGTTAATTGATTATGATTCTTTTTACGATTTTCTTCGAAAACTTTCAGAGAATAATATAGTGCTAATAAGTGAATATAATATGCCTGATGATTTTAAGTGTATCTGGCAGAAAGAGCGCACAGTATTACAAAAATCAGATAGAATTATAGGTGAAAAAGCAGTAGAAAAATTGTTTGAAATCAGTGAATAAATACTTAGAGGCGAAAATATGATTGATACGCAATTATGTAAAGCAAAATTACTAAATACTAACACATGGATTACAGGATTTTATGCGAGTAAACAAGATACTACATATTGTTTTAAAGAAGATTATGATAGAAATCCTGTTCAGACACGTCATTATATCATTTGTGATGAGATGACAGATTGGGGACTGCCAAATGTGTTTAGAGAATATGAAATAGATCCAAAGACATTGTGTAGATGTACAGGCAGCCATGATAAGAATGGTAAGTTAATCTTTGAAAACGACATTCTAAACGGAGAATTATATAATGTAGTATCTTATGGAAATGGTGAGAATGAATTTCTCGGAATGAATGTTGGTTGGTATGTTCAGAGAGATAACTTTGAATCATGGTGTGAATTAAATGATTTGGAAATGTATGAAGTAACAGGAAATATCTTAGATAATATCTAATCAGTCTTGAACAATTCAGTTCAAAAATTCCAGAACAAAATGTCACGAATAATATATAAAATCCGTGACAAAAAGAGAATAAATGCGAAAAGCATTCATGTTTGGGTGGAAGAACAGCATACCCTTGGGTTTGTATACTCAAAAATCACTGTTGAGGATAGATTTATCATAAATTTATTTTCTATGTTCCGTCCAATTTGGACGTTTAAATAGATAGTTCTATATTTTATTTTATATATTTTAAGGAGGATTTATTAATGGGTTTTCAAGTAAAGAAAGCTAAAAGAGAGAAGATTTATGTAAAGGTTGCTTTAATGGCTCCGTCTGGTGGTGGAAAGACATATGGTGCGTTACGTCTAGCAACCGGTATGAAGGAAGAAATCAAGAATGAGACTGGCAAAGATGCAAAGATTCTGTTAGCAAATACTGAGCAGAAGCGTGGTTATTATTATGCTAACGAATTTGATTATGACATTGTAGATATTGATGCTCCTCATAATCCTGAGAAGTATGTTGAATTGATTGAGTTTGCAGTAGCAGAAGGCTACGACATTCTGATTATCGACTCTTCCTCTCATGAATGGGAAGGAAAGGGAGGATGTTTGGAATTACAGCAGCAAGCTGGTGGTACATATCAGGCATGGGGTAAAGTCACTCCGAGACATAACAAATTTATCAATGCGATTGCAGACTCCCCTATTCATATCATTGCCACGATGAGAGGTAAGGATCAGTATGAAGTCAGCAAGGACGACAGAGGTAAGACTTCTGTGCAGAAGTTGGGTGTAGGTGCAAAGCAGAGAGATGGATTTGAGTATGAATTTACTTGTACATTCTTGATTGATCAGAAGACTAATTGTGCTGAAGTTCAGAAGGATAACACTCATATTTTTGAGCATGAAGGAGCGACTTTACTGACAGAGAATCATGGTAAGAAGATTATGCAGTGGGCTAATTCTGGGGAAGGTTATACACCAGTAGTAAGAACACCCGAAGCAGAACCTACGAAGGCAGAAGCAGCAGAAGAAGATATTTCTGCTATTAAGAAGGAAATTATTTCTCTTTGCACTCAGCTCGGAGGCACAAAGAATGAAGCTTTGATGTCAGCCTTAAAGGAGTTTGTTCCTAGCGGAAACCCCAATGCAATCAGAGAACTTCAGAAAGCAAAAGATTGTTTAGCAAAAATTAAGGATATTCAGCCGGTACAGGCTTAATTTAGGAGGATAAAATACATGAACAAAGTGATTTTGATTGGAAGATTAACCAGAGATCCTGAGGTGAGATATTCTCAGGGAGCTACCGCAACAGCGATCGCTCGTTTTTCCATTGCAGTAGATAGAAGATTTAAGCGTGATGGCGAGCCGGATGCTGATTTTATTAACTGTGTAGCGTTTGGTAAGACTGGTGAGTTTATCGAGAGATATGGTCACAAGGGAACTAAGTTCGCTGTAGAAGGTAGAATTCAGACTGGTTCTTATACGAATAAGGATGGTCAGAAGGTTTATACAACTGATGTAGTAGTAGAACAGGTAGAATTTGCAGAAAGTAAAACTGCTTCAGACGGTAATAACAATTCTACTGCACCTAAAACAGCGTCTACTGGTGATGGTTTTATGAATATCCCTGATGGCATCGATGAAGAGCTTCCCTTCAATTAAAAAGAGGTAAATCAATATGGCAGATAAAAAAGAAAGAGAATATGTCTGCGCATATGGTAAAAATTGTTTACACCACGGAGAAAAGGTTAAAGCCTCGGAATCCGTGGTGATTAGCAATAAACACTATCACTGGGATTGCGCTGGAATGAAACAAGAGATAAGTGATTGCGTGAACACTTATATGAGCTACATAGAAGATAAAACACAGTTTCCTATTGTGTGTAGAATTATAAATACATTGGTATTTAAGAATAAAGTTCCTGTGGAATTTGTAAAAAAAAGTATTGAGAATTCTAGGTTGTATTATTCATCGAAACCAGTTCAGGTTTTGTATGGAATCAGAAAAATGTTTTGGGAAAAAGAATTTAGAGTATAGGCGGTGGATAGATGCTGATCGAGAAAAGCGACATTGAAAAAGCAAAAGATAAACTTGGTGATGATAATGCATTTTTAATGGCAGAATTGCTTGAACTGGATAGTTTTGATGAAAAAAATCTAAAAGCTTGTTGCCCTTATCATAGCGAGGATACACCAAGTTTTATATATAATAAAAAGAGCCATTCAATGCATTGTTTTGGCTGCAATAAAACGGTTGATATCATTGATGTGTTGATGGAAAAGGGAAATACATTTTTAGAAGCATCAAAATATTTGTTTGATAAAGCTGGCATTGAATATAGTTTCGGAGAAAAAGATGTTAAGACTCGTCATAATTATCGGTATCCTCATGAAGAACCTCTAAATGATAAACATCATGTTATTGAATACTGGGGAAAGCGTGGAATTTCAAAAAATGTAATTGATTACCTTGACATTCGAGAGGACTCACACGGAAATGGAGTATTTAATTTTTATGATACTAATGATGTATTAACCATGGTTAAGTATCGACCTGCAAGAACGATTGAAAAGCATTCTGGACAACCTAAAACATGGTGCCAAAAAGATGCTGATACATCTGCAATACTATTTAACATGAACCGTGTTAATACATCGAAGCCGTTATTGATAACAGAGGGAGAAACAGATTGTGCCAGTGTAATAGAAGCAGGATATATTAATACTGTAAGCGTACCTTTGGGAGCCGGTAATTTACATTGGATAGAAGAAAACTGGGAATGGTTAAATAGCTTTGATTCTATTATTATCTGGTCTGATAATGATGAAGCCGGTATCAAGATGAGAAAAGAATGTATTTATCGTTTGGGAACATGGCGAACAAAATATATATCTACGCCTGAATTTTATGAAAAAGAAAACGGCAAAAAAGTGCCGTTGAAGGATATTAATGATTGTTTACAAGTTGGTGGTAAAACATTCGTAATGGATCTTATTTCAAGTGCAAAAGATGTTCCAGTAAAAAGTGTTGTGGACTATTCCGAAATTGAGGAACTAGACATTTCTCAAATGGATGGTGTGAAAACAGGCATCAAGCCGTTAGACGATGAATTATTGAAAATTTTTTACGGAACATTAACCGTATTATCAGGAAGACCTGGTAGCGGTAAGACAAGTATTATAGATCAGACAATAGCACGAACTATTGACGATGGAAATCCGGTATTTCTTTTCAGTAAGGAAATGCCAGAGCGTATGAGTGCCAATTGGTTCAATACTATTATTGCCGGTAGAAGAAATATGGTTGAGCGTACAAGTCGTGACAATCGCAAATATTACATAGTACCGCAAGCTACACAGAAAAAAATGCAAGCGCATTATAGTAAAAAGCTTTTCATATATAGAGACGACGAGCCTAATGATGTAGATTCGGTTTTAAGATCTGCGGAAGAATGCGTGAGAAAATTTGGATGTAAGTTAATTGTACTTGATAATCTTATGATGATTGATTTGAATTGTTCTGAAAGCGATAAAAATACAGCACAGACAAATCTTATAAATGCATTAATTAAATTTGCGGCTAAATTCAATGTTGCCGTTGTCTTGATAGCGCATCCGAGAAAAACACAAGATACAAATTCTGATATTGAAATGTATGATATATCTGGTACTTCTAATATTATCAATCTTGCTATGAGATCCATAGGTCTTAGAAGAGTTTCCAAAAAAGAAAAAAATGATCCTAAATCCAAATGGCATAATTACGATGTGGTTTTAACTGTGATAAAAGATAGATTACTTGGTAAAGCTGATTTTCAGATGGGATTATGGTACGACTTAACATCACGTAGATTTTACACTGACTATGATGAATTTGATGCTCAATTTGCGTGGGATGATAATGTGTACACAGATATGCTTCCGTATGTTGACAGGACTATCGATAACACATTTCCAGATAAATAAGGAGAATTATTATTATGATGGATGAAGAATTAGATTTTTTGCTTGGAACAATGCAGTGGTCGTTCTCAAGGTTGAATTCATATTATAACTGTGCGTATGAATGGTTCTTGCACTATGTAGAATGTAATAAATCTGAAAATGGATTTTTTGGTGAATATGGCTCGCTGATTCATAAAATACTTGAAAAGTATGAAAAAGGAGAACTTTCATTATTTGAATTAAATGAGTATTATGAGGATCATTTTGATGAAGACGTTCCTCATGATGCTCCACCTAATAAATTCGTGAATATTAGGCAATCATATTATGACAAAGGTATTGATTACCTTGATAATATAGATCTTGATTTAGAAAAATATGAAATTCTTGGAGTTGAGAAGAAGGTAGAATTTAAAATTAATGACAAGGATTTTGTTGGATACATAGATTTACTTGTAAAAGATAAAGACACCGGCGAAATTATTATCATAGATCATAAATCGGCAAGTATTAAAATTCTTAAAAACGGTAAGATCAGTAAATCAGATCAGCAACATTTCTTAGAATTCAAAAGGCAACTCTATTTATATAGCATCCCAATTTTAAAAGAATATGGTTCTGTGTCTAAGTTGAGATGGAATATGTTCAAAGACCAAAAATGGATTGAGATTCCATGGGTACAAGAAGAGTATGAAGAAGCTATTCAATGGGCGAAGGATACTCTTGAGTTGATCGAAAAAGAAAAAGAGTGGAGACCTAATCCTGACTATTATTACTGCAATTATCTTTGTGGTCAGCGAAATCATGCATGTGAATATAAACCACTACCAACGAGTAAGAAGAATGAAATCGACAATAGACAGTATAACCCTGAAACTGACTCATATGAGTAGGAGGTGATATTATCAGTAACTATACAGTATATCATTTACATACAGAAGATTCTTTACTAGATAGTTGTACAAATTATAAATTATATGTAGATAGAGCAGTAGAACTTGGACAGAAGGCTATTTGTTTTTCGGAGCATGGCAATATTTACAACAATATTGAGAAGAAAATGTATGCAAATAACAAAGGCTTAAAATATCTACATGGCGTTGAGGTTTATTTGACAGCAGCACTTGAACCAAAACAAAGAGATAACTACCATACAATTCTTATAGCAAAGAATTTTGAAGGTATAAAAGAAATAAACATATTGGTTGACTTGTCTACACAATCAGACCATATGTACTATAAGCCAAGAATTACTTTCGATGAATTTTTTAATATTTCTGATAATGTCATTAAAATTTCTGCATGTCTTGCATCTCCATTGAGTAAATATCCTAATTTTATTGGGAAATTGGTTGATGAAAAAATAGCTGAATTAGAAAAAAATAAAGAAATAGAAGCTAACAGACTTTATACAGAACTAAATTCAGAAACTGCAAGAGATCAGTGGATTGAAGATAGTACAATCATTCATAACACATCTTATGAAATATATGTAGAACAATGTATTGAAAAATCCAATAATGCATTTGATTTACAGATAGAAGAAGCAAAATCAGAATTGGAAAATGCAAAGATTGTATATGACAAACTGATGAAAACATATGACTATTATGAAATTCAGCCGCATGTTAAATCTATGGATCAGATTCGATATAACAAAATGCTTTATGAAGCATCAAAAAAATATAATAAGCCTTTAATAGCAGGAACAGATACACATAGTATTGATAGTTATAAGGCTGAGTGCAGGAGTATTCTTCAGAAAGCAAAACATATTGAGTTTTCAAACGAAGATGAATTTGACCTTACATATAAATCGTATGACGAGTTAGTTGATATGTTCAAACAGCAAGGTTCTTTACCTATGAATGTTGTGTTGGAAGCTATCGAGAACACTAACCGCATGGCTGATTCTGTTACAGATTACGAATTAGATACAGCTTTTAAATATCCGATTCTATATGACAATGAAGAAGAGGTATTTGTAGAGCGTATCTATAGAATGTATCATGAAAAGCTTGATAAAGGAATTATTCAACCAGATCCACGATATGAGGAGAATATAAAAGAAGAACTTCGAGTATTTAAGAAGATTGGTATGGTTGGATTTATGCTTTTCATGTCAGAATTGGTATGTTGGTGTTGGGATAATGGTATACCAATTGGTTTTTGTAGAGGTTCTGTTGGTGGTTCAACTATTGCATATTTAACAGATATTATTGATGTAAACCCTGTAGTATGGAATACGGTATTCTCTCGATTTGCCAATGAGGATAGAAAAGAGATTGGTGATATTGATTTGGATATTGCACCATCACAAAGACATTTAGTATATGAGCATATCATTGAAAAGTTTGGCGTTGATAAAACGGCTTATGTGTTGGCTATCGGTACGATTTCTGACAAAGGCACTATTGATGAGATTGGACGAGCTTTGAATATGCCACTTGGAGATGTCAAGCAAGTAAAAGCTCAGTATTCATTATTTACCGATGGTATTACTGATTGCAATGACAAGATTAAGAAAATTGAATCTATTGATGGATATGAAAATAATGAAAAGTGCTTAAAAGACTTGGAAGAACTTAGAAGTAAACTTGAGTATAACGAAAAGTCTTTGAAGGACTTAAAAGAAAAACAATATCCTAAGTTATTCTATTATTTTGACGGCCTTGTAGGAACGGCAATTTCTCAGTCGATGCATCCAGCAGGTATTATTGTAAGTCCAGTAACACTACCTGATAATTATGGAACATTCTGGTCTAAGGATGGTAAACGTATTTTGAGTATTAATATGGAAGAAATTCATGAAGTCTCCCTCGTAAAATACGATTTGCTTGGTCTGAAAAACATTGAAATTATCAAAGATACATGTGAATTAGCACATATTCCGTATCCGAAATCCCATACAGTCAATTGGAATGACGAGAAAGTTTGGGCACATATTGCAGATAGTCCAGTAGGCATATTTCAGTTTGAATCAAAGTTTGCCTATGATTCAATGAAAAAGTTTGAATGTCATTGCGTAAACGACTTGTCGCTTGTAAATGCTTCAATCAGACCTTCAGGAGAATCATATAGAGATAGGTTATTAGCCCATGAACCAAACAAAAATCCATCGGAGTTGATTGATAAATTATTGGAAGATAATCATGGATTCCTTATATTTCAGGAGGACACAATTAAATTCCTTACAAATATTTGTGGCTTGAGTGGTAGCGATGCTGATAATATTCGTAGAGCTATTGGACGTAAACAAAGAGATCGTCTTGAAGCTGCGTTACCATCTATTCTTGAAGGATATTGTAAGATGTCCTCTAAACCAAGAGAAAGAGCTGAAAAAGAAGCACAAGAATTCTTGAAGATTATTGAAAATAGTGCGAATTATCAATTTGGATTTAATCATTCCACGGGATACTCCATGATTGGTTACATGTGTGCTTATCTTAGATATTATTATCCACGAGAATTTATTACGGCGTATCTAAATAATGCCAATAATGAAGATGACATTATGCTTGGTACAGAATTAGCAAAACAACTTGGTATTACAATTCATAGCATTAAATTCAGACATTCTACTGCAAAGTATTCTTGTGATAAAGATGGTATTTACAAGGGTATTGCTTCTGTAAAATTCCTAAACGAAGATGCTGCAAATGATTTATATTCCATTAAAGATGAGAAATTTAATACGTTTATTGACTTATTGGTAAGAATTTCTGACCTTAAAGTTGATAGCAGAAAACTTGAAATCTTGATTAAACTAGATTTTTTTGAAGAGTTTGGAGGTATTCGTTATCTTCTTATGTGTAATGATTTGTTTTCAAAGTATTATGGTAAGAAGCAAATGAAGAAGGATAAAGCCTTGGAATATGGACTTGATTTTGAAGTATTAAGGAAATGCTCAGATAAAGAGACACAGAAAACATTTATGGAATTGGACAGTATAAAGCTTTTAAATATTTTATTACTGAAGATTCCGAATGAAAAAACAGATATGAAAACAAAAATCGCATATCAAATTGAAAATCTTGGATATGTTGATATTGTTGATAAGAAATTAGCCGGTTACTGTGTAGCAACCGATCTTAACGTTGATTATTCTCCAAGAGTTAAACTATATGCTCTTGCTAATGGTAATACGATCCCTGTAAAAGTAAGTAAAAAAGTATTTAAGCAGAATCCTATAAGACGTGGAGACATCGTAAAGGTTACTGCTCAATATAAAAAGCCTAAGATGAAAAAGGTGGATGGAGAGTGGGTAGAAACGGATGAACAGGAATGGTGGATTTCTGAATATCAAATTTGTTAGGAGATGTAGATGAAACAGTATTACACCGAGAAAAATTACAAAGAATTACTATCACATCTTGTGATATTGATTGATACAAGAGAACAAAACAATAAAACTGTAACGGAATGGTTTGATAGAAATAGTATTAAATGGAAGTCAAGAGCATTAAAAACAGGAGATTATGGTTTTATGATTGAGAGCTGCCCTGAATTGGGCTTCTCAATCAATACCTATTTTTCTGATGAGATTTGCATAGAAAGAAAAAATTCCGTAAGTGAGTTAGCAGGAAATATAGCCAATGCTTCAAAAGATGATGATAGAATTTTCAAAGAATTTAACAGAATGATTAATATCGATAAAAATTACATTCTAATAGAGAATGATAGTATAGAGGATATTTTCACTGAAAACTACAAAACAAAATTGAATCCAACATCTTTTTTGCGAACATTACTTACATGGCAGAATCGTAATAATATGCACATTTATTTTATTAAAAGAGAATATATGGGTAGGATGATTTATGAACTGTGTAAAAATTGTTTGGATTCAAATATATTGAAATAACGGAGGATTTATGGATAAAGTAAAAGTATTTGAAAGCCTTTTAAGTAAGTTTGAGACGGATGAAATTCGAAATTATTGTGCAGATATGATTAAGAAAATTCCAGATTATATCTTTACAATTCCAAGTAGTACATCTTTTAAGTATCATAATAAAACGCAATGTCAGCCGCATGGTCAGATTTTTCATATTCTAATGTTTGCAGAGGTAATGAATTACGTACTTGGATTAGAGTATGTAAAAGAGAAGACTACCGAAAGACAGAGAGATTGTTTACGCTGCACACCAATTTTTCATGATGCAATCAAATGTGGATTAAACGGATCACAGTATACGGTACATGAACATCCGATGCTCGCAGGTGAATGGGTAAGAGATACGTCTGTTGAACATGATGTAGATGTTGAAACAAAGGCTTATATTGCAAGATTATGTGAGAGTCATTCTGGTGAATGGACTTCTACAAATAGAAGTAAGACCGTACTGCCTAAGCCTGAAAATGACGAGCAGTTCTTTGTACATATGTGTGATTATCTAGCAAGTAGATCTAATCTGGATATGACCTATTCTGAAGAAGTGCTTTCTGCATTAGGTGGCGTGGAAATTCCAAAAGATGAGTTACCTAAATTAGAAGAATGGATATTGCCTTTTGGTAAGTATAAGGGAAGAACTTTATTACAGATTAATGAAATCGATCCTGGTTATATAGCATGGGCGAAAGAAAATATGACTAGAGAACCAGTTAAGAGCTTATTGGCGCAGTTGTAGAGAATAATATAAGTGAGAGGAATTGCATGGAATATAAAATAACAAAAATTACTCATTCAGGAACAAAGGGTGAAAGAGGTCAAGATAGAACTGATGGCAGATATCCGATGAGAATCGGAAGAACTGTAGAACTAGATTTAGACAATGTGAAACTTGGGAAACCAATGATTATAAATTATCTTAAAGATGCTGATGGTTCAGATTATAGCAATATGTATTTGCGAACAAGTTGTGTTATATCGGTAATCAGTACAGCAAGTGCAGTATTCATTGAAACAATGAACAGTATTTTTACATTTGAGAAAACTGAATTTCTGGAATGCCCATAAATAGGGCGTTTCAGAAACTCAAAAAGCCAATGAAAGACGGATTTCTTTTGGACACAATATATAGTACAAAAACAACAACTAAAAACACTATATATTGTACCCGAAATAACAAAAAGAGGTGTAATATGAAATTAACAGGAGAAATAATTCTTGACGAAAATACAACACAACAATTGAAAGAAGAAGTCAGAGTAGAAGTTTTAAAAGATATAGAAAAAGACGGTCTTGATTATGAAGAAGCGTTAAAATTTATTAAAGGCATTAATTCTCTTACTAGCTTCAGGAATATTTTTATAGATAGTCTATCTGAATTTTTACCAAAGATAAAAAGTGAAGATTTCCATTTTGATGATGAAAAAAATTTTAATAAATTGAAGATGTGCTTAGAAATTATGAAAATGTAATTATTAACAATAATTAAGATTAGCAAGAATCAACAGCTTCTAAGGGGGTGACAACAATGGCGTATTGTCAGAGATGTGGTGAATATTGCCAAGACCATTATACATATTGTAAGAGATGCTATTTTGAACTTGGACAACCATTTGGGAAAGCAATAGAAAGACCTCACAAATGTAGGAAATGTGGTAGTACTATATATGGAAGATATAACTATTGTTTATCATGCGCTCAGAAAAACGGTTTTATTAAATCAAGTTATTAAAAATAATAAAACAAGAATCGACAGTTTCCTTGGAAGATTGGAGGTAAAAAATGGACACAATTGTTATAAATTTATTTGGAGAACCATCAGCAGGTAAGAGTACATGTGCGATGGATATCACAGCGCAATTAAAGAGAAATGGTATTAATGCAGAATATGTTTCGGAGTTTGCTAAAGACAAAGTATACGAAAATAATAATGAAGTGTTTAAGCATCAGGAATACTTATTTGGTAAACAATCGTTTAAAATGGGCAGAGTTAGAGATAAAGTACAGGTTATGGTGGTAGATTCACCATTGATTTTATGTGCTGTATATAACAAAAATGAGGTGTTAGGTGAAGAGTTTGATAAAACAGTAATAAATGTATTTAATTCATACAAAAACAGAAATTATTTATTAACCAGACATCATTCTTATGAAAATGAAGGAAGATTTCAAAATGAGGATGAAGCAAAAGCAGTGAGAAAAGAAATTATTGATAAACTCACCAAATATGGAATTGAGTATAAAGAAATAGCTTCTACAGAACAAAATTGCAAACATATAGTAGAGGAAATTATGGAGGAAATAAAAAATGAATAGTAAAGGGCACTTATTTATTAGTCTTGGGAAATCGGCAATTAGAATTATTGGTGGTATTGTTGCATTGGTAAATGGTTCAATCATCCCATTAGCTGTTGGAATTATTGCCGCTGAAGTTGGTGGTGTGTTAGAGGAATTGGTAGATGAAAGATAACTAAACTTTCGTTTCAAAAGGAGGCGTACCGTGAAATTTTTATTATGGGAAATAAGAGTTAATCCATATAGCCTAGCAAAAATACAATGGATTTTATTCAAATTATTCGGATATAAACCGAAAAATCCTTGCGGTCACACAAAAACAGTATATGGATATTATTGTCATCAACCATTTAATCTAAAACATTGTGATGTTATCAATGACGGGGAAGTACATAAAGTTGTATGCAAATGTTGTGGTCACAGCATGATGGAAAGTAATTGTTATATAGATCTCAATGATGATAAAGAATGGATAAAATTTTAAAAACTAAGAAATGTCGGTTTTAATATAATAGGAGAATAATATATTGGCAAAAACAATAGACATGAGTGGATTTGATCCATTACTTGATAATTTGGAAAAATATGTAAATAAGCAAGGTTATACTCTTGGTGATAAAGCAAGGTCATTACAGAAGCTATTACATTGTATTCAGTATTGCTATGTGTATGGAGTATTGACAAATAGTCAAATGGAATCTGTACATAAGAAATTTATAAAACAATTTCAAGATGCATTATGTGAAAGGTAGAGAGGTAAAGCAACCATATGAAAGATTGTAAAGGCAATGAATTAAAAATTGGAGATTTAGTTGTTTATGTGCATGGCAAAAATTCTGGTGCTTGTTTAGCAACAGGAAATGTTACAAAAATTTATGCTAACGACAAAGAATGTAGTGTTGATGGAAATGCGCATATTTATAACTTTAGAGTTATGAAGCTGGATTTCTAAATGCGGATTTGCTTGGAGTACAATAACTAAACCGTTATTTCATCTGTCTCGAAAACTATACAATAAGCGTGACAAATTTAAAAAAGGAGAATAAAAATGAAAAACACAAATTGGAAAGTACCAGTAATTATTGTAGTAGGAGTTTTAGCAGTTATTTTGATGATTGTATTTGGAATTCAGAGTTCGCAAAATAAAGCTATTGCATTTGAGGAACAGGTTAATACCGCACAGTCGGATATCAAAGTTCAGGAAAAGAGAAGAGTTGACTTGGTATATAACCTAGCTGATTGTGTAAAGCAGTATGATAACCATGAATCAGAAACGTTAAAGGCTATTGTAGATGCCAGAGGATCTACTGGTGATATTGAAAATGTTACAACGGCAATTACAGCAGTAGCAGAAGCTTATCCTGAATTAAAGTCTAATGAAAATTATAAGACACTTATGAATGAATTATCTATGACTGAAAATTTAATTGCTGAATACCGTAGTAATTATAATAAGCAAATCAAGGAATATAAGAGATACGTTAGAAAATTCCCTACGAGAATGTTTCTTGATATTTTAGGATACGAAATTCAAGAGTATCAGTATTTGGACTACAATGCGACTATTGATGCACCGCAGCGTCTCTTTGGAGAATAAAGTATGAGATATACATATAGACATAGTAGAGGATTTAATTTTGGAAATTTTGAGATTACTAAGCGTGAGATTTTGGCCAGCATCTCAATTATTGCTGTTATGGTTATTATTGGTATTCTGATTTCTACAAAGATTTCTGAACACCAAATGGATAAGAACGAAATATATAATAAAGTTATCAAAATAGAAAGCCAGGATTTATTCCAGTATGGTATGGATACTAATGTTGGAACTGCTTTTGTATATGGTGACTTAAAAGCAGTTGATACGGTTACATATCCAGAAATTGGTGGAGAATATATGTATGTAGAAAAAGTCAAAGAGAGATATACGATGCATACAAGAGTTGTTACATATACAACGGGCAGTGGAAAAACAAGACAAACTCATACAAGGACAGAAACATATTGGACTTGGGATAGAGTTGGAAGTGAAGATATCAAATGTAAAGAAATTTCATTCTGTGGTGTGACTTTTGAAAGTTACAAAATCAATTTACCAAGTGAAGATTATATCGATACAATTAAGGAATCAAACCATGTAAGATATGTATACTATGGCGTTGGAACAGAGTATAAAGGAACAATTTTTACTGATTTGAGAAATAAAACCATCTCAGATAATACGCCTTTTTATAATAATTCGACAATTGATGAGGCGATAGAATCTTTGGAATCTAATTATTTTGTAATTGTTATTTTCTGGGTATTGTGGATTATTTTTATTTGTATCATTGTATATGGATTTTATTGTTTGGACAATAATTGGTTGGAATAATTAGTTTATATGAAGGAATAAAAAAATGATCAAAAGAGTAAGTGTATATGAAATTACATTAAATCCACAGTTTTGTACAGAGCAGGACTTTAAAACGATTGAAAACATTGGGTTTAACGTGGCATGGATGGATGATAACGGTGAAGATGCTTTGGAGACAGCAACCGTATGGACTATAGAATAATAAATGAATCGCAGGTTTCGAAAGAAGTTGGAGAATAAAAATCATGAACGATTTAATTAGTAAGAGAACTTTACGAAAAGAGTTATCAAAACTATCCTCTGAAATGGGCTATGTTAGAAAATCAGATGTGATGCAGATTTTAGGTGAGCAGAAATGTGTTTATGATGTAGATAGAGTGATTGAAGAATTAAAAGAAGCTACGTATAGAATAGATGATAGTGCCACCCTAAGTTCAAGAGATGTTATTAATGAAGAGGATGTTATGGATATTATGAAAGCAGGTGGTGTGATTGATACGTACAGAAACAGTTGATCTATATAAAACAATTCAAGAATCTTTTCCTAAAATTCTCATTAAAAACCTTACAGAACATGAAAGAATTTGTCCTGTGTGTAATGGACTTGGTATGAGAATAGAAGATAATATATATGGAATTAAAGGTGATACTTCTGAAGCTGGCAGAAAATATCATTTTCCATATAAACATCAAGCTTTATCATTTTGTCGAAGTTGTTATAACGGAGTACAGCGATTATGTCCTTATTGCGAACAGCCTTATAAAAATCAAGCATATTTACATTGTGATTGTGAAGGTCAGAAGAAGGCTGATGAAGAAAAGAGAATAAATGAATGGAATGAGAAAGTAGCAAATGCAGTAACTATTGATGAAGAAGACGTAGACACAATGCTGTACTGTGAAGAGTTTGACGAGTATTACGACACAGTTGATGATTTCTTTGATGATTATGCATGTAATCATGAAGAAGATGGTGATGAAAGACCAGTAAGATTATGGGTGACTTCTGTTGAGACGATTTCTATTGATGCAACCAATGTCATTGAAAATGCTTGTAGCGATTTACATGAAGATGCTTATGAACAGTGTGACGAGGCATCTTTACAAGAACTATTAGATAATTGGTGTAGAAAACAGACTGGAACTACTACATATTATCCTCGTTACAAGCAGTATGTTATTATTGATTGGTCAAAATATTCAGATGAAAGCGTTGTTTCGAGCGAGGTATAGAAATGGACAAAATTGCAAAAGAATTTCAGAATAATCATAAGAAAGGAACCGTGTCAAATGTGACCAACTACAGCTTCAAATATTCAGAGACAAACAAGAATGGTAGCGTAAATGAAGTGGTGTATATGAAGTCGTATTTTATGGATTTATAAAATATACGGAGAAGCAATGATATATAAGGAAGAAGTAAGAGATTTATTTTCAGTGTCAGAAGATTATTATTTAGCACATTGCATCAGCGCAGATTTCGGAATGGGTAAAGGGATTGTAGTTGAATTCAATAAAAGATTTGATATGAAACGAAAATTACAGACAAAATATCCAGATTATCTTAATCAGTATACTCATAAGAGAATTGGTGGTGACTGCATTTTAGAAGGTAGAGTCTTTAATCTTATTACAAAAGAGAGATATTTCCACAAGCCTACAATAATTACTATGAGACTCGCACTCGAAAAGATGAAACAGATTTATTTAGAGAATGATATTAAGAAAATTGCAATGCCTGTAATTGGTTGTGGTTTAGATAGATTGAACTGGGATGATGTCTCAAAACAGATTAAAAGTGTTTTTGTAGATACAGAAGTTGAAATTTGCGTATGCAAACGATAATATATCGGAATTATAATAGAGAATAATCTAATATAGATGTAATTCTGTTCATGGTAGATCGGTCAAATTAAGAGATGTGATGATAAAGTGAAGAAATATTGGGAAACAGGTGAAAAGAATGACTTTGGTAAAGAATGTTATAAATTACATTTTAGTCAATTTTATGAAGAAGATGATGAAAATGTAGTAGCTGGTTTTGTACAAGATGAGACAGACGAAAATATATTTATATATGTGTCAAAAGAACTAAATGTTGAATATGATACATTGTTTGCAGACAGTATAGAAGATGCAAAGCATCAAATCGAAGACATGCTAATAGACCATTGGAATGATGAGGTTGATTATTTAGAAAATCGAATTAAATCATTTCGAGATGGAGAATAATCTAATATAAAAATTTCTATTTTAACGATTCATCCAAATTTCCAAAAAAAAGAACAATGAAGCTAAAATTTCATATAGAACCGAAGGAGTAATATGTTTCAGAATAAAATAATGTATGATTTATTGCTACAAAGTAGCATAAATTATTATAAGTCGAATGAGGATGATATATATTTCCAATTCCATTGTTTATATAATGCATCAACAGAATTATATGACAGAACATTAACAGATATGAGAAGCCCATATGATCCAACAGAAGCGTTTATTTATGGAAGATATAAGTCACTTTCTAATGCAAATGCTAAAAGAACATATGATAAATGTATTAATGGAATTGAAAATATTACACATAAATCATTTGAATATAAACTATGGAAGAATTGCGTAAGGCAATATTTCAATTTATCTGCGCAAAATTGGATTGATATGGCTGAACATTTATATGAAAGCGGTAAAATTCAAAGTGAAATACTTAAGTATGTTAATCCGTTTCCATTTATCTAGTATGACACAAGAGGAAACAAATAAATGAAAATTTTAAGAACAAGAAAGGAGAGTACCTTATCCTAGTGAAACTAGGTTGTTATGAGATTAGTATGGTGAATCATAACGTAAAATAAAACGGAGTGGCTCTAAACCAAGCCGATTGTTCTATTACCATTCACCGATGGATTCGGTAAATGGTTGGTATGAATCCGATATACGATGAGTATATTACATTTTTGAGAAATACTTCAGGTAAGAAATTACCTGATTTGATGGAAGGTTATTTTTGGCTTGATAAACAAATTATAAAAGGATTTGATTTACAAGGTCAGGAACACAAATTTTATAGAGTAAAAGTTTCAGATGATTTGGAAACAGTAGAAGTAGTAAAACTGAAGAATTATGACAATATATCAGAAGTTGCATTATCGAGCTGGAAGCGTTTAATTGATTTACAAAAAGAACATTTGATACAACTCGAAACCGATTCTATAAATCTGATTAGGGAAAAGATGGTGAAATTTAAAGACTTCACTCCAATCATTCCGGTATCTATGGGTAAGGACTCAATGCTTACCTGTCATCTTGTCAGAAAACTATACCCAAACACGAAGGCTATATTTAACAATACTTCACTTGATTGTGCAGACACTTATATAATGGCTAAACAATTTTATAATTGCGAGATCATGAATCCCGATAGAGGATTTTATCAGTATATAGAGTCAGACCATATGATACCAACGAGAATGAGTCGTTTTTGCTGCCGTATATTCAAAGTTGGAGTAATGGTTTCACAGCTAGACCACAATCATCCGTATCTTATATGGATGGGAATGAGAAACGAAGAATCTAATACTCGTAGTGGTTATCAAGACGAATGGATAAATGAAGCTGAGTGGGGAGAAACGTGTTGGCAAGGTATTTTGCCTATAAGAAAATGGACTGAAATGGATGTATGGCTTTATACAATCTGGAAAGACATTGAAATAAATCCAAAGTATAAAAAAGGATATTCTCGCTGCGGATGCCATGTATCATGCCCATATTATGCGAAGTCAACATGGATCCTGGATAAGTATTGGTATCCATATGCTTACAATAGATGGAGAAATATCTTAAGAGATGATTTCATTAATAATAAGAAATGGATAATTATGAATTGCAGTATAAATGAATATCTTACGCAAGCTTGGAGTGGCGGTACTTTTAGAGATGAACCGACTGATCAGGTAATAGAAGAATTTGCAGAGTATAATGGACTGGATCATAAAGTGGCAGTTCAATATTTTAACAAGCAATGTTGTGGTTGTAAAAAGAGAATAAAACATAAAGAAGTTGTATCAATGAATTTGAAACTGCATGGCAGAAATATCAATAAATTTTATTGTAAAAAATGTCTTATGAAAGAATTTGGTTGGACTTCCGATGATTGGAATAAGCAGATTGATACTTTTAAGAATCAAGGCTGCGCTTTGTTTTAATGGAGAATGAATATATAGAAAGGTGGTGAAAGCAGTGCATCCAAGTGAATTTTTTGATAACTGTTCAATTCAAACTGGAATTGATACATTAGAAATCTATGATGATGATTTGAAGAATAAGTTAAAGAGTATTCATCCTAAAAATTTTCTAAAAACTAAAATTACTCTACCGGTATATAAGATTAATTTGTCTTATATGACTGAGAAAAATAATTATAAGACGGTAGATAGATATGCCATTATGGACTCCAAAGATGAAGATGAATATGTAGATTTTTGGATTGATATGTTCGTACAGGATTATAACAGAGATAATCCTAATCACAAAATGGTAGAGTGTAGCATAAACAGTATTGACTTATTAGGCGAGGCTGTGCTGCCGATTGGTTAGCTTTTTATCACCGTATGTATTTAACACCTTTGATTAGCAAAGGTTGTCACGATGATTTATAAGACGAATCATTGGTTTATATAAATCGAAAAAGTAATGTGATAGTGACGTAAAAGGACACTCACTAAGTATGGCTTTACCTCACGGAAATGAAATAATTTTCAGTGAGGAAAGTACATATTGGTACAGAAAGCTAATACAATTGAAGAGCTATTACAGGATTGTCCTGTGAATTCAGTAATAGGAGACAACTTAATAAGAGCATGGTCAAAAATAAATAGTGATAAATATAAGAAAATTGCATGTGCTATTTCCGGTGGATCTGATAGCGATGTAATGCTTGATATTGTTTGGAAATGTGATAAATATAATAAAGTCACATATGTATGGTTTGATACTGGATTAGAGTATCAAGCAACAAAAGATCACTTAAAATATCTTGAACAAAAATACAATATAAAAATTTATTCATATAGAGCAATAAAACCAATTCCCGTATCATGTAAACAATATGGTCAGCCATTCATATCAAAGCAAGTCAGCGATTATATTTCAAGATTGCAAAAACACAATTTTATGTGGGAAGATAAATCTTTTAAAGAATTATATGAGAAATATCCGAGATGTAAAAGTGCATTGGAATGGTGGTGTAATAAGAAGAAATCAGATACTTTCAATATTCGTAGAAATAAGTATTTAAAGGAATACATGGTTAAATATCCGCCACAGTTTAACATATCTTCAAAATGTTGTTTATATGCTAAGAAAAATGTAATGCATAAGCTTATAAATGAAGTAAATTATGAGCTAAATATTATTGGAGTTAGGAAAGCAGAGGGTGGAACTAGAGCTACGGCATATAAATCTTGTTTTGATGAAAACGCTTCTGGCTGTGATAACTACAGGCCTTTATTCTGGTATAAGAACAACGATAAAGATTGTTATGATGCTGCTTATGCAATCGAGCATAGTAGTTGTTACACAGAATATGGATTAAAAAGAACGGGTTGCGCTGGCTGTCCTTTCGGAAGGGATTTTGAATATGAGCTGGAAGTAATTGAAAAATATGAGCCTAAATTGTATGAGGCAGTAAATAATATTTTCGGCAATTCTTATGAATATACCAGGAAATATAAACAGTTTTGTAAGGAAATGAAAGAAAAGAGACTTTGAAATATTTTTTTCATTGTTCTCTGTCAAAATACTTTAATCTACAGAGATTGCGCAATCATTTTATCCTAGAATTTACTGTTAAATCCTTTCTTTTTTAACAATGTTTTACAAAAACCATCTAAAATAGGTACGTCTACCTATTCCTGATGAAAAAAATAATTTGCGAGAAAAGATCAGTATTGGAGAACCATTAAAATTGTTAATTGGTGGATCTCCATGCACACACTGGTCTATTGCTCAGAGAAAGAATCGTGAAACAAAAGCTGAAGGCATAGGATGGGAATTATTTCTAAATTATGTAATAGCAAAAGAAAAATGGAAGCCAGACATATTTTTATATGAAAATAATGAATCCGCAGCCGATGAGATTAAGAATCAAATTAGTGAAGAACTTGGCTATCCACTTTTACATATTAATAGTGCCTTGGTATCGGCACAACAAAGGAAAAGAATATATTGTACAAATATTCCTAATGTTCCTCAACCAAGCGATAGGCATATATTTTTAAAAGATATACTTGAATATGGAATTGTAGAGAATGAAAATGCCTATTTATTGAAACATCAATCTGGTAATGTTGTACAGACAGATAATGAACCTATTCGTATTGGTGATATTGATACGACAGCTCAAGCACATAGAGTTTATAGTCCTGACGGGAAGAGTGTAAATCTTACAAGTAATGGCGGAGGACAGGGTGCAAAAACAGGATTGTATATGACTCCAATATCAATCACGGAAGATAGCTTTAAGCATCTGACTGAAAAAGAAATGGAGTATATGGTTAGAACGGTAGCTGGTGGTAGAAATCATTTTGATTTTGGTTACATTCAAATATCTAATAAAGATAAATCACAATGTCTATTAGCAAATCTACATAAAGGCGTTCCATATAATGTCATGTGTGAAGAAATCCAAGTAATCGATTTAAGTAAATATGAACAAATTAAATGGTTTGAAAATGGTAACTTATCAGTCGATGGCAAGATGATATATCTAGTAAAAGATGGATTAATTGGTTATAAAGATGGATTATATCCTATCAAATTAAATGACGGATATTATGTCATTCGAAAACTTACTCCATTAGAATGTGAACGATTACAAACTTTACCAGATGGGTATACAGCAGCTCCTAAAAATAGCGCAACACAGCGATACAAACAAATTGGAAATGGGTGGACAGCAGAAGTTATTATTCACATTTTGGAACAAGGATTAAAAGATATACAAAAAGATTATCCAATAGAAGTTTTAAGCTTATACGATGGAATTGCAACAGGAAGATATTGTTTAGAAAAGATGGGCTTTACTAACATTAAATACAAAGCTTATGAGATTGATAAATATGCGATAAATGTGGCAACGTACAATTATCCAGATATAGAAGAATGTGGTGATGTATTTCAGGTTAGAAATGATGATTGGGTATATTAAACAGAGAATAACTAAATATAATAAATCCACATTTCGAGAGGAGATTTGAAATGAAGTTGATTAATAAATATTCGAAGCCTTTTCAAAAAGATTATTATTGTGATCTTACATATGAATTAGATAAATTAACTGGAATCGATCCAGATGGTTTTTGGCATCATTATATTCTGATTGCTGGTGATCACAGCATTTATATTCGAATACCAGGAGGAACATTAGGTGAGATTTATGTAGATAATAATAACATAATTACAAAAATAACTCTTGATACGAATTATGTTGTTAAGACATATCATGCTGATGTGTTAGATCAACTTCAAAAATATGTAGGACAGAAAATAGAATTTTAGAAGAATAAATAAGGAGAATTAATATGGGACTGAAGGAAGAAAACCTACGATTAAAACTTGCTCTTTTAGATATGGTCAGACAGTTTTATGAATATGCTCTTACACCAAAAATAGCAGAAAAATATAATGTCAAAAATTATAATGTTGACGAAGATTATTATTTTCATATGTTCCAATCTGCTGGTGAACACGCTTGGAGAATACTTGGTATTAAAAATGATATTATAAGCGGACAAGAATTATATAGAATAGAAGATATTTTGATAAATGAGTTATTGCAATGTAAAAAAGGAGAATAACGAGGTATGAGTTGTAAATATCCAAAAGATAGTAGAAGTTATAAGTTTTGTATGGGATGTTCGGATAAAAATTATTGTGTAGATTCATCTATTCCTAAAATTCAGATGGATATACTTCCATCTGCATCTCAAGCAAATCAAATGACAAAGGAAAACATTGCGAACAAAATTTTGCAAGACTTGGCTGAAATTTTAGATAAAATAAAGAAAGCTATTGCAGACGGAGAATTTTCAATTAGTGGAGAAGGAAATCTTAAACATGAGACAGTAGAAAGATTAAAAAAATTAGGATATAAAGTAGAAACTGAATGCTATAGGAATGAGTCATATTGGAGTATTAGTTGGAAGTAAAGGAGAATAATTATGTATCAGAACTGTTGTAAAAAGTGTGGAAGTATCTCTTTACATACAGAAACAAAAGGTAGTGCGACTGGATTGTACTGTAATGATTGTGGAGCATGGGTAAAATGGCTTGGAAAAGATGAAAAAAGAGCATTCGAATATGCTATGAGAAATGCTACAAAACAAGAATCGGAAGCCACAAATAACTATATTGAAAATATTTCAAAACCTACTGGTGTGCTTTTTAATGATGGATCTGATATTCTTGGAAGACTTAATAGATTTTCAGATGGGATTGATTTTGCAATAGATAGTATGTTAGAAAGCTATACTGAGAAACATGATCAGGCGATCTATAATAACGCATATGCTTATGCATTAGAAAAATGTAAAGAATGTTTATCTAATGTTATTGAAGGCAGAGAATATAACGATTTCGGAAAAAATATCTATGAAGAATAAAACAAATTTATATGATGAGTCACGATTTGAAGTTGCTGAACTGATAAATCCGAGAGATTGTGATAATCGTTTGATCCTTGCGGTATATCAGTATACATTGCGAGGCGACAAGATATTACAGGATAATATGCCAATCATGATAGAAGTCATAAGAGATTATATCAGAGAAGCGGAAATATATATGCATCTTACAGATGTACTTCCCAGACTCATATGGGATTCACAAAAACTGGTGATACGAGAAGAAATCAATCTACGGAAAAGAAATATGGAGCTGTTAAGAAATAAAATGAATACAGGTATCAGTCCGTATTATTGGCGTCTCTATAAAAAATTTGATGGGTATATTGAAGGTATCTATTACAAGGCAGACTATGTAATTTCTTTGGAAAAACCAGATGCTCCAACTTTTTGGTAACGATTCGGAAATAGTGGAAAAGTTATAACTAAATTTGTGTTTCATTGGGAGAATTATAAGATGGAATTAATTTTACAAGGATGGTTGGACACAGACGATTTTGGAAATATAGGACTTAAATACAGTAGGAATAATTATAGTTGGAATTGTAGAAGTCTTTCTTACCTGATTATATGGATTATTTCGATTACATGAGAATAGATGAAGGACTTGGAAGGAAGTTAACAACTATAGAAGATGCACATTTGAGTATTTGGTTTTCTGATGAAGAATGTACTTTAGAAGAAGCACAAATGAATTTCGAGAGTTATGTGGTAACTGGAAATTTGCTAACGCAAGGACATTATGTTGGATACTCTGAATATACCATTACAGGATTTAATGTAGATAATCTAATCATTGGTGGACATAATTTGGATTATGAACTAAAGCAACATATTGGACAGTATATACATTTTATTTTAACAGATTGATTCGAGGTTTTGTATGAATAAATATTTAATGGACGATAGAGATTTTTATCTCAATAGATTTAAGAATATCGTAAAAACTGATACTGGATACAAATTACAACCGGTTTATGCTGAAGATAATAACCATGAAATCATAAAGTTAACGAATTGTAATGATGAAAAATGTTGTGATATATGCATCCATCACATTGCTGGATTACATACTTGTGAAATCAGAAATCAAATAGAACCAAACCTAACAAAAAATGAAATTATTCCATGCAGTTGGTGTAACTCGTGTGATGCATTCACGCCTGTTTATCCTTTAAATGTCATTAATTCAGAAGAAGAGATGATTCAATTTATAGAAAAAACTGAAAACTTTTTCGGTTGCGTAGAGGAATATGAAGCATATTATGGCTTTGAAAGAAAATGGGACGAAGAAACAGGCGAAGTTCTTGAGACAGTAAGAGAATATTATAACAGAAGCGGTAAATTTGAAAATATACCAGATAAATATCCATGCGTAATCTATTTTTCATATGTGAATTTGATGAGTGTTCATTGTGATAACGATGATTTACTGTGGGTTTATATTGGAGAAGAAAAGGAGAAATAAGTTATGCCGGTACATGATGATTTAGGCTGTCGTATGAAAACATTTTACGAGCAGATCCCTAAGACAAGATTAATGAGAAGATGCCCAGTTGTTATCCGTTGTGACGGACGATCTTTTCATACATTTACAAGAAAATTCCAAAAACCATTCGATGAAGTTTTAATTAAGACGATGCAGGAAACGATGAAGTATCTTTGTGAAAATATCCAGGGATGCGTACTCGGCTATACTCAATCAGATGAGATAACATTAATTCTTGTCGATTATAAAAAGCTTACTTCTGCTGCTTTTTTCGATTATGAAGTGCAAAAAATTTGTAGTATTACTGCGAGTATGGCAACTATGGCTTTTAATAGATTCTTTGAAAAAAATGTAGAAGCTGAAAATCATGTTTTTACAGATGAATGGTTAGATGATGAAAATTTTAATCCCAATTATAAAAATAAAGAATTGAGAAGTTTATGGTTAGTGCATAAAAAAGCTGCTGACAAAGGAGCTATGTTTGATGCTCGTTGCTTCAATATTCCTAAAGAAGAAGTAACGAATTTGGTGTACTGGAGGCAACTTGATGCAACTCGAAATTCAATTCAGATGGTTGGACAGGCTAATTTCTCACATAAGGAATTACAGAATAAATCCTGTAATGATATTCAGGATATGCTGATGACTAAAAAAGGAATTAACTGGAATAATCTACCTACATATCAGAAGAGAGGAAGTTGCTGTGTAAAAAATAAGATTATTATTGATAATAATGATGGAGTAACAGTAACAGCTCAATTGAGAAATACGTCTAAACCTGAAAACGAATGGATTATTGATAAAGAAATTCCTATTTTTAAAGGTGAAGGCAGAGATTATATTGACAGATTAATTTATGTTGGAGAAGACTAAATACGGCTTTCATTTAGAAAATTATAAATTAAAAAAGAGGTAGAATGATGAAAAAAATTTTGATTGTAGTAGACATGCAAAATGACTTTATTGATGGTGTTCTTGGAAGCGAAGAGGCAAAAACCATTGTCCCTAAAGTGAAAGAGAAGATTTTAGAATATCAAAATAATGGTAATAGTATCATTTTTACAAGAGACACACATCGAGAAGATTATTTAGAAACTTCCGAAGGTAAAAGATTGCCCATTCCTCATTGTATTAAAGGAACACATGGCTGGAATATAGGTATTGAGGTAGTACCAGGAAATTATGAAATCATTGACAAGAAAACATTTGGATATTCCGATTGGAAAGATGAATTGGTGGATTATGTGTATGGCAATTATCCAAATGTTGAAATAGAACTTTGTGGATTGGATTCAGATATTTGCGTAGTTACGAATGCACTTATTATTAAGACATTATATCCTGAAGCAGAGGTTACTGTAGATGCTAGTTGTTGTGCAGGATCTACGCCAGAAAGGCATAAGGCAGCTATGGAAGTAATGAAGAGTTGCCAGATTAATGTGATTGGAGAATAATGATATGAAGCAGATTATTAACAGCTTATTAGAAAATGACATGTATAAATTTTCAATGGGTCAGGCAATCTATCATCAGTTCAGTGATTATAAGACCACTTGGAGTTTTAAGTGTCGAAATAAAGGTGTGTTTTTTACACCTGTAATGGTAGAGGAGATCAGAAGACAGATTAAGATGTACTGTGGTCTTAGATTCACAGAAGATGAACTCACATACATTGATAATATCAAGTGGATGAAAGGATCATATGTAGATTTTCTGAGATTGTGGCAGCCTAGATATGAGGATTTTGAGATTACAACAAATTCTCCTTGCGGTTTATCTATTGAGACAAAAGGCACATGGTTGAATACTTCAATGTATGAGATTCCTACACTAGCGATTGTAAATGAAGTTTATTTTAGAATGGCATATAACTACGATGAATTGCTTAACAGCTTCAAAGAAAGACTCGACCAGAAGTATGAAAATCTTAAGAGTGGAAAGTGGTATGCAGGTACATTTTCTGAATTTGGACTGAGACGTAGACTATCTGCTGAAGCGCAGGAATTAGCAGTACAGAAATTTTCTCATCTAAATGATACAGCTCATTGCTCTTCAAGATTCATAGGCACATCTAATGTATATCTTGCTAAGAAATATAATCTTACTCCTGTTGGAACCATGGCTCATGAATGGATTATGTGTACTGGACAAGGTAATCACAAACACAATCCTTCTTATTCTAATTGGTATGCACTGGATGCCTGGGTAAGAGAGTATGGAGTATTAAATGGTATTGCTTTAACAGATACAATTACAACTGATTGCTTCCTGAAAGATTTCCAATTAACATATGCAACTTTATTTTCCGGTGTGCGGCATGATAGTGGTAATCCGTTTGAATGGGGAGAAAAGATGATCTCTCATTATGAATCTTTGGGAATCAATCCTAAAACAAAGACATTGTTATTCAGCGATAGTTTGGACTTTGAAATAGCCGATCTGTTGTTTAGACATTTTAGCGGTAGAGTAAATGTAGCATTTGGAATTGGTACATATCTGAGCAATGATACTGACGTACCGGCTTTGAATATCGTCATGAAGACCACTAAATGTAATGGAATGGATGTAGCGAAAATCTCAGATGTTGTCGGTAAAGGTATGTGTAAAAATCCTGACTATGTTGATTATTTAAACAGATGTATTAAATGGAGAATGGAACATGAATAAAATTTTACTTATTCCTGGTAGTTTCAATCCTATTACAAATGCTCATGTAGATATGGCGTTAGCTGCTAAAAAGGCAGTTAATGCCGATTCCATCTATTTTATACCGGCTCATGATACATATGTAGCTAAAAAGAAAACATTAATTCCTGGATATTGTAGAGTTGAATTAATCAATTCCATGGATAATTGTGATGAAAATAATATTCATGCATTAGACATTGAGACAACAAGTTTCTTTCCGCAGAGAACGTATAATACAATTTCTCAGTTAAGAGAAGAAGCGGAAAAGAATTATGAATTCAATGAATATTATATCTGCCTTGGAATGGATAACATCAAAACTCTAACCAGTTGGTATAACTGGGAGCCATTTGTAAATGAATATAATTTTGTTGCATGTGTAAGAGAAGGACAAAATTTGGATGAAGCATTGAAAGATGCTAATTTGACTGATTACAGAGATCACTTTACAGAGATTAAAATTCCTGAGAATCACACGTCATCCAGTTTAGTAAGAGATTTGTGTGAAAAAGGAGAATTTAATAGAGTAAAGGAATTAGTTCCTGAAAATGTATATGAATATTTAGTTCGATTTTATGATGTGATGAATCGAATGTAATGAGGTAGATAACATATGTTTGATGCAAAGAAAGTTAAGAATGAAATTGTTGATTGGCTAAGAGAGTGGGAAGAGTGTAATGGGAAAGGATGTAATTTTATTGTAGGCATCTCAGGAGGAAAGGATTCATCTGTTGTCGCAGCATTACTTGTAGAAGCGTTTGGGAAAGACAGAGTAATTGGTGTAAAAATGCCATGTGGAGAACAATCAGATATTGAGTATTCTGATATGCTTATTAATCACTTAGGTATCAAGAGTTACACAATGAATATTTATGATGCCGTAAGTGGAATCATTCAGCAGTTCTCTCCTGAAATTTCTGTGAGTTCTCAGACTATTACAAATCTTCCAGCTCGTGTTCGTATGGCTACTCTATATGCAATTTCGCAGTCTCTAAATGGTCGCGTTGCTAATACATGTAATCTTTCTGAAAATTGGGTTGGATATTGTAGTAAGTTTGGAGATTCAGCAGGAGATTTTAGCCCACTCGAAAATCTCACAGCAACTGAAGTTAAAGCTATTGGACGTGAATTAGGTCTTCCATCTGTATTAGTAGATAAAATACCTACAGATGGGTTATGTGGAAAGACGGATGAAGACAATCTTGGTTTTACTTATGACGTACTTGATAGATATATCAGAACTGGTGAAATTGATGACTTAAATATCAAGGCCAAAATTGATTCAATGCATGAAAAAAATTTGTTTAAATTGAGACCAATGGACGCTTTTGAGTATCAAAAGTACGTTTTTTAGCAGATGAAACTGCGCTTTCGTAAGGAGAGAAAATTATGTTAATGGATGTTTGGCAAAGAGAAAATTATGAGAGAAATATGATGAAAACAAAAAATGCCCATACTGTAATCAATCATATTATACGATAGATTACTCAGATACAACTGCCGTATATTGTCCGCCAATTTATAAAAATGGTGTAACTATAAATCCAGATAAAAACACAACAACAAATCATTGTACTTGCATAAATTGTGGGAACAAGTTTTCTTATAAATCTTAAAGCAATTCGCTTATTGACTCAATAGAAAATAACTTAATATAGGAGGTATAAATGCATGTAAGAATTATTTCTTTTAGTAATAACTACGATGGTTACAAACTAAAAGGATATGCCGAAATTTACAATATTAGTGAGCTAATCAAAGCATTTCATTACATGAAAGAAAATGAAATCTCACTAGAAATAAATACAGAAGATATTGCTGACACAGATGGAGAAGAATATTTTATCCGTGATATAAGTATTGTATTTCCTAAATGTGGTGGAGAGATTAATCCATATATTGCCGTGTATGTAGAAGAAATGTGAGGTGACAATTTTATGGAATGGAATGTATATTATCATGATTCTAATGTACGAAAAATTATTCAATGGAATATTTTTAAGCACGGAAGTTTTAGAAAAGAAGTTTATGAATTATTAAAATCTGATTTGAACAAAGAGGATTTTATTGAGCAGCTTAGAAAAAGTTTGATGTATTATTTTTGGTCAAAATCAGAATATCAAGTTCTTATCTTACCTTGGGTTGGAGAAGCAGATGATATTAAGATCGATATTTATGATCAGGTAATGATGAATTGGAATAAGTTTTCTGAGTATGTATGGGTTAATAAGTGAGGTGGGTTTACATGGAAAGTAGTTTAAATAAATACACAAAAACTTGGGTTAGTTCAAATATTTATGAATTTATAGACCCAGATACACTGGTTCACTATTTAGTTTATCAAATGAGAGGAATAACACCAAGATTAAATGCGGACGGAACAATTATGATCGGTATAAATGAAGATTAAATTGGACGTTCATAGGATTAAAAAATAGGAGGATTAATTTTTGAAAACAGATTTTAACTGGTTTGGGGATGATTGGAAGAGAGTAAAGAATCATTGTAGAACCACGGATAATAAAAATTTTACAGAGAACGAACCAACGGATACTTTTAAAAAGAAATTGCTTATATCAGAACATTCACCAATTAGATTACTTGAGTTTGATTGGTCTTGGAAAAGTATTTATTACTGGCTGAGTACAGAGTGGTCGAGACATAAATTTGAAAAATTTATTAGTTCACAAAGAGATGATAGATTAGTTGATGATACTCCACGAGGTAAGAAACCACAAGATGCATTGGTTAATTTTGATGGTTATGCTAATATGCAAAACCTTATTGATAGTTGGAGAAAAAGATTGTGTGGCAATGCTACACCAGAAGCAGTTGAATTGGCAGAAGATTTCAAAATTGAATTACATAAGACACACCCTTATGAATCAGATGTGTTAGTTCCTAATTGTATTTATCGTGCAGGTTGCCCCGAATTTAGTTGTTGTGGAACGATTGCTAATTTTATTAAGTGGGCAAATGATAATAATAAGGAAATAAATTGGCTTAATATTCAAAATAGATATGATTTATACAATGAATGGTTTTATGAGGTACACAAGTAATTGTTCATTTCAACAGGAGGTAAAAATATGATAGAAGATGCTATTGTTTTAACTGGCTACGATCTTGAACAATATAAGAGAATGATTTATAAACCGGAAGTTGAATATAATAAAGAATGGATTATTAATGAGAGAACAAGATTATTAAAAGAAAATGAAAAATTGCAATCTGAACTTAGATGCTTAAATAGAAGGAATATACCATTGCAGAAGAAAATTGCAAACGGTAAGAAATGGTGTCCTATGTGCAACTATGCAATAGATAGAAATGTGCCAGCACAACATTATTGTGATAGGTGTGGACAGGCACTTAAGGTATTTTAAAAGAGGTGATTAATATCAGAGATCCAAATAGATTATATGATTTTTATAACGAGGTAACTCGATTACATATGACGTATATGCCTGACTGGAGAGTGGGTCAGTTTTGGATGAATTTTTTAGTATGGATTCAAAGCGAAAAGAAACGGGATCCGTTCTTCCCAGAAGAAGATGAAATGCTTACATATTTAAAAGAGTTTTGCGGAGAGGAGGTAATAACAACGTGAAAAAGATTGAACGAATGAAAGAGCTTGTTAATACACTTAATAATGCATCTAATGCGTACTATAATCAGTCTCCAATTATGTCAGATTACGAATGGGATAAACTGTACGATGAGTTAACGACACTTGAGTATACTACGGAAATTGTTTTAGCAGATAGCCCCACGCATAACGTTGGTTATTCAGTTGCAGATGAATTAAAGGAAGTGACACATAACCATCCGATGCTATCTCTCGATAAAACAAAATCTGTTGATGAGTTAACCAATTTTATTGGAGATAATGATTGTTTTATATCTGTTAAATGTGACGGATTAACAACTTCGCTAAGATATTTAGACGGAAAGCTTGTTTCAGCAGAAACCCGTGGCGATGGCGAAAAAGGACAAGATATTCTCCAGAATGTTTTAACTATGAATAATATTCCAAAAGAAATTCCATATAAAGATGAATTGATTATAGACGGAGAAACAATTATCGGATGGGATACTTTTAGAAAGATTAATGATGATTTACCTATTGATAAGAAATATAGCCATCCAAGAAATCTAGTGTCTGGTTCATTACAATTATTAGATAGTAAAGAAGCTGCAAGCAGAAATATGAGATTTGTTGGATGGAGAGTAATTAAAGGATTTGATCATAAAAATCCAAGCTACGATTTGTTTTTAGCTGAAGAAAATGGATTTGAAATTGTGCCATTTGTGAAATTTTCTAAAGGCCATACAAAAGATGACTTAATCAGTTTCCTTGATGATGTAAGAGCATTAGCAGAAGAAGCTGATATCCCTTATGATGGAGCGGTTGTAGCAGTAGATAATTATAAAGTAGCTGATTCTATGGGACGAACAGATAAATTCTTCAGACATTCAATGGCATATAAATACGAAGACGAATTGTTTGAAACCAAGCTTACTAATATTGAATGGAATACTTCTAAAACAGGTTTAATTAATCCAGTAGCAGTATTCGAACCTGTTGATTTGAATGGAGCTATTACTACAAGAGCAACACTTCATAATATTACGTATATTAAAGATATGATGCTTGGTATCGGTGATAGAATTAGAGTGTATCGTTCTAATATGGTTATTCCTAAAGTACATGACAGCATTGATAAGAGTGGCAATTTTATTATTCCAGAAACATGTCCTATATGTGGTTCACCAACAAAAATTGTAAAGGATAATGATTCAGAAGTTCTTATTTGTACCAATGATGATTGTAAAGGTAAGTTACTTGGGAAACTCAGTCATGCAGTAAGCAAAAATGCCCTCAATGTCGATGGACTGTCAGAAGCAACAATTCAGAAATTTATTGATCTTGGATGGCTAACATCTATTAGAGATATTTATTATCTATCTGCCAATGAAAAAGAAATGAGTATGCTAGAAGGATTTGGTAAACGATCTGTTACAAAGCTTCTTGATTCTATTGAAAAATCTCGTAACACTTCACTTCAGAGATTTATATATTCTCTGTCAATTCCATTGGTCGGAAAATTAGCAAGCAAAGATATTTCAAATGAATTCGATGGAGATTTTGATGCGTTCATGCGCACTTTATCTGTATATGGTGCAGAATATTTTAAGAATATTCCTGGTATTGGTGATAGTATTGTGTATTCTATGAATGATTTCTTCAGAAACCACTGCAAGGGTATATATAATTTATCAAAAGAATTCACTTTTGAAAAACCTATTTCCTTGGCAACCACGGATGATATTAAATCATTGGCAGGTAAAACTTTCGTTATTACCGGAGGCCTTGAACATTTCGAAAATAGAGATGCGGCTAAAACAGAGATTGAATTACATGGTGGCAAAGTATCTGGAAGTGTTAGTGCAAAAACATCATATCTTGTAAATAATGATATAGAATCCACATCTGGCAAAAATAAAAAAGCCAAAGAATTAGGTATTCCAATCATTTCTGAAAATCAGCTAATCGCAATGATGCGATAATCAAAAATTTATTCCCATAAAAAGAGAATAAGTATTTGTAGCGGTAAGCTACTTCGTGGACGCACGAATAATTATGATACCGGTATCCTCATTAAAAGGAGGATAAAAAATGTTTTATAATTTTGCAACTTGGTTCACCTGTCTGTCGCTTATTACAGCGAATATCCCTGTGATACCGCAGCCTAAGATAGCGCAGATGGATGAATCACACATTATGACCTTATCTGAAATCGAGGAAGAATTGGTTTTAGTTGGTTCAGAAGAAACTGAATCAAATGAATTTGAACAAGCTATAGTTGATATGCAGAACGATATGGATCGAATTGAAGATATCACAAGTAGCAATATGGATTGGTATATTGCTTATAAAAAAATAATTGATAAGTATTCATACATAATTAAGCCACCTGAAACCATATATGACAGTTTTACAGATGATGAAATTTATTTAATTCAGAGAGTCGTTGAGACAGAATGTTTTGATGGCGATTTCGATTCCAAATGTCATGTGGCGAATGTCATTCTCAATCGCATAGAAGATCCTGATCAGAGATTCGGATCTACTGTAGAAAAGGTTGTTACGTCTGAAAATCAATTTGCATATGGAAGAAAAATTATTTCTGATAGTACAAAACTTGCAGTGGAGTATGCATTTGAAATCGTAGATACCACAAATGGTTGTATTGGATTTCACAGCAACAAAAAAACCAAGACGTTTAACAAATGGAACTATGCATTCACTGATCAGATTGGTCATCATTTTTATAGAGAAGAGGAGAAAAATTAAATTGAACGATAAGACAATTAAAGTAAGATTACATAATGCTGATACCGTAAAAAGATTTATTCAGGTCGTAAGAGGATTTATGTCTGATGTAGACATTATGACTGACCACGCAGTCCTTGATGCAAAGAGTATCATGGGAGTTTATGCCCTTGATTTGTCTGAAGATACATATGTAAAGCTTGTTTCTGATAATGTTGAGGAATTGAAACGATTTGATGCGGCTATGGAGGAATTCATGTAATGAGCACAATTGTACTTATTGGAGCTTCTGGATCTGGGAAGTCTACCATTGAAAATGAATTAAATAACCATGGCTTCAGAAAAATTGTATCTTATACAACTCGTGAGCCAAGAGATGGTGAGAAGAATGGTAAGGATTACTGGTTTGTTACAAAAGATACTTTCAAAGATATGCTTGCAGAGGGATTATTTGCTGAGTATGAAGAATATTCTCAGGGAAGATTTTATGGAACATTAAAGTCTGATTATGTAGAAGGTAATAATGTTGCTGTTCTAACACCAAATGGTATTCGCCAGCTTAAGCGTAATTTACCTAATGCAGATATTTACAGTGTACTTGTAGAAGCGAATTTGGGAACCAGAATGTTGAGATATATCAATCGAGTTGGATTAGACAAATTCAATTTCGACGATAAGAGTGAGTTGTGTTCAAGAACAGATCGAGATTTCGGCATGTTTTTAGGCATGGACAAAGAAGTAAATCTAGTAGTTGACAATAACTACAACAGAAATATTAAAGATGTTGTGAGTGATATTTTAAATGCATAAAGAAGGATACCAGGAAATCAAAGACTTTATATTCTGTGCTTATAGAAAATGTGAACATACGGAGTGCTTGCGACATAACTGCAACACTCCATACAACACAATAATACATAGAAGCGATAAATTCAAACCGGATAAAGACGGTAATTGTAAGGATATGGTGATTTAATATGGAAATTTATTTAGCAGGAGCAATGGCGTGTTATGGAAGTGAAAGTGATGAAGCGAAAAAGTGGCGTGAAAAAGCTAAAGAATATTTTTTTAGATGGGGTGAGTCTTGTAGGATTATCAGTCCTGTGGACTATTATAGCATTGGCAGCGACGATTCTAAAAATCCTAGTGAAGTTATGCGATTTGATCTCAGAAAGGTTAGAGAAGCAGATTTAGTCCTTGTTAATCTGAAGGATTTGGATAAATCTCTTGGTACTTCGGATGAGATTTTCTATGCTTATATGAGAGGAATTCCTGTAATCGGATTCTTAGAAACAGAGGATGAATTGAGTGAGACAGAAGTACAAAAAACGGTTCATCCATGGAAATATGAACAGATTGATAGAATTGAAACTGGTGAAGATGCTATGGAAAAAGCAATAACCTATATTATTGGATATTATGAAGAACAGAGGTGATGAACACGAATTGTATTGGTAATGCCGGTCTGCTGATCAGAGAGTTGAAAAAGATTGTAGATCGAGATGGAGATAATTTTATCACAGTGAAAATTCAAGGTGATAACAGAGAATATATTATTGAAAGCATTGGACATGAAAAGAATTACAATGATTCTCCAATGAGAACACATTTATGTTTATTGTGTAAAGAGTGAGGTGACGATACATATGGATTACGACAAGATTATTGAACTTGATGATGTTACTTTGCAGGATTGCGAAGAGTTATATGATCTCAAAGGTATTGAAATTATTATTAATGATGGCAGAATTATTAATTTTGTGAAGGAGTAAACAGATGAAAATTATTGAGGATAATGATGAATATATTGCGCTTTCGGAAGTGAAATATGGTAATGTGTTTAAAGTTGGCGAAAAATTTTATGTGAAAGTTAATATATCAGCATTTACTGATAGTCAACAATATGGTTCATTTGCTTTGTCATTAGATAATTTTTCAATCGTTCGTTTTAGCAAAGATGATAAGACAAAAGCAATAATTTATGAACCTCAAGAAATGCATTTAATTAGGAAAGGTTGATTTCAAGAGAAGTTGGAAGGAGATAGATAATTTGAAGGTAATTAAGAAAGATGGCACATTAGAAGAATACAATGAGCAGAAAATTATTGATGCTTGCAACAAAGCTGCTAGACGTGCTATGTATGAACTTACTGATTCTGACTATGCCACGATTGTGAATGAAGTATGGGAAAGAATCTGCGAAAATTACGATGATGATACTGACATTCAAATTTATGACATGCACAATATTGTAGAATCGGTATTAGAAGATGAATTTCCGATTGTTGCTAAAATGTATAAGGAATATAGAAACTATAAAAAAGACTTTGTGCATATGATGGACAAGGTGTATGAACGTAGTCAGGCAATCAGATATATCGGAGATAAAAGCAATGCAAATACAGATTCTGCTCTTGTAGCAACAAAAAGAAGTCTTATTTATAACGAATTGAGTAGTGAATTATATAAGAAATTCTTTTTAACACACGATGAAAAACAAGCTGCAAAGGATGGATATATTTACATTCATGATAGAAGTGCAAGACTTGATACAATCAATTGCGACTTATTTAGAGTTGGGAAAGTCATGAAGGATGGATTCGAAATGGGCAACCTTTGGTATAATGAACCTAAATCCTTAGATGTAGCTTTTGATGTAATGGGAGATATTATACTTTCCACAGCGGCACAACAATATGGCGGATTTACAGTTCCAGAAGTAGATAAAATTCTTGAACCATATGCAGAAAAGTCATATAAAAAATATTATAATGAGTTTTATAATATTTCAAATGGAATATTTGATGATGTTGCTATGGGTGGTTCTCATGAATGGGATGAATCTGAGTTGTCGAAACACGCCGATGAATACGCTACAAACAAAGTACAACGAGATTTTGAACAGGGTTGGCAAGGAATAGAAATGAAATTAAACTCGGTTGGGTCAAGCCGAGGAGACTATCCTTTTGTCACGATGACAATTGGATTATCTACATCAAAATTTGGAAAAATGGCTGCAATTACACTTCTTAAAGTACATTCAAACGGACAAGGAAAAGATGGTTTTAAGCGTCCAGTATTATTCCCTAAAATTGTATTTTTGTATGATAAAAATTTACATGGAGACGGATCTGATATATATCCTAGTGCAGACGTTTTCAATGCAGGTATTGAATGCAGCAGTAAGACTATGTATCCTGATTGGTTATCGTTAACTGGTGAGGGATACGTTGCGGAAATGTATAAGAAATATGGAAGAGTTGTTAGTCCGATGGGCTGCCGAGCTTTCTTATCCCCATGGTATGAGAGAGGTGGTATGCATCCTGCGGATGAAAATGACAAGCCAATATTTGAAGGACGTTTCAATTTAGGTGTTATTTCGCTTCATTTACCTATGATTTTAGCAAAAGCACGTAGAGAATCTAAAGATTTCTATGAGGTTCTTAACTACTATCTTGAATTAATCCGTGGATTGCATAAGAGAACATATGGTTATATCGGAGAGCTTAGAGCAAGTGTAAATCCAGTTGCATTTTGTGAGGGTGGTTTATATGGTGGCAATTTAAAACCAGAAGACAAGATTAAACCTATTCTTCCTCCGATGACGATGAGTTATGGTATTACTGCATTAAATGAATTACAAAGGCTTTATAATGGTAAATCAATTCGTGAAGATGGGCAATTTGCATTAGAAGTAATGCAGTATATCAATAACTATACGAATAGAATTAAAGAAGAAGATCATATTTTGTATGCAATTTATGGCACACCGGCAGAATCCCTTTGTGGTCTTCAGGTAGAACAGTTCCGTAAAATTTATGGAATTATTGAGAATGTATCTGACAAGCCATATGTAAGTAATTCTTTTCACTGTCATGTATCAGAACAAATGTCTCCAATTGAAAAGCAGGATAAAGAAGGTAGATACTGGGATTTGTTTAATGGTGGGAAAATCCAGTATTGTAGATATAATCTCGGATATAACAAGGAAGCAATCAAAACATTGATTCTTAGAGCAATGGATAAGGGATTCTATGAAGGAGTAAACCTTGCAATGTGTTATTGTGAAGATTGTGGATATCAACAAGTAGAAATGGATATTTGTCCGAAGTGTGGAAGTAAAATGATTACAAAGATCGACAGGATAGAAAGTCCGTTTGTCCTGTATAAATAGGTTAAATTGCGGAGAACTCCTAAAGCCTCAAGAAGCTACAACGTAGTTGGAAACGACAAGCGTGAATGCGGAATAGCGAAAGCACATACCATAAAAATTCTTGGGATTGGATGATCGAGTATGGAAGTTACTCAGACGCAGCGAAACTCCTTAACAGATAATGCTGATGGGGGACGTTCAGAGACTATAATCCTACATTGATTGTATAGTCCAAACCGTTTTGCTCACTTAAAAATATTGCGAAAGCAACGGTATTATAGATATTGGAACGGCTATCTAGGCTTCACACGAGTACATGGTGAAACTCGATATAATGAAGCAAAAAATGCAGAAATTGCAGATAGAGTGAGCATGTGATAATAAATTTTAGAAATATAATAGGTGAATGTTTTGTTACCAATGAAGGTTACAATATTCAAATAATTGATTATGTTGACACAAAAAAATGTATTAATAAAATTTGTAGATAGACCAGAAATACAAATCTGGTCTACTCTACAAAATATAAAAAATGGGCAAGTAAAAAATCCGTTACATAAATCTGTTTATAATATAGGATATTACGGTATTGGTAATTACACTGCAAGAAAAAATGGAATTAAAACAGAAGAATATGTAAAATGGTTCAGCATGTTTGTGAGATGTTACGATGATAAATATCAACTTAGACAACCGACATATATTGGATGTAGCGTTTCTGAAGATTTTTGTAACTTTCAAAATTTTGCAGAATGGTATTCACATTATAAATATGAATGCAAATACCCATTAGAAATTGACAAAGATTTGTTATATGAAGGAAATAAAATATATTCACCCAAAACATGTTGTTTATTGCCAAAAGAAATAAACTCAACATTAAATAGTAAAAGACATGATTTAGATACAATGAAATATCTGTATGAAAAATATAAAATGGATGTTCCGTATTACATTCGTACAGAATTGTATAATCTTACAAAGGAGTGTGATTCATATCAACTATCATAATATTACACATGATGATATGAACAACGGTGATGGCTTGAGGGTTGTATTATGGCTCTCAGGGTGTTCTCATCATTGTTTTAATTGTCAAAATCCTCAAACTTGGGATCCAGATAGTGGCATTCTATTTGATGAATCAGCAAAGCAAGAAATTTTCAATGAATTATCAAAAGATTATATTTCTGGAATAACATTGTCCGGCGGCGACCCCCTTCATGAAAACAATCTATCCGATGTCTTATCTCTAGTCAAAGAAATTCGTCATTCATTTCCCCAAAAAACTATATGGCTTTATACAGGGTTCCGTATAAGAGTAGTAAACATGTCAAATTATCCATCATGGGATAATTATTTTGAAACAGAGGACGTTGACATGAAAGGCGTTTATCATTCTATGAGATCAGAGATTTTAAATAGTACAGATGTGATCGTAGACGGAGAATATATAGATGAGCAACGAGATGTTACTCTTAGATGGAGGGGGAGCACAAACCAGCGTGTCATCGACACGAAGAAATCTCTTGAACAAGGAAAGGTGGTTCTCTATTGTGACTAATGCACACAATCTTAAAAAGAAAGATATTCTCTATTACGCACGAATTATCCCACAAACATCAATCTATGAAGTATGCGAATTATCGATCAGAACAATAGAAGATACATATTTTGTTGGCACGGATAAACGTGATAAACATGCTTATTTATTCTCATACAATGCAATCGATAAAACTGTTTTCCACAATCGTAAAGATGCACTGAAAATTGTGAAAGAAGCGGAGAATAATAAACCGAAAGATCTTTCAACAGAAACAGATTATGAAGAATACTGAAAGGAAGAACAGGAGGATATGAATGTTACATTACGCAACAACAATAGCAGTATTAGCTTTTATAGCCTTTATTGCAATTATTATTTATGCGATGTGGTGCTTGGTCTTTCATAGGTCAGATAATATTTTAGAAAATTTTGACCATAGTGAATTGTCACGGGAAGCATCAAGTGAATTAGAAAAAGTCATTAGACATTACGAAGGAGAAGACAAGATGGTAAAAGCTAGTACTGAAAATAATTTAGAAAGAATTGCAAAGTTTGAAAAGATAAGTTTCGAACAGTTCAAAGATGATCTGATTTCTACATCGGAAGATTTTAAACAGCTGGATATCGAAGGGATGTATAATGATATCAAATTACCTACAAGATCTACAAGTCATAGTGCCGGTTATGATATTTCTATCCCTTATGGTATTGAGCTAGATCCTGGCGAAACAATTAAGATTCCAACTGGCATCAGATGTTACATGGACAATAACTATGTCATGTTAGTATATGTCCGTAGTAGTGTTGGCATTAAAAAGAGATGTGTTCTGCTAAATGGTACTGGTGTAATTGATAGTGATTATTACAACGCTGATAACGAAGGACATATGTTTATTGCATTAAAAAACGATGGAGATAAGTCAGTAACGTTTGAAGCAGGAGACAGAATTTGTCAGGCAGTATTTGTGCCATTTGGAATCACTGTAGATGACGAAACTGATGGAGTAAGAACTGGTGGAATCGGAAGCACGAACAAATAAGATATTAAAACAAACAGATTTATATGATATTTTGCCGTTCGGCAAAACAAAGATAAATCAGCTTATAAAATCAAATCAGCTTCCATTAGTTAAAATAGGTAATGATTACATTACAACTTTTAATATTTTGGAATCTTGGATTAAGGAACATATAGGAGAAGAAATATATTACTAATTGAAACAGTGTAAAGGATTTGATATAATATAATTAATTCAAATTACCTTTACATTGTTTTTTTAATGGAGGTGAGCTTATAATAAACAATGTATCGGCAATGGTTAATGCTATGACAATAAAAGAACGTGGCGATGGCAGATTTGAGGGTAGGCTTACAGTTAATGGCATTCGTAAAAGCTTTTATGGCAATAATAAATCTATTGTAAAGAATAAAGCAAAAGATTATTTAATGAGAATAGAAAATGGTTTCAGAGAGCCAAAAAAAATTCTGTTTGATGATTATGCGAATTATTGGCTAAAAGAATTCAAATGGAATAAAATTGAACCAACTTCTTACACAAGATTATATAGGACATATGAGTGCCGAATTAAAAACTATCTTGGAAATAAAAAAATTGGTGAGATTACGACAAAAGATATACAATCTCTGATCGATATGTATGCCAATCCGCCTAGTGAAAAAATCAAAGCATTATCTTTATCTGGACTAAAACGAGTTTTTGATTTTATTAGACCATGCCTAAATAATGCAGTCAGAGAAGAACTTATATATAAAAATCCATGCGATGGTGTACTGATTCCAAAAGAAAGCTGTATAGAAGTAGATACAAAAGTACAATTCTCCTTATCTGATTCTGAAATATCGGAATTTAGAGAAGAAGCATTAAAACGGTATAAAACAACAGGGGAATATTGCAGTAGAGATGCTTTTATATTACTTCTTATGATAAATACAGGTCTTCGTGTTGGAGAAGCGTTGGCATTACAATGGAAAGACATTGATTTTTCAACCAATCTTTTATATGTGAATAAAACAATACAAAGCAATATAGCAAATTTTAATGGCGAACATGGCAAAAATACTACCTATAACAGATTGAAAGAATCCACAAAAACAGAAGCAGGAGTCAGGGTTATAAAATTAAATGAAAATGCACTGTGGTATATAAATGAACTTAAGGAATATGATAAGAGAAAACGGATTGTTTCCAATAATATATGCTGCACCAAAGAGGGTACGTTGGTCACATCAAGAAACTTACAAAGAAGTCTTGACCGTATTGTTAAAAGAACCGGCATAGAGAAGAGAGTTACCCTCCATACCCTCAGACATACTTTTGGTTCAACACTTCTGAGAAGAGGTGTAAATATAGCTGTTGTAAGTAAAATAATGGGTCATGCCAATATCACCATTACAATGAAAAAATATATTCACGTATTACAAGAAGAAGAGGTAAAGGCAATGAATATGGTTAAAGTGTGCTAAATTGGGGTCAAATTGGGGTCAATAATATTTTTAATATGGCGCAAATCCAGTATTCATCAGTGTTACAAGGATTTGAGACAATTGTCGACTCCCGTCTACTCCATAGAAAAGTGCCGTTTTTGCGGCACTTTTTATTTTTCGTGTGTGCATTATTGAGGACTGATTCGCTGCAAAAGAGCATCCTGCAATACTTGTGAAAA